GAGGGGCGAGCGTGGGGGGGTAATAGATAACTCTCGCAAGTCTGTACCCCCCGTGGTACAGTTCGGGTATGAACCGAACCGAACTTCTCAACTTAGTCCGAACCACAAGCCTCAACCTGATGAACGCCTGCGAGGGCGACGGAACCATTTACGCCTGCTACGGAGATGATGAAATCATCGCTGAGTTCCCAGGGCTTATGACCAAGGCGCAAGTCATCGCCAAGGTTCGCAAGATGGACAGCGCAACCGCCGACCACCTGAACGAGGTGCTTATGTTTTCGGGTGAGTACGAAATGGTGAACGGCGTCGCCGTTTCCAAATACGAACTAGAACGCCAAGCCGAACTTGCCCATAAAGCGGAAGCCGACACCGACGCAGACGGCGAAGCCTACGGAGAGTTCGTGATGAATTGGGTTATGGGCGGTGGACTCGCAAGCGACGCACCACAAGCGTGGCGACAGAAAGTTCTCGGAGAAGAACCCGTGCCTTACTATATGGACATGACCCCCGAAGAGCGCGAACGAGATAATATCCGCTTTGAGATGGAACAGGAAGGGTGGTGACCCCAACGGGAGTAGATAACTCGGCGCACACTTGCCCGACCTAGCCCCCTCTCACCTCTAGAGCGAGGACAAGCAAGCGAGCGCATTTCTCGCTTGTGCGTCAGCCCAACGAGCGAAGCGAGGCGGGAGAGTCAAGAATTATTGCGGGGCTCCTGGCCGCTAGGGGCGGGCGTGGGGGGTGATAGATAAGTTTAGAAGTCTGTACCCGTGGTGGTACGCTAAAGGTATCCAAGTGAAAGGGGATACGAAATGTCAGATACATTCAGCATCTATCGGGTAGCGGTATTGACAGACGGGCGAACGGTAAAGACCGTAGACGGAACGGGCTTTCGTAGTGAGAAATCCGCTATGAAACATCTCGGGCTAGCGTTCTACTTTCCTGAAACGAGAGAAAATGAGCGCTCAGTCGATATCATCGTCGCCCGAACGATGCACTAACAACGCCGAAAAGTTATCTACTCTCACTCACGGGCGGTGGTGAGAGTAGATAACAGGTGGCGACTCCTAGCGGTCTACTTCTACTGAGCAAGGCGCACAAGCACCGAGCCGACAACTTATCTACTCTCATAGATGAGCGCCGACACGGTGCGTGCGTCGTGTACCGAACTAGTACGCCTGTGGTGCTTCTACCGTGAACGGTATTTTGCACTTAGGACACAAGGGGGACTCTGACCCTGCTTCGCCGAATATCGGTGACTCATCATCGGCGAGCGAGTACCCGTGAACAAGGGAGACCGCTTCGCCGTAGTTCACACTCACTGAGTGCTCTTCATCGTTCGGGCAGTGGAGATAATAATCGGCGTTGTCATACGGGAACGCTTCCGCCATATCAACCGTGACACGGAACGCCCTAGGCGTGGTATATCCGCCTCGGACATCTGCGCCCCCGTGTATTTGGAGTAGGACAAAAACTTCGTCACCGTCTGAGAATGTCACGCCCTGTAATGTCTGCGATAGTGAGTCATTCCCGTTATAGGTATTCCACGAATGAGCACTGCTGTCTTTTTCGGTTGCGAAACTTTCGGCTAATCCGAGGTGACTATCATCGGGGTTTGCTTCGCAGAAACTACGGAACTCTTCGTCTAAGAGTGGCGCATACTCAAGACGGTTGGTGAGGTAGTGATAGACAGAGAGCGTTACGCCCCAACTGTCTGCCCACGCTTCGGGTTCGCTGTTCCACTCTGAGAGCGTGCGCCCGTTATTCTTTTGCCAATGCCTCCCGTAGGCATCGCCACTATCTAGGATATGACGACCCGTGTTCTCCGTGAGCATTTCCGCAATAACTTGCTGGCTTGTGATTGTACGCATTTTGGATTTTCCCTTTCCGTGTAGATGTCAATACTGTACCACTAGGCGGACAGATTTAGTTATCTACTCTAAGTGGAGACAACTTATCTATTACCCCCCCACGCACCCTGTAAAAAAGGTATTTGTTTCGTGTTCGTGGGTAGGAGCCCCGCTCATTTGCTTCAGGAGATTATTTGTCCTGATGTCATGCGGTACATAACGGCATAGCAGTAACCCCTGCGTTGTTTCGTTCTGCTCTCGACTTCGGATAGCTTCCGTTCTGAGAGCCGGCCCATTTCATCCGGTGACCAATAGATGTCCAACTCCATCTCGGTATCTCTCATAAGCGATACGAGGTTTACTTCACTACCCGTGGCACTCTGGGGCGTCACGCCTGCGTCACGGCAGGCACGAAAAACTTTTGTTAGAAACAATGAACAAGTGAGCATCTGTTCTAAGTTTTCTTCATCGGTCAGGTAGTCGTTGGTCAGGTACGAAACACGAATGGACTGATGGAGGGCGTGGGGTGGCCTGTAAATTCCTGACACAGAGAGAGAGTACCACTCACTGTGCGGGCGGGTGTCCTATCCCCACTGAACTGTGTTCGTCGGTCTCTCTTCCGGCTCTACGGCAAGAACTTCTAGAAAGCTTCCCTGCTCTAGTAACTGATGAACCATAGACACAGCTTCATCGATGCTCGATGGTGCGTCTATGTCATCTCTTTTACGGACTACGACGGTTATGCGGTAAGTGTTCATACCTAGCACCATACCGCATTACACAGTCGGGCAACACTCTGAGCCTGATAGTGCGTTTCACACGGGATACTTCTGATAATGCGTTGCGTACCATCTGAGGTAGGTACGGCTAACCACACTTCTACGGTATTCCCAATGGTGTTGATATGAATGACTGTTCCTACCAATGAGAGTTTATCAATGGTGGTGGAGTGTAGGTCTAATGAGTTCATAGGTTCGTATCGTACCGTGACGGTGGTGGGTAGTCAATGGTATGGCTATCGGTATTGAGTAAGGGGTGGTAGAGGATAGGTATCCAATCAGATACCCGTAGGGTACCCGTGGCACTTGGCGATTTCGGGGGCTAAGGGGGTCAAGCACTAAGTGGAAAGTGTTAGGGGGCATAAGGGGGCATAAGGGGGATGGTGGTACGAGGGGTGGGTAGGCGTATAGATAGGCGCATAGTCATATGTTGCGGGGTGAAAGCGTCGCAAACTGCGGGGTGTGAGGGCAGGCGTACGAGGCAGGCGAGTAGTGGGGTGCGTATCACGATGTATCACGATGTATCACAATGGGTCACAATGGGTCATCGAGCAAGAGGTAGGTGGGCGAGGAGTATGAGCAAGGGGTCAAGGGGCAAGAGTAGATAAGGGTATGAGGTGGGGTAGGGATAGGTAGCGAGGGTAGGTGGCAAGGGTGAAGGTGTCGAGGTACTAGGTGGGGGTGGTAGGGGTATGAGTACCCGTGGCATACCCGTGGCACTTGGCGATTTCCGGTCAAGGGGTTCAGTGGTGAAGGTGACGAAAGACAAGGGCGATGAACAGCGAGGGGCAAGGGTGAATGAATGAGTGAGTGATATGAGCAATGGTATGAGGGTAGGCACTAGGTGAAGGGAAGGCTATGAGTGAGTGAGTGGTGCGAGGTAGGGGGTATCAGTAGCGAGTGAGGCGCTATGTATGTATGTATGTATGTATGTATGTATGTATGTATGTATGTATGTATGTATGTATGTATGTATGAGGGGTATTAGTGAATGAGTGATATGAGTGATATGAGTGAATGAGATATGTAATAGGGGCATTAGGTAAGGGGCAATAGGTGAGCGAGTGAGGTGAGTGACTAGGTAAGGGTATTAGGTAAGTGGCGTAGGTGAGTAGTAATGAGCATGAGCAATGAATGAGTAGTGAGTGGGTAGTCATAGGCACGAGTAGTGATGAATGGTGCTAGGTGGGGTGGGTGGTATGAGTGAGCGATGGGTGAGGGGTATGAGTTAGTAAGTGAGCGAGGTAGGTGATGGTATGAGGTGATGGTGAGAGGTAGGGGGTGATGGTATGAGGGGTATGAATGAATGAGGTAGGTGATGGTGAGAGGTAGGGGGTGATGGTATGAGGGGTATGAATGAATGAGGTAGGTGATGGTGAGAGGTATGAGTGAATGAGGGGTATGAGTGAATGAATGAATGAGTAGTGATGAATGGTGTTAGGTGAGTGAGTGATATGAGGTGAGGGGTATGAGTGAATGAGGTAGGTGATGGTAGGGGGTATGAGTAGTGAATGAATGAACGAATGAATGAATGATGGCAAGGGGTATTAGTAGTGAGTGATATGAGTAAGGGTGGTGGGGTATGACTACCCGTGAGATACCCGTAGCACTTGGCGAAAGTGATACGAGGTCAAGGGTACGAGGTAATGGGTGATGAGTGATAGGGGGTGATGAGCAGTAGGGGTGGTGGTGATGAGCAAGGGGTATGGGTGAATGGTGATGAGTAATGGGGATAGGTGATAGGGGTATTGGTATGAGTGAGGGGTATGGGTACAGGTAAGGGGTATGGCTATGAGGTGAGGGGTATTGGTATGGGATACCCGTAGCACCTAGCGATTTCACTTATCTACTCTATTGCTTTGAGGCATTGCGTTGATGGTGTGCCTGCCCTATGCGTTGCGTTGATGGCATTGCGCATTGCGTCGTATGCGTATTGCTTATGCGTTGCGTCGTATGCGTTGCGTTTCATTGAGGCGTTGCGTCGCGTCGCGTCGTTGTATGTTGTGTGTTTCGTTTCGCTAGTGCGTTGCGATGTTGCTAGTGCGTTGCGTTTCATTGCGTGTTGCTAGTGCGTTTCGTTGAGGCATTGCGTATTGCGTATTGCGTTGCGTGTTTCGTTGAGGCATTGCGTTTTGTTTTGTGTTTCGTTGAGGCGTTGCGTATTGCGTTTCATTTCGTATTGCGTTGCGTTTCGTGTTTAGTTCAGGGCATTGCGTTTCGTTGCGATGTTGCGTTTCGTCGTTGTGTATTGCGTTTCGTCATAGCGTGTTGCGTCGTTGCGTCATAGCGTGTTGCGTCGTTGCGTGTTGCGTTGGACTTATCTATTACCCCCCCCCGTAAGCATTATCCGCCACCCCCGTAAGCATTATTCGCAAGCACTGCCCGCCCGCCCGACTGTCCCGAACCCGACTATCGCTAGTCACTATGGGGCACTTCATTAGTGCGAGTGGGCGAATGACACTCCCCCATAACGGCGAAAAATGGGGGTGCTCTGTGAGCCCCGCACGCTTTCCGAACGCGTCAGATAGCGGTGGGCAGCCATAAATCAAAATTTAGAGCCCCTCTTTTTTTGTTTAAATTTATCCAATATCCTGAGTTGTCATAGGCCGGCGCCATACTGTATCCTCGCCTTATGAGCACAATCTATGGTTATGACGAATTTTGCATCTTTGTACGCCAGGAGTATGACTATCTGAAGGCCGTCGACCCATCGATTCTCTTTGGGCAGGTGTATTTCAACTGTTTATGGGAGTTTCGACCCAACATCGCCAACAAGATTCGCGCTACCAAGTATGACCCTTTTCACAAAGAGGAGGTTCATCCTTCCATTCACGTTCATGTCAAGGATTTGTGGGATGAGATGAATATGCAAGTTCTTTCGGGGGAGTAGTAGTGGTTTTGGGGTCTCGAGACCATATATATTTGTTGTCATGACTACAATCATTGCCGCATCCGTCATTGTGCTGTTTCTGTGGGTGTTCACCATAGCCATTGAGAGGGTGCTGGATGATAAAAGATGTGCTCGCTGCGGTACATGGGATAGGGCACGCTCTATGGTCAAATTAGACCCCTCTCCGGGCAAATCCGGCAAGAAGAGTGATGAGAAGTTCTGGCATACAGACTGTTTCCTCCTCAGCCATCCTGGCGTCGACCCCCCTTCCCCAAAATAGGGGAACAATTCACATCCCAATTGGGTATCCGTCTGGCTATTCCGACTCCCTTCCGTGGAGGAATAAAAGGCCGGCGCTTATTTTTCTGACTCATATTTAGGGGGACCCCTATAAATTTGAGAGGCATTGAGCACTGTCGGATAAATTTATCCAGAATATGTAGGTCCCTAAAAAAAAAACGCGATTTGCTGTCGCTTTTGTGTTTAATGGAGTTATCCCCGGGGGCGGGTTGCCTTCGGCCGGTCCGTGCACTAGGATGTGTAAATGGTATAATTAACTACCACCAAATAAGAGCCCACTATTAACAGGGCCGTCCGTATTCCCCAAACACAGGAGATAAATGAAATATCCGCTGAAACTTCTATTTTCCATACCCGCCATACTTCTAGCTGTTGCAGTTGGAGTGAATGCTCAAGGAAGAGAGGAAGAAAGCGTGAGCCTTACAACGACAATTGTCGCCCCTGCCGTTACAACAACGACACCGCCGATAACTGTTGTTCCAGTTGTTACAACAACTGTGGTGACGCTTCCTGAAGGCTTCTCTCTGCCGACGCTTCCTCCCGAGGTTCCGTGTCAAGAATGGGCTCAAACGGCACTCGATGCTGGATGGCCTTGGCACCTACTCCCCGAACTTCTACGTGAAGTCTGGTCCGAGTCTCGTTGTCAGAATGTGATTGAGGGTCACCCTCAATGGAATGGTCATGACCGAGGACCACTTCAAATCAACCAAGTTTGGCTTGATGACATTGAAGCAAAGTATGGTGACTGGCGTGTAGTCAATGACCCTCGTTACAACTTTGCTTGGGCATGGGAAATGTACAGATGGCATGAGGACCACGGCTACTGTGGCTTCAAGCCATGGTCACGTCCGTGTAAGTGAGAGGAAACAAAATGAAGCTATTAAAAAGATGGTTAATTGGCATTGTTCTCGTATCCCTAGTTGTGACCGTGGCTACCTGCGGTGCCGGCGAGGACAAGGCGAAAGCAGCACAAACGGTCAGTACAACAGCCCCTATTGATTTATCTGGAGTCAATTGGACCGAACTAGCTCGTTTTATGTACGGGCGGTGCGGTGAATACCACGACTTGGCTATTTCGGTTGGCTGGACTGAGGCGCATTGGAAGAAGTTGAGTTTCGTGATGTACCGTGAATCACGTTGTAATACAATGTCATTCAATAGGACTGACCCAAATGGCGGAAGTCGTGGGCTCATTCAAATCAACGGCTACTGGTGCAAAAAGAACAAGTACAACCCAACTGGCTGGCTTCAGGCAAAGGGAATCCTCAATACTTGCGAGGACTTGTTTATCCCTGAAGTCAATCTACGTGCAGGATTGGCCATGTGGAATTACAGCCAAGAACGCAACAAGTGTGGCTGGAGGCCTTGGGCAACCAGGTGCTAATTGTACATTTTCTCATGTGGGTGATTTAGTGCCACGACAATAAGTTGCGCATATTGCCTATCGACGGTGCCTATTTCTTCCCAGACGTCAATTTCATGAGTGGAGCACAATAGCGTGCAAATAGATGGATTATCGGCGTTATAGGAGTAGGCGTAAATACGACCTTCATCCAATTTCGTCATCTCCAAAAATATTTGCGGATTCCTCGTTGAGTATACGGAGGGTCTCTTCTTTGAGTGAAGAGTTCGACATCCGACTTGATACTTCATGGCCTTTTGACGTAGCGCCCCAAAGCCATTCGCCGTCGGCATTCATACCCACGACCTCTATTAGGCCTAGTCTTCTCAAATATTCCATGTCGTTAATGATTTGATTGTCGGTATATTCTTCGTCCATCATGTGGGCATTTTACCTAGACGAAATCACGATGTCAACGCGAACTTCTTCTTAAATCCGAGACTTAATTCTTCTTAGGCGTGATTGCAGCATGGCGTCGAGGAGCTCGAGTTGCTTTGATGACAATTCTGCCCAATGGTCTGGGCAAGTAAAGGAAATGTCTCGAGAAACTTCACAACACAATCGTGGCAGAGAATCCATTCCCTGGAACGCATATACCCAGAGAGTACGTCAGTGTTGTCGTCGAATCCCCCGTAGTAGCCGAACGTATCAAACGGCAGCACCCAACCCAGGTCAGGGTATGACCGTTGTTGCGTGCATGGCAGCAAAGAAAGACATGCTGAACATTGAGCGGTTTTCGGCCCTTCGGGGAATAAGGAAGCCTGGGTCATCAGACTTCCGAATCTGTGTCGTCTGTACCTTTGCGTGAGTTGGAAATCATCAAGCCGGCGAGAGTTCCCGTAATGAAAGTTGCAACGCTTGAAAGAACGCTGAAAAACATCTTGTCGTTCTCGGCTTGAACACCGATGGGCTGGGTGACGAACACGAGCGCATACAGGATTGCACCTGTCGTAATAAGAAGAACTCCGCCAAGGACGCAGCCAATAACAAATTTCAGGCGAGCATCCAGCTCATCTGACGAATAGCGTTTCTTTCTCATGGTTGACTTCCTTTTCCGACAAGCGTGTACCAACAATGTCCATTTACTTCGCAAATAGGTGGGTTGCATTCCATGTTCTCCCAGTTTGCAGGGTCTTGACATGCATATCTATATGAACCATCCCCGCAAGAAGCCAGGAATGGGGCAAGAATTAAAGATAAGCCAATTGCTAATCTATGAATTTTCATGGCACCTCTTCTTTCGGGCCGTCAGCCGAACATTTTCTTCCAAGTGACGGGTCCAATGACGCCGTCTGCGGTGAGACCATTAGCCTTTTGCCAGACCTTGACCTGAGCCTCGGTACCGGCACCAAAGTCGCCATCAACGGGGTTGGCCTTAACCATTGCTTGAACAAGTTTTACTGCGTCTCCCTTGGAGCCCTTTTTGACAGGGGCGCCCGGGTAGCCAAACGTCAAACCCCCACCGCCACCGGCAGGTGCAGCAGCAGCGGCGGCAGGAGCAGGTGCGGCAGCGGCGGAACCATCGGGAGAAGCGTCACCGAGGGCGTATTGCCAGTGCCATAGTTCAAATTCTTTAGAGGCAGGATTGTCGCCTTGGAGGTAGAAGCCCCACTTTGGTGCATTTGCGCACATCCAGTCGCCACAGGCGCCACCCATTGAGGTGAGTTTGCCATTGACATCATACCCAAGGTCAATCGCGAGGCCCCAACCATGATTCGAGCCCTTAAGACCAGTAGGGTCCGGTGCTGCCGAAGGGGCCTTGCCCTTCTTGAGGTACCAAGTCTTGCCTTCGTACTGACGGGTGACGCCAGTGCCAGTATCGGTGGTCACGTAGCGGTCCATAAACATGCTCAGCTGACCTTCGAATGAACGATAGTCGCCAACATTCTTAAGCTTGAAACCAGCAGCGAGGGCAGCGTCGTACATCTTGTTAAATTGTTCCGCAACCGGGGCGTACATTTGTCCGCCAGTTTTGACTTTTGCCAAAACATTTGCTGGCAACTGGCCATTCTTGAACTGCTTAAGTGGTGTTGGTACTACGAGTTTAATGAAAGGATACTTGGACATGCGGGGGTCTCCTGGTTGATTATTCGACAAGTACCATTATACATCCACGGCATCTCTTTGAAAAGAAGGCGCCCCCACAGTTAACTTAGTTTAACTTTTCAAATAATCTCATAATCATCTGCACGGTGCTGTTTTCATCGGATACTTCGCCACCTTCTATGGCGGCGTCAACGACAGCCCGTTTCTTTTCTATTAAATCATAAATGTCTTCATCTATCGTTCCTGCCGCAAGCATATATGTTGAAGTGACGCTTCCTTTCTGACCAATACGATGCAAGCGACTGTATGTCTGGTCAAGGTCTGCTGGCGTCCATGGCAGTTCGACAAAAAGGCATTCTTCAGCTGCCGTTAATGTGTGTCCGGTTTTTGCTGCCTGTATAGAAAGAACTATTACAGGCGCACTGTCAATACTCTCCGTCTGAAAACGACGTTTATTTTCCTCTACTTCTTCTACTGACATACCACCCTGGATTCGAATATTTCCGAACTTGCGAGCGAGCTCATCAACGACCTCACGGTGGTGAGCAGCAACTACGACTTTCTTGCCATTCTCAATGCGTCCATTAATCCATTCCGCCGCAACTTCCATTTTTGCTTTAGCGGCTAGTCTACGAAGAACAGACAACCGCACTAGGTGTTCATTGGCTTCAGCTCTAATCATTGCGGCGATAGCTGCGCCATAAGACGGCTTCCCTTGCTCTAGGGCAAGTTGTCGAGCCCGTTCTGCGATGTACAACAAAATGTCTTTTTCTGCCTTGATGTATTCTTTCATCGCTGCAGGGTTACCTTCGACGAGAACCTTACTGTGCACTACCGGTGGTAAATCTGAAAGAACTTGGTCTTTCGTGCGGCGTATGTAACAGGTGCCTCGGAGTCTTTCATTAAGCTCATCGAGATGGGAGTTCCCACTGATGTTCCATTGTCCAAAATTGTCTTGGAATGCTCCGCAGTAACGGCGATAGAAGCCCCACAGTCCCCCAAAGTCTTTAAGGCGACCGAGAATGTCTAGCTGTGACGCATATTCGTTAGGTCGATTTGTTACTGGTGTCCCGGTGAGACAAAGAACAATCCCATCTTTGTGTGCGGACTTTGCTATTTTTACAGCAGCCTTTGTTCTCTGGGCTGTTGGCGTTTTTGCATAGTGGCTCTCGTCAAAAATATAAGAGCGATGGCCGGTTAGGCGCTTTTCCCAGTGAGCAATGTTGCTGTAACCAATAACGACAACGTCATAAGAACCTTTTTCGGGGAAATCTTTGCGATTTATTACCGGCGCAATCTTTCGATTAGGTAGCCATCGATTCCATTCAGCAACCCAATTTAAAACAAGGCTTGGTGGACATACAACAACTGCAGGATACGAATCCCATACGTATTCTAATGTTGCAATCGATTGTAAAGTTTTTCCCAGTCCCATATCATCGGCGATAAATGTTCGACGTGCATTTGCTGCATACGCAACGCCGGCATGCTGATACGGAAGTAAATCCCCCTGAAGATTTGGAATTTCTACTTTTGCATCAGTAGAGCGTGAAGCCTCGATGAACTGATTCATACGAGCGGTAACCTCACTCGACATCGCCGACACATCTGGCTGGACGACGACGTCAAACTTTTCGGCCCATTCCATGACGTTGATTACTGATGAATTTGGAGCCTCCCAATAATGCTTATCTGCATTCCATGAAACTGCAGGAATCTGCTTGACGGCCTTAATGATGACGCGCTCATATGGTACGCGAATAGCAATCGCGTCATTCTCTAGGGAGACCCTGGCGCTTCCTGTGCGTGGCTTCGGTGCACTGAATGTAAGAACATCGATTGTCACTTCGAAGTCATGATTTATGGCAAAATCACGTGCTTCAGCAAGGGAGGTTATTGGAACCCGCCAAAGCTTGGACTGCTTGTCCCATCGCGCCCCACGAATCTGTTTAAGCTCTGATACCTGTTGGGCGTCGTAAGGGAAATCGAGCACTATCTCGTTTTTGTCTAAATACAACTTCATTGGATACAGGGTACTGTAAATCGGCGAGACTCGCACAGGGATATGTCGAAAGGAGAGATTGAGCGAGCCTCACCGATTTAAGAAAATACTAATACATGGGATTGCATATTTCTGAATAGTCTGGGTATTATTACTAGACACTTAAAGAAGGGTAAATATGAAAAATTTTGCAAAGGGCTGGGAATAATGAACTGGACGACGATTCCTGTACTCGCCCTACTGGGTGTGGTTTATGTAATTTTGAAGAAGTCAAAAAGATTTGAGGAAAAAGATTGAATCTCCCATCGATGTTTACTTGCAAGGGTTGCGGGCTGTCACTTCGTCCTGGCGACAATACAGTAGAGCGTAAAGCTTCTGTTTGGCTAAAAGGAAACGGCAAGACAGTAAATCGCGTAATTGAGGAAATGTACGAGTACAAACATGTGTTTTGCAGTGAGGTTAAAATTCCCGAAAATCATTCACTTTTTTAACAATTTCAGATTTATTGGCCGTAGCTAATCTAAGGTCGTTGAAATTGTGAGAAAATTGATTCATGCTTCGTAAAAAGAAATCAGAAGAAAAACCCTCAGATGAAAAGAACCCCAACAGGGGCGCTGTTCCCGTATCTGAGATAGAGGGTCGCCACAGTATACGTAAGGGTCCAAGCCGGCGGTGCTGCCCCTAAAACGGGGAGTCGTTTACGATGATTGGGGTCCTTTCCCCTACCCATGCGCCGAGGCAGTTATAACTGATGTATTCGGCAGCTTCGTCGTAGTCCATGTCGTCTCGACGGACAAGTACGCCAAGCATTTTTTCATAAGAGTAAACCGCCAGGACTGGTTCGTTCATTCTCTGGCTGTATCCAATAAAAGCTTCTTCAAATCCGTCCATCAGAAGAACTGATTCATCCATCTCTTCAAAAAGTTTAGAAATTTTCTCTCTTGTTGTCATTGTGTTTTCCTTTTCTTGATTTTGGATAATGCAATGGCCGCCTTATCAATCGGCAGAATTTTCACACGAGCGACGGCAGTAGTCGTCGAGGCTGCGGTCGATTCGCTTTTTATCGGCCTTACGGTCGTGCGCGGAAGTGCTTTTTGTTTTGGTGATGGTTTATTCTTCTTGTCTGTCACGACTATCCTCTTCCTATGTTTCTTTTATTTGGTGGGCCCGGCAGGACTTGAACCCGCGGCCAAGGGATTATGAGTCCCCTGCTCTAACCATCTGAGCTACAGGCCCTAGTTCGGAACTTCTATTGATTTGAGTTTGTGTTTACTAACATTCTTTTCGGAGGGATTGGAAGCCCGCCGGCATTCATTCGTAGCCATGTTTTTTCGCTAACTATTTCGTATGTCCATGCGTCCTGAGTGTACCCTTGATTTCCGGGATGGGGCCGTCGGTCCACTAGTGATTGCAATATTGCTCTCTCTTTGGTTTCCTCTACCGTCACAAACCATCTTTTAGAGGGGTCAGATGTATGCCAAATAACATACACAACATCAAGGTCCTTGCCCTCAACATGTATGGCTCCTAGTGTCCCCTTGTTGTTCGCCATGTATTTTATCCTTTGGGTTTTAATTTGTAAGGAATATTATAAAATTTTAAATCAATTATGGTTTTCAATTTACAAATGAATTTGATATAAAGCGGGCACGCCTCGGTCACGATTTTCTACTTTCGCTAGCAGTTCTACGGAGTGAGCGGACGTAGAGCGATTGACTCAGCCTTAGCGAACTGGTCTTTGCACAAGTTCTCTCCACCAGACATAACTATAGAGTAATGAAGTTTTGCCTCATCATTATCCGCCGAGCCTTCGTTAATGCGGCCAATCACATCGTCAGCAGTCATGCCCTCGTTCATCAACTGACACCACAACTCGCCTGTCTGTACGATTTCTTCGTCAGGCATTGTTGGCGTTGAGCCGTAAAAGAAATACACGTCATCCAAGAATGATGTTTGCTCTTGAGTGAATGGACTATCCGTGGACGGGATTGTGTCGAAGACTGGGACTCCAGTCGTTGGTAAGGGAGCAAGAGTAGTCGTCTCTCCATCGGAGATTCCTGCCGAACAACCGACGAGGAAAAGAAATGTTAGTGGTAGTAGGCTTTTCATATCGTTGCTTTCTTTAGATAGGAGTTTTCACACAAAAAACATCAGTAACAGAAAAAGGATTATACACATTGCCCAAGAACATACAACCAATGACCAGACCAAGATTGCGTCAAATTTATGAAGCAATTTGGTAAAAAAGTTCCTCATTTAGTTGTCAAACTTGTAGGCCTGTTCGGGACAGAAGTTCACAACCGCGGCTGCTGTAACATTGATAAGCAGTTCTTCTACTGCGGCATCACCTTCAGATGATGAGACAATTGCGTCAAGTGCATCATAGCCAGTCATGCCACTGCGTAAACCATCACAAACCGCATATCCTGTGTCAATCAGGTCTTGGTCTTCAAGGTAGATGGGACCAGTGTTTTCGTTGTAGATGTCGTAGATGAACTCCTCTTCGTCGCTCCACGCTACAGGTGGCTGAGTGGGTGCTGGGGTCGCAATCGGTGCGTCAGTTGTCTTGGTCACCTTGACTGTTGTGTCGGGTGCTTCGGTACTAGTGACATACACGGTCTTGCTTCCGCAACCTACGAGTACGAGTGTGCCGATAATGATTGGAATGAGTCGTTTCATTTTGATTCCTTTTTCTTTGTTGTCGTGGGCATTACTTTTTACTTTCGCTTTCATCTAAATATGTGCGAACTGCTTCTCTAAGCATGGAGCCGATTGACAACTTCTTTTTATCTGAAGCGACCAAAAGTCTGTTATGCAACTCGCGTGAAATATGAAGAACCACTCGTTCAAAATCTTTATCGTTTGACATATTCACCTTCAGGTTGTTGTTTCGTTTATGGCTTTTCGCATAGCCTCTATCATGCGTTCCTTATTGAAGCCACCGTTCATTACTACTCGTCCATTGGGCAAGCCGTTTTTAATGACGAGGAGAGCAGGTATCGATAAGATTTCGTACCGTTTGCCAAACTCTGGGAAATCTTCAATGTTGAGTTTTGCAAATGTAATCTCGCTTTGCATCTCTGTTGCGAGTTCGTCAATAATTGGAGCTATCTGGAGGCAGGGTTTGCACCATGGTGCCCAAAAATCAACAATAACCGGCAGTTCGGCGCTGTTAATAAATTCGTCGTATGTATCAGATGTCAGCTCTGTTGTCATGATGCAGATAGTATCCTAGTAGTTAATGAAAAGTGCAGCGTTTATTAAATTTAGTCGTAGATTTCTTTTGTGAGTAAATCTTTTACATCTTCAGCCATCAACAGGAAACCCATGGTTGGGTTGCTGCCACCGACGGAAGTCTTTGTGGATTCGTTAAATTTATCCTTATTTAAACGTAAGTATCTTTTTAGTCTATTGACATCCACAATTACAAATCCTTGTTTTGGTGAAAATACATAAACCCACCACTTCGCTTCAGTGACATTGATGCCGCTTTTTTTCCAAATTGATTCATCATTTTGGTCGCGCAACCCTTTCGGGTTTTGGTCTGTTTCTACAAACATTCTGCCGTTTCTGTACCTATCCGTCTTGACTTCAAAAGAACCGTCTGACAGGACATTGAGAAAATCGGATATATCATTTTCGCTTTGTTGTCCAAATTTCAAGTCAGATGCAAAGTCAAAATTCCGTGCTGGGATGTCGAACTTATAGCTCATCCGGCACATCTCTAGTAATTAAAGTCTCAATTTCGCCTTCGGCGTTCGGCCCGTCATTGACTTGCAGACCAAGAATTTCAAATATATTTTCGGCAGCGTCTTCCGCGTTAAGGAGATTTTCTCGCTCGTCACCTGGACCGATGTCTTCTTTATCTATGAAATGATAAATTGTGTTTGCAATTAAATCACTTAGAGAAAGTCTAAGTTCTGCTCCGCTTGAGTGTGTCATGGTTGACAGACTACCATCGAGCCTGTATAGTGAGTACGCCTTAGGGCAACACTTAGAGAAAAGAGACAAACCAATGAATTTAGCCCCAATCACAATCATCGGGAATCTGACAGCAGACCCCGAACTTACCTACACAACAACAGGACAAGGGAAGCTTAGCTTCTCTGTAGCAAACACCCATATCTGGTACGACGCTGCCGGAGAAAAGCAAGAGAAGACTAGTTTCTTCAACATCACTGCATGGCGCTATCTTGCCGAGAACTCCGCACGCACCCTTGAAAAAGGTATTGGAGTCATCGTCTATGGCCGTCTTGAGCAACGCACCTACGATGACAAAGAGGGCAATAAGCGCTCTGTTGTTGAGGTAGTTGCAGAGGAAATTGCAATCTCCACCAAGTCACTAGAGACCATCGAGCGTCGCCTGCGCAGTGAAAACTCCGAAGGCGGAGCACCTCGTGGAGGTTCTGCTCAGCCACGTCGAGCTCGCCCAAGCGCGGCAAAAGTCCCAGCAGGCGCAATGTTGATGCCAGAATCAGAAGAACCATTCTGAGCATTAAGTAGCCGTTATAGGGGCCTAATAAGCCCCACACGAAGAGCAAGAACCCGACCACTAGGGAAGCCTGGTATGGTCGGGTTTTTGCATTTATGGGCACATTTGGTGAATTAAAAACTTTTTAAAAAAAAATGTTGCTAAAGCAAAAAGGTCGCCATATCATTTGAATTCCCATCAACCCACTTATTAAAAGGGAGATAAAAATGTCAGAATACAGCAAGCTTCTTCAAAAAGGAATTAACCGAGGTAGGCCTCCACATAGCCCAGAGCAGAAGGCCGCATCAACGCTACGAAACTCGCTTCGTCAGGAAGCACGTCGTCGTGCACACCTGGTACTCAAGACTCGCTACTGGGACGAGTTTGACGAAATCTATGAAGCCGAAATGAAAGAACTTGTCAAGAAAGCTTCTGCGTTAAATTCCACCAAATCACGCAAGACTCGCAAGCCCTAGTCCTCGTCCTGGTCTTCTTCTTGGTCGTCTTTTTCTTCTGAAAAAGCCAGTTCTCCGGTTTTAAATCGCATGTTTTTTCGCAAGTGCTTAAGCGTGGCGACCAAGTCGAGGGCCCGTTCCTGGTCCTGAGTGAGTCTTTTTGAGTCAATAGCGGCGATGTCTGCGAGAATTTTAATATCGCCATCAAATCCTGGGAATGTCATATTAAAAGTCCTTCTCTTTACGGAACCTTGTATTGCGCTTGAGCGCCTTTCGCCTGGATGAACCATATTCTAGCTCAAGCCAGTCATCAAAGTCCTCGTATGCGCCAGGACTATGCTGCATATATCTTTCGTACTCGGCTAGGAGCTGTAGATATTCTTCGTCGTCTGGGTCAAAATGCGTTGCCATGTTATGCTTTTTTTCTCGCTTTGGCCGCGGCTTCAGTATTGGGGACAAACTGTCGGCCCTTGCGGCTTCCTATTGTTTTCTTTCTATTGGTTGCAGTTCTTTGTGCCGGCGTCAACTTTGACCACGCCTTTGCTGGCAAGTATCTGGTAGTTCCACCTTTTCTGATTGCGGGCTTGCCGTCAGAGGTCGTCCATTTTTCACGAGTCCACTTCTTTAGAGAGCGCTGTGCTTTCTTCGGCTTGCCCCTATATCCTCCGCCAGCTTTTCGGTATTCCATCGCCAGAAGCTGCGCTTTTCTTGCACTCCACTGACCAGGCTTCCCTCCTCGCGAGCCAGCCATTATTCGGTTCTTAATCCGTTCGCGAACATTCGGCTTCGTGTAAGACATTTTTGCAGTTTTTTCCAGCACCCCTGGGGCATCTTCTACAAACTTTGCGATTGAGTCTTCGACCCAAGCAGGCGAGTCCGGTGAATTTTTATTTTCTCTCATTTTTTCTTTTTCTCTTTTTGTTCTCTCTTGAGCGGCTTCATATATATAGGTGGCGTTGGAGTGCCCAAGGACGGTATGTCTAAAACAGAAACCTTACTATTTTTTGTTTCTTCTTTTGCCTTATTTTTTCCCGTCATTTGTCTTTTCGCAACAGGTAGTCCACGTTTTCCTATTTCGTTTAATTCTAAACTAAAAATATCTTTGTTGTCTTCTTCTTTACCAGGGCCCATAGTGTCCATTTTCGCTCATGCTCTTTTCTGCTTCTTCAAGGCTGAATACACTTACGTCCTGCTCTGCAATGTTGCCAATGGCGTAATAAACAGCCTTCGGGATTTCAACTTCATTCCCATTAGAGTAGTCCCTAACCCACTCGACGCCGTCTCTCATGAATTCGTTCCATGCGTGCGGGAACCTGAGTCCTTCGGCATCTCCTCCCGTTCCAAGGGGATAGCCATGAGCTATTTTCATGCTTTCATAAGTTTCGGCCAAATCTCTTGCCTGCTCTATTGCTTCACTAAAGCAATCTCCGTCTCCGTTAGGGACTTTCTGATTATATTTTTTCTCGAATTCATCGTCATGCAATTGCATACTTCGTAGTAGGCGACCCCCGTTGTCGTCTGTTGCACCACTTGAAAGGTGTTTCTGTGCGGCCTGTTCAAAAAGGGCGATAGAAGCATCTTCTACTTCTGTCATATTTGGAACGTTGAACTGATTTGGTACCTCAAAACTTGCTATCGGTGTTCTGGCCTCAAAAATCTGATACTCCTGAGACGGGAACCCTTCTACTACCTCTCGCTCGGGAACTCTTACGAGATATGTTTTACTTGTTGGGAAGGCATTGCGCACGTATCCCCTGCTAGGCCCGAAGGAAGCATGGTTATAACTAAGATGTTCTTTGCCTGCTTTTGCTAGCGGATAGGCATATTCATATCGCGCCATCACCCTTCGTCCATTATCAATATAGCCACGAGCAATGTCCCTCAAATATTCAGGATTAATGCGTTCGTCATCTTGGCCCGCTACGTAGGTCTGATATTCCTTGCGGTCCCTATCCCTGCCTGGAACTCTTGTGTTTTGGGCCAACTTTGGCCCATCCCAAACTCCAGTTTCATCATATTCTTTCAGCGCGAGTTGATAGGCATTGAAATTGCTTTCCGCCTCCTCGTAGAGGCTAATTATACTGTTTCGGGTTGTCTCATTGAGCCTCTGGGTATCCATGCCTTGACGCAAGTAGGTTCCGTCTCCGCCCTTGGGTAGCGTAAATGATGGGTCGAGGACTCCGCCCTCGAGTATCGGTGCGCCAGTATGAATCAACCACATCGCATCGGGGTCATCTTTGGTTAACGACCACTCCCTGTCCTCCCACGAACCACGTGATTCTCTTATTTTTTTGCCACGTTCGGCTAGGGCTGCAAAATTTGGGAGGTCGGCGATTGATACGGCATTTACATGTGCAATATCTCCATCATTTTCCATTCTGTCCAAATTGATAAGTCGTTCATTTACGTGGTCTAGTTGTTTTTCAATTTGAGATAGGTAGCCATTAAATGTGGAACTTAAAGTGTCCTTGTCCCCCATCCCACTTGATTCTTCTGCTGAGATATTTCGGGTTATGCCTGATTTGGGATTTTTCGTTCGTGGTAATGCGACGCCGTTTGTTTCCCCATTCCATACGCCCGTTTTTTGCCATTCATCAATAGTTTTTGACAAGGCAGATTGTTCGTCTTGTAATACTTTTTGCAACCGTTCTAAGTCTGCTCGCCCAAAAGTATTTCGTAATTCCGACCCTGATTTGCCAAATGAATCACTTGCAGTGACGTCCATCCATTGAGAAAGTATTGTTGAACCACTACTAAGAGTGTCGCCACCAGAAGAGAGGGATTCCTGTTCTGAGTCTTCTATGAACTTTCGTTTAGCATCCTCAAATTCAGAAACCGCTTTCTCAAATTTAATTTGCGTCTTACTCTCTTTATCACGACGCTTGCCTTTGTCTAGGACGTCAGCTGGCCAATTATTTTCAATAGCACCATCAACAATTGCTTGTAGAACTTTTGCCGTTGCTTCGGCGTCCGCATCGGCGTTATGATGCTTGTCCCCAAGGTCAACGCCAAGATATTTAGTTATGTCCCCAAGTGAGTTTGAAGGTGACTTGGTCCCATCCTTGTTCACTCTGAACGGTGCGTCGGGATTCGTCTCTGACCATTTTGGAAGTACCATGTCGGAAATTTCCTTGGTGTCAATAATTCCCTTGGGTCTCCATTCAATGCCTGATTCTTTCAACGCGTCTTCTAGGACTTCGTTATCGAAAACAGCATTTTGCATGCCCATCAACTCTGTATCACCCATGAATTCAACCAGTTGCCTATGGGCCTCTGCTATTGAAGGCTTGTCTGCTAGGTATGCATCTGTTATTGGGTTGCCATCTCCATCCTTGAGATTGTCTTGCGACCATTTTTCCCATTCCGACATTGGCATGCCGGGGTTAACAAAAACGTTGAATCGCGCAATTACTTCACCATTCTTCATTTTTACAGCGCCTATTTGAGTAGGAGAGCCGTTCCCTGCAGATTCGTTGAACTTGTCAAATTTAAGACCAGTTGTTTCGTAGTCAATGAAAACTATTTCTTTGTCTGCAATGGCGCTCTTGAAATCTTCCCAATTAGTTATTCCGTCAAATTCCGAATCCGCAGAGCCAATAAAGGCGCCCATGGTTGGCTTACGAGGATATTGCGGAGGCTTCGCTCCAGATGAAAGCTCTTGTATTTGCGCCATGAAGCTTCTATTTGTTGCATAATTATGCGCGTGGGTATTTCGTAATTTTTCGCTCGAAATAGTGAAGGTATGTTTCTTTCTGACGTTCGTCTGTCCTCTGGCGCCTAAATCAACTGTTGATGTTTCATGACTAACTAAAGCATCCCCGAGTTTTTCTTTGAGGGATTCCAGCATGTCCGGCGTTGAGTCGTCTGTTTCTATGGCAACAAGATTGTATGAATTGTTTCTGTTGCCAGAAGACAGTGCCGCGCTTCGTGCTTGTCCGTCCGTCTTGAGAACTAAGGCACCCTTTTCTTGAGGGTCAAAAGCGCCAACCTGACGTAGGGTGACTACTTCTTTATATAGTCCTGCTGGGTCCGGCTCAACGCTAATAACTTCAAGCCTTCCTCCAGAAATATGCTCACGTGGGCTCCTGTTACTGCTTTCATCATATAATGACTCGTGATAATACAGTGCCTCGTAATAGCCTTCGTGGTCTTCTGGAAGGGGCTCTCCCTCCCATTCGAGATTTATGCTTTCATTTCCTGTTTCTTCAAGAGCTTCTCCCATCTCCGTTTTTAAACGGCGCCTCTCCGATGGGTCTCTAGACTCTCTATAGTCTTCAACAAGTTTAATAAGTCTGTTAGCAAACTCTGTATCAAACTCGATATTCTCTTCATCAATTTCTCCTCTTTCTACACCAGCCAAGATGCTTTCCGCAAACTCATTAATATTGTAAAGAGTGTCGCTTTCATCCGTGCTATTGAAAAGTGGTTCAAATGTTCCTTCTGCTTTATAGGCGCCAGGGAAGTCTTCGAGAACCAAAAGAGCATCGGTACCAAACTTGGTCAAAAAATGTCCTCCACTAGGGGATGGTCCTTTATCAACAAAAGCAATTAATGGAATATCGACCTGAGCACCAACTTGCATTGCGTCAAAAAATTGTTTTGCTTCTTCCGGGGAGGAGAATGTCATGGCCCTGTATAGATAGGGCTGTCTGTCGTATTTGCCTTTATTTAGCAAAGAATCAACGATGTTGGCCATAATATAGCGAGCCTGCTCGGTTCTTGCTTCTGGAGAGACGGTGGCGTCAAATCGCATTGCATCTCCCCAAAATCCACGAGTTTCATCAATATTGGGGTCTCTGTCAGAATAATCTTTTATTCCGGCAAGTTCGTAAGAAGCCATTCTTATCTGACGACACGGCATCCATTCTTCCCAGTCCCTTACCGACTCGCTCATTACTTGTTCTTTTTGTTGCTGGTCGTGGTCGGGTAATGCTCCCACTGCAGCATAATCAATAATGTCTTCGACGGATTTCCATTTTGGAGTATGGGGTTTTTTCCCAGAAGATAAAGATTCTTTTCTTGACGGCGTACTAGTCCGACCCTCCCCTGTCCGCACCACGTCAAATATTCTAGACATGACGCTGCGTTCTCCATCCGGAGCAACCCTCGTCTCAGCGTTAGAAGAAAGTTGAATCGTCGGCCTTCCGTCGGTACGAGCTGCCCATGGCAAATTACTGGGGTCAACACCGGCGAGCGCATACACGTCATCGCGTAGTTTTTTGCTCAGAGCAAGTTTGGGCATGTCTTTGTTTGGATGCATAATTGCAACAAATGCTTCGGCAATAGCTTCCCGCTTGTTTACATTTCCATATGACGTTGCCGTTAGGGCCTTGTCGCGATTGGCTCCGAACATTTCCTCCGCACTACGTTCAGTTAAGTCTATGAACTCAGACCAGATTTTAATAGCCTCATCGTCCGCATCGGGGTTCATGTACTCGTCTGCTACTTCTAATGCAGCGACATAGCGTGGGTCACCAATATCCCCGGAGCCGTAGAAAGACTTTTCTTTGCGCGATTTACCATTCGCCTCCGAGTCCCATGCGGCCCTGTAATGAAGCCAGTGACCATATTCGTGCATTACAACACCGTGGAGCGACCTATCAACGTGTGCATCTCGTGGTTGAGGAATTCTGGCAGGGTCAAGATTAATCGGGTAAACGCCTTTTTCATTCGTTGTCATCGACTCTCTGTCAATGAGGGCGCGTGGTGCTAGCCCTATTAATCCAAATGCAGGAGAAGATAAACCGCTAATAAATTGCGACTTTTCCGCTCCGCGTTGCTGACGACTGAGTTCTAAGCGTTCTTTCATTTCGGGAGATACTTCAAAACCCTCCATTGCTTCACGCGTGAAGGAAACAATCATCGGCGAACCAAAGTTTTCAAACATCCACAACATCTGTGGAGAAGATTTGAGCATTCCCTCCACTAACTCTTGTGTAGCTTTTACGTTCTCTGGTGAGTAATCAATATCTAGACTGTTTTTATTAGCCCTCAACTCGTCGTAGTACTTCTGCAGGAACTCGCGCTCTTTGCTGTTTGTTCTCCATGAACCACCAGCCATATCGTCTGCCCACATTTCAAAATGTTCCGCTTGTGAGCTCGGAATAATAACGCGAGAGATTTCTTCTGGGGTCATTCCAGCAAGCCACTTATTTGAGTTTCTGCGTACTTCATTCCCGGAAGCATCTGGCTTGCCGTACCCCTTTACTGCACGTCTTCCTGGTTCAATAGTTGGGCGTCTCAGAATGGGTCTTGCAAGTATGCGAGGACGCTCTCGTCCGGATGCAAGTCTATTGCTCATTCCTAAGGCGTCATACGCAAGAGCAAGCTCAACATCTTCAGGGTCGGCTTCATAGATTGACTTACGGCCAGATGAAAGCCCCTTAGTGGTTGATGCTGCATCAAGTTTCTTGATAACGGAACCAAAATCACCTGCATATACGCGTGGTGTTGATGTGCGTGTATCGCCTACGTCTTGATATGCGACGTCAAGTATGGTTCTTGCTCGATTAATGCGCTGAACGATTCCTGTAGTATCTTTTGCCTCATCATTTCTACCCTCTTTGATTCGATTGGCAGAGTAAAGTAAATAGTGAAGGTGTTTTACAGCTAATTTTTCTTTTGGCGTCAAAGGAGAATCGGGGTGGTCAATGATTGACATCATGGCTAGGTCATTGGCCCACTCCCCGTGACGGTCAAAGCCTCTTCCTGTTCCCAAGTGCCCGAATAGGTCATGAGAATCCTGAAGAGCCTTACCAGTGAGCCCCATATTAAATTTAGATGGGTCAGTTATCCCGCCGATGTAACCACGAATATAGGTAGAAGAGTTGTGAATTCTTCTAGAGCCTTGAACAAAGAGTCCCTCATCCCCCATCAATTTGCCAGCCCGACGCGAAAGCTCCACCATAAATTCTGAATGTTTTTTCCATGCCTCGATATATGGCTTGGGCAATGTGTCTTGCTGTAAGCGTGGAAGACTGAGCTTGTCACCCGCTATTACGAATCCTAATGGAGCTATCATTTCCAACAATGGGAATCTAGTTCTGGCTTCTTCGCTCTCAAATTCCAAGGAAGAGCTGCCATCTTTATCTATTTTTCTTGCAACAATATTGCCATCAGTGTCGAGCCAAACATTGTTTTTAAATATAAGAGTGTCTTTAAGTGCTTCATCAAGTATCGAAAGAACATCATCTCGTTTTGGTAGCTCGACAGTACTCCAGTCTCGTTTGTCTGGAATTTGTTCTGCCAGTTGAGGTATTGGGTCAGCAGACACGAACGGGATTCCGTCAGAAGCAATATCAATCGCTATCGAGGACAGTAACTGCTCCCCAGTTTCGGAAAATGCGTCGCTGACCTCAACATCTAAGAGTGTTTTTTCAGCAATTTCGTCCAATAAACCAGGAATAGTATTTTCAATAGTGTTCTTTTGATTTGTTGTTAGCTCTGTGCCGGTTTTTTCTTCTATTTTTTTTATTATTCTTTCAGCAACTCTTTTGCTGGTCAACACCTCTCGCGATGAGCCCATTCGAGTGGCCTCTTCTTGAGTTACTTCTCTTGGTTCATCAAACGCATCCGCGAGGTTTGCTCCAGATTTTGGCGTACGTCGTTGTACTCTTCCAGAAGAAAACCCACTGTCTTCATAAATTGTTTCAATTCTGGCTGAGGAGTACTTATCCGAATTGCTATCGTAAATTCTTAATTTTGCATTAGGACTCAATCGGCCGTAGTCATAGGCGGCCATGCGAGAAGAGGCGCTATTTACATAAAAATTATCAAATTCTGCCAACCTGACACTTGGGTGGTCTGCGTGAGGCGACCCCACGACACCTTCGGCATATTCGGGGTATTCTTTCGGTATATCCTGCAGTGCGACCACCCCCACCCGGTCGTCGGCATTCGGCGTTTCTGAAAAACTTTCTCCGCCTAAAAGCGTCGGCGTAATATATTCGGGATGCCCATTGTGCAGTTTGCCTACTTCAAGCAAGGCCTCATGAACGGATTCCTTCAATTCCTTGCCAGAGCCTTCCACGACCTTTCCTTTTTTCATTGGTATGACAAGTCCTTCACCTGGCTTTGGTGTGAGGAATGTGTCAACTACGAAAAGGTTGTCCAAGGAGCCGGGGTTAGCGTCAAGTACGTCTCTTAGTGGAACGATGATAACGCTTGTTGATTCCGTGGGCTCATTTCTCCACATATGACCCTTGACCATGTGATTAAGGGTCATATGTATGGAATCGCGGTCTGGCATGGCGACTGGCTTGCCTGATATGGGGTCCAATAATTGCTCGCCAGTATTGGGGTCAATTGGGATAAAATCCCCGGTTGGTTTAAGAATAATATTGCCGTCGTCATCATACTGAGGCTTATATGATGTTTGGTGAACAAGAAACATGTCATCGATGCCTAGTGCTCTTGTTGTGCGGACGGTGTCGCCGTATTCATTGGTTCTTGTCGGGCCAAGAACGACTTGCATATTTGGCGTGTCGTCCCAATAGGTGCCGTCAACGTCCCACATCTGTTCGTTGTACACCTTCGCAGCCGATACGAAATCTCGTCGGTTGTTTACTAAAAGCTCCTCACCAATTTTTGCCAAACGTTCCAGTTCTTCTAGGGCAGGCTTATCTCCCCGCTTCGCAGCATAAGTTAAAGCTGCGACTAGGCCAACTTTTCTATTGCCAACACGCCCAGCCTCAATGTCGTCAAGAAGAGAAACTGCTTGAATCGCATGAAACATTTTCAACGCCCACTCTTGTCCTTCGGTGGAGGTTTTGGGCAGTCCGACAATTGCGTAAGGATTTAGAGGGACTATCTCTATATCTTCGGTATTGAACTCAGGCTGGAATCGGCCCAAGTCAGTATTGCCAAACGCAAATTTTTTCCCGTCAATTTCGTAAACCGGGAATTCCATATATTGTTTTTGACTAGAGGTGGGGTCGGGCGTACCGCCAGAATCAATTAATTTAGTACCTAGTTTCGGAAACTCCGTTGAACGCATCATCTCGACTGGTTCTGTTTTTACGGTTCCGATGCGCCCACTGGAAAGTGCGCCGGCTGGAGTCTTTCTCTTGGATACTTCACGCACGTAAAGAATCGACAATTCTTTTTCTTTGAATAATTCCGTTGCTCGTTGGAATTTGAGAAGATTTTCTGGGGTTGAGTCAGTTTCAAATAAGCCCGTATCAGGATTTTTCCGTATTAATGACGATATCCGGGATTTCTCTTCCGGACTAAACCAGTTCTGTTCAGTATCATCGAGGGCTTCTGCGATTGTCCCAAGAAAAGTTTGTTTCCCTGGTTCCCCGGCCCACGTGAATCCATTTCTAGGCCAGTGCGTCGCCCCAATGGATTCTTCGGTATTGGACGTCCCCGCTGCAAATATTTTTAATTGACCGATAGCTTCGTATATTTTTTCATTTCTTGCATTGAATGCGCTTCCTATGCCGTGTCCTTGAGACTCCGAATTCAGAAAGAAAGTCTCATGCTGCATCGTCGCCGTTGGTTTATCTCCAGGAAAATACGAAAGCATTCTTGCGGAGCGACCAAATTGCACTTCTCCTTGGGTGCCGGGCCCAACCGACATCATCTCATCCCAAATCATTTCATCTGGCACCCCGGCTGCAGTTAGTCGTTCTGCGGCATCGGCAGTGGGGGTTAGTTTGAATTGAAATCTTGCGGCTAGGCCAATGCCGGTTGAATCGGCTGAAAGAAATGGTTCAAAAGTTTGGTCTTGGACTAGTTGTATATCTTCTTCACTTACTTCGTCTATCTCCACCTGCCAGCCAAGGGCTTCGAAAGATTCAGCAACATCAACAACAACAGTTTTTCCTAAATTTATTTTTTCGCCATTAGTAGCGGTGACGATGATGTCTTCCTCTAACTCAATTTCTCCACTAAAAATTTCACGTAATAAATCATGCACTCTTTTTCTTTGTGCTGCACGCTCTGGTGAATCATTTAAAATATCTATTCCTGTGCCAAATACATCAGTATCTTCACTATACGAGTCGGCGCTATCAAGTAAATCGCTTCTTAATAATTCATTAAGCTCGTCTATCTGACGCAACTTTTCTTCGGTTAATTCTGGCTGAGCATCGACAAGCTCTTGATATTTTTTTCCAGACGAAAGACTGGACGGCCTATCTGGGGATTCCATGTTGGACGTAGCCGGTACTGCTTTTGAAAATGCTCGACCATCCTCGCTCAACGCATCACTGTGCTGAAGGTCCAACTCAGGGAAAGTTTCCCTATGTGTATTGAACATCTCTGCTGCGAGACCACGTCTTTGGTGTTTGGGTCTTGTGTTGATTTGAAAAACTTCAGTTCGACTGCCGCCACCGGGCGACCATACTTGCATGGCCGACATGGTTTTTATGGTCTTATCGTTGTCGAGCATGAACCTCAGAACATCCCTGTCGTCGATATCCTCCGGACCCAATGGAGATGGCTTATCGTTGAAGGGGTTCGCTCCAAGTTTGTTGAATCTCTCGACTAAAACGTCGCGTGCTTTGTTGAAATCTGATTCAAGATAGATGCCAATATCAAAGTCATTCCTAATGACTAGCCTGTATTCGGTGTCTTTGCTTTTGATTTTTTTGGCAGCAACCACTGGACCATAGTCGTAACGCTCTAACGGCGACAGTTGCTCCAATCCACTGGATAGCTTCTTGGCAACTTCTGTCTCGGTTCTTTTCGCTGTTTGTCTTTGCGCTTGAGGCTTTGGTTTTGATGCGGGCTCCGTATTCCCCATCCCCACCCATACCGGCTTCTTGGTTCCTTCGTCAGCCCAGCCGTCTCCATCGACGTCCCTTCGCGAGCCCGTTGGGTTTCGTGTGCCTGGCTTGCCGCCGGTAGGTATTTCGACCCCTCGACCACCGCCCCTGCCTCTTCGCCTCTGGCCGATAGTGGGTCTGTTTGTGGCTCTGGAGCCCAAATAGCGCCCCAGCCGACCGAGGGCGGCCTTTTCTTCGGTGTTTGAATCTACACCGCGACGCGTTTCCTCAAAGGGGATGTGGAACTCATTGTTATCTACAGACATTTAATTAAATAATACCATTGTAAATAACCTAGGATTTGAGGCGAGCGCCGCATTTGGTGCATATTTTTGCCCACGGGTAGAAGCGCATCATGTTCAGCGGGTGTTCACACTCCAGAAGACGCTTGGCCTCTGAATTGAGGGTATTCCGTATCCACGCAGAAAGAGTTACCTGTTCGAGCGTTGCGGCCTCTTTCCATCTATTTCGTTCATAATCGTTGGTTCTGATTAAAACCTGCTTATCCGCAGGGCCATCAGCAGCATTGATTAACGGGGAGACCGTTGGCGTTATTGTTTCTGCCACTTTGTCCATTGCCGCACGAATATTGTCTTCTTCTGGGTTACTGTCCTGGGTCATTGTTGTCAAAATCCCTGTAAATCGGCCTGTCTTCTAAATCCGATACTACTTCAGCATCGATAATGCCGTCGTCAGGTTTTTGATTTTTTGCAAGAATAGATGAAACTGTTTCCGCAGGTAGAACGCCTGCTATACCCATGAGTTCTAGTAGTTTTCTGGCTTCTGATTCAGCGTCAAAGCCGGAAGCAGGCATGATTACACCAGGCTGTCCGGCAATGGTTGCCCTAATTGTAGAGTTGATATTTGCGTCAACATTTACATTAACATTTGTCTGCTCCATGCCGAGTAGTTTTGTTCTTCGGTCCATGATTGATAGGACCTGTTGAATTGCCTTGAGGTCTGGCTCGACCTGCACTTCTGTTCCGTCGTCCATTGAGACACGTCTATGTTGTGTCATTGGCCAAATTGCTTGCTGGAGATTATCTAGCCGTTCGAGCTCCATTCTCAGAATTTCTGGATACGCAAGAATGGCCTCCTTGTTCATTTTTTCTAATTGACGCTGAACTGAGCGTGCTACCGACTGAGTAGATATGCCGAATCGTCGGGCTATCTCATTAACAGAAGTTCCGGCTTGCCTCATCTTGAAGATGCGCATATCGCGCTCGTGGAGGAACTCTTTAGTAGTAATTGGTTTTGATTTTTCGTCGCTCACGTTACAGCCTTAGACCAGTCAATGACCTCAAACGGGAATTTGACGCCTCTCTTTATTTTAGTCGGCCATTGGCGCTCGTCACGTGCACCACGGAAATGACGGACATCGTAAACATATGCGCCGAGAGCTGTTGGGTCTGGCTGAAGGGATATGCCAAATTCCGGCCACCTCGACCACACGGCAGAACCAAATGGCCGCAGGTCCCTGCTGGTCATGCTTGTGCCAAGTGGGGCGTGGTGCTCAATCCATAGCGCACATTTATAAACAGTCCTAATGGTGTCTAGATATTTTGCTACTTCTAGGGCGATTGATTCAGAGGTCCGCCCGCCTGGGTCAAGGAAAGCCTTATATAGCGGGCCAATGACTAGTAAGTCAGGACGCACCCTGTCTAGGGCCTCTTCAAGTGATGCCCTATCGCTTGCCTTGAGCAGGTCCATTCCGGACGGCCTGGTCAATAGTTCTGCATTTAGTCTAGTCACTCGGCCAGAAGCCATTGCCTGCATAGCAATTGAGTGACCAGTACGTCTAATAATTCTGTCTGGGTTTTCTAGGTCGAGGGTGAGCGTCTTTATGGCTGGCATGGGCTGAAAAGAGAACGGGTGGATTCCTGCAGCGCAGAGGAGCGCCACTTGTCGGGCGAGCATTGTCTTACCAACACCCTCAGCGGCCACGACTATGACACGCTCGCTTCTCTCAAGAAGTCCTGGTATGACCCAATCGTAGGTGTCTCCATCAGTCTCTTTAAGGAAATCATTCCAGTGAACTAGGCGGCCAGTATCAAGCGAAAAGGAGACGGTGGCTGTGGCCAATATGAGATTGCTTTTAGCAATTTTTTGCTTAACATTGAGGTCGTCCCTTTCTATTAATTCCTTTAGCTTCTGTAGGGCAAGGTCCTCTGGCGACAAATCCTCATTAATTTTTATTCCCGTTAGTTCAACTTCCGTAAACCCATTTTCTGAAACTGAATAATCATTGAGCACGGGAGGCGCTTCGTAGGCGACCAAATCATCAATTGACATTCCAGCAGAAAGGTGGTCGGTTATGTCCTTGTGGGATGGACATATCCAAACCTGAGCGTCACAACCAGCGTCAATTAATTTCTCACAAACATTAAGCGCATGCTTGATACCAACTTCGTCATTGTCTGCGACTATTTCAACAACGCTCCCACTCAAGGGTTCGGTGTGTATCTCGAGCCATTTACCAGCCCCACCTGGCATCGTCGTTGCAACGAAACCTGCCTCAATTAGTGTGTCTGCATCCTTCTCCCCCTCGACCACCCATATGGTTGCATCAAATGCTCGCGCTGAGATAACTCCAGGGAGGTTGTATAGGACTTTCGGGACATCACCTAAGCTGTATTCCCATCCACTCTTGCCGTCGGGCTTGCGCTGACTGAAAGATTTCTTTCCGTCTTCATCTATGTAGCGGAGTTTTTGAAAAAGAAGTAGACCATTCTCGTCCGTGTAGTCATAGGTATTGGTCAAGGTGAGTTTCTTGGGTGGTCGGGAAATTTTTTCACTCAAATCTTTTGTTTCTCTATTCTTTGCGGCTGGAAGTTGTCGCGTCTCCTGTTTAAAAGGCCTGTCATATTCGTCTTTTTTCGGCATCAAGTCAGAAACACTAATGCCAACAGACTGGCATATGTCGTCAACGTTGCATGACATGCCACGATGACAGGTGACAAGGACACGACCGTCCGCCCCTTGTCCCACGGATAGGGATGGATTTGAATCATCATTTCTACACGGACAGCGCGCAATCCAGCCAGAGCCAGCCTTACGCACGCCATCCAAGAGTCCTAGAAAGTTTTCTGTTTCTGGCGATGGAATAGTAGGCATTGGCTAATCGCTCTTTTTCTAATGAGGTAGGAGTATGTTGAATGGTATCTTAGGTACGGGGACGATGTTCATTTGTCTCCGCATTCTATGACGCTCGCGCTCGGATGTCCCTCCCCAAATACCAAACATCTCATGATAGAGAGCATACGAGAGGCATTCAATTTTAATTTCGCACGTTCCGCATATTTGTTTAGCAATTTGAGTATCTGCTCTGGCCTGTCTGTAATTTTCAGAAAACTGACCAGGCTGAGATTTGTCAGCCATAGGGAACCATATATTTGGATTATGTCCCGTGCATTTTCCGCCTCGCGGCATTACGTCCACCCTACTGACTGATTCCAATTGAACCTCCGTTGTATGGGCGAGAGCTAAATTCCCCCCGCAATGCGAACTATGTCGCGTGCAGAAAGATACACGACTGCGCTGCGAATCACAAGCAAACCAGCAACATCTTCTGAAGAAATATCCACTGCCTCCATTGGTACGCCAATACGTGCAGCAATTGCAGCTCTGGTTTTTTCAATGCGCGTTTCTTCTGCAGCTAGATTGTCGTCATAAAAAACATTTTGAACTAAAGGCGCAGACATTTTTTTAATCTCAACATCTTGTTCTTCCGCCCTAAGGCACCACATGCATGCTATTTCATCAGATGTTGCGGCTCTTTTGCGTACGTCGATATGACCACATTCAAGTTTGTGATGATAAACAAGATGACCCCACCTACCGGTCTTCTCGATAGATGTTATTTTTTTACGTGGGGCTCTGCGTCTTTCTGTTGTCATTATGAAAGATGCAACTCGCGCAGTTATTTAGCGCGACGACTAAAGAACTTACGGAACCAAGTCTGTAAAATTCCAACCTTGCCATTTACTTTTACATTCGGATTTGCGGCAATAAAATCGTCGGCCCATTCAATGACCTCATCGCGAAGCTCATCCAAGATATCGAATTGAACTTCGGGCTGCTTCTCCGCGGCCTTCTTCACAGGAGCCTTCTTGGCAGCGGCCTTCTTCACCGGGGACTTCTTGGCGGCGGCCTTCTTGGGGGCGGTTTTCTTTGCAGGAGCCTTTTTAACGGCGGCCTTCTTGGGGGTCTTTGTTTGGTTCTTTTTGATGCTTTCAGTCATGATGCAACCTTAGCGCATGAGTGTGTCGGCCGTTGCAAAAGCGGTTTATTTGTTTACCATGGAAATGAAGAATATTTGTCTAAAATGCCTCGTGGACCAATACATGGATGATTTTAGTAAAATGGCTCTTGCCCTGACATCGGCCCAGCTGGCGAAAGATACGGCAGTCGAGGAACATGGGGTTGGGGAGGATTTGGCCATCCATTTTCTAGCGTGGATGGATGACGGACTGATTTCGATATCTCAAATGAACTCTGAAACAATGAAATTGGACCCAGAAGTACGCTTTGAAAGATGCAAAGAGGTGTGCAAGGTACTCCGCAAGGATATGTGGGCCACGGCCATCACCATGGTCTCGGAGGGTTACTGCTCCCTAGACTCCCATAAAACCAAGAATATGGACCTAGCTTTGGCGTTTTCGGACCCCAAATTGCCCATATATGAATGCCTGACGGTTAGCCATGCGTCAATTGACGAAGAAAATGGCCATATTACGCCTACATCCATGGTTGCCGCCCCATACAAGATTGCGTTAGGGCGCAAGGTGCACTGGAAAGAGGTGCTGGTTTATCCGGAAAAAGCAGAACACCATACAAAACAAACAAAATACCCCCACATGTTAAATAGAGTTCTTCAAATGGGGCCCAGCGAATCGGTCGACGACCAGAGCCTTCTCGATGCTGCTGCAAAAATAGCCAGTTTTGGTTTTATTATGCAGAGCATTATTTAGATAAACTTATTAATGTGAATGCATTTTACGATAGCCCAGGATTTGGCGAAATGTCCATATTTGAAGATAAACATTCTGGGTTTAGTATTCTTCGGGCCGACAGGCTTCCGTGTCCCGTTTGCGGTCACCCGACTGGCGATTGTGAGGGCAATTCTGCAAGTTTGTTGCCGGAAGATATTTGGGGCTACAACACGCACTCTTCTCTCGATGACTCCTTGGCGTTTTGTATGCAAGAGGATTATTGCGAAGAGCGAGAAATTGCGCCAGGTATTGTTACAAAAATAGTTGTCCATAAAAAAGGCAAAAACATTTCTATCGCCGAAGCCAGGAGACTTGGCTTTTTAAATTAATTTTATATTCTCTCGACTTTTTCTTTATTCATCTGTGCGCTACACTCGTTTCCTAGTTACTATTCAATCCACCCACCTGACAGGAAATCATGAACCACATTGATGACAAATTCGTTGCTTCTTACGCCAATCGTCCCGTTCCATGGGGCTTCAATGGCATGGGAGAAATTGTTTTTCTCCGTACCTATAGCCGCACAAAAGACAACGGCAACATCGAAACATGGCCCGAAACGATTCAGCGTGTTGTCAATGGTGCAATAGAAATTGGCGTTCCCTACACCCGCGAAGAAGCGGAAGAGCTTTTTGACCACATGTATAACCTGCGCTGCTCAATGAGTGGGCGTGCTTTGTGGCAACTAGGAACTGGAATGGTTGCACGTTTTGGCGGAGCGTCTTTAAACAACTGCTACTTCACGAATATCGAAAAAGTTGAAGATTTTGAAATGCTGTTTGACTACCTGATGCTTGGCGGTGGCGTGGGTTTTTCCGTAGAGCGTTCAAAGATTCACGACTTGCCCAGAATCAAGAGTGGAGTAACTATTACACAGGAGCGTAGTAACGACGCTGACATTATTGTTCCAGACAGTCGTACTGGCTGGCGTCGCCTTTTGCATAGCGTTCTTAAGTCGTACTTTGATACCGGCAAGTCCTTTACCTATTCGACCATTTTGATTCGTGAGTTTGGTGCACCTCTCAAGACGTTTGGCGGTACTGCTTCCGGACCTGGAGCCCTCATTGATGGTATTAGCGATATTTGCAAGGTTTTAGATAACCGTGTCGGCAAGAAGCTTAGGTCAATCGATGTTTTGGATATCTGCAATATCATTGGTCGAATTGTTGTTTCCGGTTCATCAAGGCGTTCGGCGCAAATCGCAATGGGCGACCCTGACGATGTTCTCTTCCTCCGAGCAAAGAACTGGGGTTCAGGAAACATTCCTGGGTGGCGAGCAAATAGTAACAATTCGCTATATGCCGACGGCTGGGAAGAAATACCAGCAGAACTATGGCGTGGATATGACGGCTCGGGAGAGCCATACGGTCTAGTTAATAGGAAGCTCGCACGAACTCACGGTCGCCTTGGCGAAAAACGCCCAGACGCAACAATCGAGGGCTTTAATCCATGTGCGGAAATTGCACTTGCAGATGGAGAATCGTGCAATCTCGCGACAATTTTTCTTCCTAATATCGAATCTTTGCCGCAATTCTTGTCACTTTCGCGTCTCCTTTACATGACGCAGAAGCAAATCACCAGACTCCCGTACCCGTACGAGAAGACGACATCTATTGTCAGGGCCAATGCACGCCTTGGTCAAAGCATTACTGGAGTTCTTCAGGCAACTGAACAGCAGGTTTCGTGGCTCGATACGGCGTACAAGTACTTACGCGACCTTGATAAGGAGTATTCCGCGGAAAAGGGGTTCCCTGAGTCTGTGAGAATGACCACGGTTCAGCCTTCAGGCACTCTCTCGCTGCTTCCAGGCGTTACTCCGGGCATTCACCCGGCTTTTGCCCCTCACTACATCCGGCGCGTTCGTTTTGGAGCGGCAGACCCACTTGTTGACGCATGTCGCAAGCGTGGCTACAAGGTCGTATGGGATATCGGCATTGATGGCCGAGAAGACCATACGCGTTATGTTGTGGAATTCCCCTGCATGTCTCCAGAGGGCTCAACTTTGGCAAGCGAAATGACAGCAGTGCAGCAGCTTGAGTGGGTAAAGAAAGTTCAAACCGAGTGGGCAGACAATGCTGTTTCCGTTACGGTCTATTACCGCAAAGAAGAGCTAAAAAGCATTCAGGAGTGGTTGACTGAGAACTACGACAAGAGCGTGAAGTCCGTATCATTCCTCTTGCACAGCGACCACAACTTCGTTCTCCCTCCATATGAAGAGATAACAAAAGAACTATACGAAAAGATGGTCTCTAAAATCGACTTCTCCATTCCATTAGTACAAGAGAAGTTCAACGGAGAGATTGATATGGACGATTGCGCAACTGGAGCTTGTCCGGTAAAGTAGTCACATGCCTAAAAACATGTCCCTCGAAGAACGTTTTTTCCAAAAGGTAAACAAGACTGATTCCTGTTGGTTATGGACTGGAGCGCCAAACTCTCGCGGGTATGGTTCTTTCGCGGTAAACCGCAAGACAACCTCGGCCCACCATTATTCTTATATCATCCATAAGGGTGAAATCCCTGATGGTTTAATAATCTGTCATACCTGCGATGTTCCGGCATGTGTCAATCCAGAGCACCTGTGGGCCGACACCTATTCTGCCAACTCAAGGGACATGTTTAACAAAAACAGACAAGGAACTTCTAATAGGAAGAAAGATGGCTGCAAGAAGGGTCACTCTTTTGAAGAGTTTGAACCTCTTGTCTATGTAAAGAAGCAAGGCAGACAAATTGGTAAAGAATACAGAGTTTGTAAAGAATGCAAGCGCGAGTACCGTCTAAAAAACAAAGAGAAGCAAAATGAACGGCAAAGAAATCTGTATCATGCTAGAAAAAACAAGCAAAACCCCTAGCGTCGGTGGCCCAAGGGATAAGGCAACAGACTTCTAATCTGTCGATTGCAGGTTCGAATCCTGCCCGGCGCGCAACGTGAGTATAGGATTTAATTATGGACACCAACATAGGCTCAGACCCTGATTTTCAAAACATCCTTGACCGTTTTGCTGACGGGATACCGGCAACGATTGACTGCGGGTATGGTTGGGCGAACCTAATAAGGGAATGCGATGATATTTTATTCGCACAAGACCCAAACTACACAATCGCACAGGTCAAAGAAAAGATGGGTGGATTGCGGTTTTATTTTAATCTCACAGACATGGATAGCTACATGAAAGTGAATTCATTGATTATTGCTATTGAAGAAAGTTCTTTTACTATATGTGAAAGATGTGGGGAACAGGGATACGCCCGCAAAGAGGAAGAATCTGGCAGGCGTTACGTTTCGTGCGCCGAGCACACAATTCATTCCCACATTTCAGGGTTGGGGTGACCCGCTGCTTTTTTAATTTTGATAGCCATTCTTGCTACGACAATGGTGGAAACAATCGCTGCCATCCAGTTTATGACGTTAGTTATTTTCTTTTTCACTTATTTGTCCTGCATTCTTCTTTACCCGTTAAACGCTTTGGTAAATCCCTCAGGACAGGTTTTTGTACATATCAAATCTGCAATAACAGGCGCAACCGCTGCTCCGATTGCAATGCCAACACCCGCTGGCGTTGCCCACAGTGCTGCTGAATCTAAACTTTTGGCTAAACAGTTTGAGATTATGTTTTTCAATAGTGTGTGGTCAATGCTCTCGCTAACGAATGGTATTAGCAGAAATCCTTCCGTTATGATTTCACTCATTGCCGTTACTATTACAGCCTTAGTTGCCATATCTGCAACATAAAGAAGCGGCTGTGCCATAATTGATAGAGAGGTTGATGTTGCCGCTCCTGCGGGCTGTGCTGGCGTAAAATAGGCAACAACCCCGGCCGAGATTGCTGCAGTCACCGCTATGTTGCAGGCGTTCTTATCCAACCATTCGTATGCGTCTACTACGCCATCTTTTACTACTTCATAGCCTGATTGTATTTGATTTCCCAAATCAATGAGTACTGGTAATACTTCGTCTCCCACCTCCAAGGCAACCATGTCTTCAAACGTGTGGTTCTCTTCGGGATGAGCGTGAATGTACCTTCTGGCGTTTTCGGTAAGTGCGTGATAACCGCAGTCCGAACCTGGCCATTCACCACCCCAGCCGTAAGACCTCACCTCATAGGGGTCACAGTCTGAACAATGAAAAACAACTCCAATACCTTTTTGTGCTGCCATTTTATTTTCCTCTACTTATATTGTTCATGGTCGATTCAGTCTTGCTTGACGCTAGTTATCGGTCCGCCAGCAACCCATGCGCGGCAAGTTCTCTTGGATGCACACTTAAAATCAAACGCTTCGCAGTAGCCTAGTTCGCCGGCTTTGTCTATTGCTTCCCATTCATCTTTTTTTTCTTCCCCAACGAGCCCGCCCTGTATGCATGACTTCATTTGCGGGGTAACAATAAATACGGAGCAGTTACCACATTTTTGCTTTTTGGCCTCTTCAGCACTTACTTCCCACTCATTGGCAAGCTTTGACCAGAACTCTTCATTTTCCTCTCCTGGATTAAGTGGACCATAATCAGCAACGGCAATTGCCTTTTTACGATTTTGAAGATTTACAGAAATGTCCTTTGTTGCTGTCGGGCATTTGGCGGAATCGTCTGCTTTTTCCTCTATGCGAATACCCTTGATTGGCCCATTATAAGAAGCCCACGTATTGTCGCTCACTTGAATTCCTCCCATGTCTTGTCGCCCACACCAAAATATTCGCGAGCATAACCCGCAGATACAATGTCAAGGTTGAGACAAGCTGTTTTTTCTGACTTTATGTCCTTGTCTGAATAAATCTGTGCAAGAACTCTGCCGTATTTGTCATCTTTTCCTGCGATTGTTTTAAGAAAAACTACTTGATGCCTAGTGGTCCAGTCTTGAGTGAAAGATTTGGCTTTTAGTCCCATCTCTTTTTCTCCCAAATCCTTAGTTCTTGACTCGGGGGTGTTGAGTCCGTAGAGCCGAACTCTTACCTTATGATGAATATTGAAGCCGAGGTCAATGAGAACATCAAGCGTGTCCCCATCAACCACCTTAATAACTTTTGCTGCATACCAAAATTGTTCAGCCATTTTTTTGCTTTCTCCGCTTTCGCATCATTTTTGAGGCACTAGCAATTCTCTTGGCCTTGTCTGCGTCTGACGGAATATACGACATAGAGGACTTGAGGGATGGGACCAAGCTCGCTAGTTCACGTCTTGCCGCAATCCTGAGAGACAGTTCGCCGTCTGCGTCAATGTCAGAATAATCAAAAATCCCACCTGTTGGGCAAACGCCTTTCATTTCTTCTGAATCAAGATTTGAGTAGTAATTTTCAGACGCATTTTTGTTGAAGATATCGAACTCGGAATATGATTTTGTTTTATCTTTTGTTTTTTGATAACGCTGGAGCATGCGGCGTCCCTTAGCTGCGAGCTTTTTGGCATCATCCACGTTTTGTGGCACTGGCTCTCCCCATGCGGCAGCGGACAACGCGAGTCTTGTTGCTCTTCCCTTTTCATCTTTCATGGGTCCAGAGGGGTTCGTAAAAAATCTAGTTAGAAAGGAGCCTTTTCTTCTCATTTTCTCTGGGGTATTCGCAGCACCCATTACCCCCGGCTTAAGGTTGGCCCCTTCTTTTCTGCGGAAATACGCTCGTCCGGCTGCGGTCAGTCCACCCTTAGGGTCACGATAGACAGGCTTGCTGACGCTCTTTTCAATCATCTTACTGAAGACAGAGGAACCATAGTACTCGTCGAACATGGGTTGCATTTCAAGGCGCTTGAGTTCGATTATGGATTGCTCGGTAATTTGCTCAAGGACTATTTCTGATTCAATTTGGTCAGATATTGCCTGTAGCTCTTCATAAAGCTTCTGGGTTTCGTCAATAGGGTTTGTCATATACACAATCTTCCCACATAAATGTGTCGATATAAAGGAAACCCCCCGGTTTCACCACATTTAAGCGGCTACTTCCGGGGGGAACCCTTAAGAGCTAGAAGTTATCAGGCTGGCTCGTTGTCGAAGGTAACCTCAACGAACGCTTCGGGACGCTTCACTGCGAGAGCTAAACGCTGCTCGGCGAGAATCACGATTGCGTTACGGATGAAGAAGTCCGAGTGCTGCTCAGAGATACGAATGCTCGCCTCTTCGCGGTCGTACAACTGTGCTCCTGTACCGAATGCTCCGACAAGGGCCTTGCCAGCGGTCATTGCTGGGGTATCAATTACCGGCATTCTCCAGACGCGTGGCTCGCCACCCATTGCAACCGAAACTGCGATGAGGTACTGGCCATTGGCATCCTTGGTCAATTCGATGTCTTCCCAGTCGTTCGGGTGCAGTACGACGCCAGATGGCTCGTAGTAAGCAAGGAACGAGAGAGTTGCGGCGCGACGAAGTGCATCGGCCTTTGTATCTGCGACCGGGGAGTTTTCTCCATCTGACCAGGCGTATTGCTGGATGTTGGGGGTATTCAAAACACCAAGCAAGTTCTCGCCGACGCCATCACCATTGAGGATTTGATTATCCTCAAGGAGACGGAGACCGTACATGAGTTCGTTGTCGATGATTGAACGCAATTGCGGCTCGTCCGACAGAACGTTGCGGTGTGCAGCTTCCCAGTGTGCGAGTGTGCGAATTGGGGCTTGCTCACCAACGAAGGCGAACGACGACTGTGGCTTGAGGCCAAAGGCGGTGTTGCCGCTATTTCGCTCAGCAACCGATGAGGCGCTGTTCGTACCATGGCCCGTCTGTAGGGTCGTGAAACCCAACTGACGGAAGTATTCGATAACAGCAGCATTGGTCTTACGGGCCGGGAACAAGTCGCGAACGCGCTTTGTGCGGGTCGGCGGGGTCACCATCGGGTCACGCTGAATCGTTCCAAACGAACCAGGGGTGCCGGTCGGGGTTGCCGAGAAGACATCCTTGACGTTGTACATTCCTTGGGTCGTCAGTGAAGCAGCGACGGTCCATGGGGCAACCATGTTTGCGCCATTGCGACCACCATTGAGTGCCTTGAATTCCGGAGAATCAAGAAATAGCTGACCGATGCTCTTGATTTCACGTGAAGACAAGTGACTGAGGTCTGCGGCAGCGGCAGCGTACATTGCTGCGGCTGATTCGCCTGCAGGCTGTGAGCCCCACTGGTCGACTGACTTCATGGTATCAAGGTCACTAAGAAGCGACTTGATTTCCTTGATGTCTCGCATGTTCTTGTCGAACGCGGTCTTCTGTTCCGTAGTGACGACTACTGTGCCGTCTTCTACCTTGAATGAGTCAGCGATGGTCTTGTTGTCTGCCATCTTCTGACGGAGGGCTGATTGAAGCTCCTCGGTACGGGAATTGTCTTGCGACATTTGTTTCTCCTCTGTTGAGATTGAGTGTTGGGTTGTTGTTGTTGTTGTTTATCTAGGCTTAGGTCAGCACCCAGCACTATGTATAATCAAAAATAACAGATGATTTACACTCTCCAGTGGAACTAATAATATTTTGCAATTAAAGTACGTAAATAGATGAAGTATTATTTAATACGTAGTTCTTTTGCTAGCGAACTTTTTCTCGCTACAGTTGGCTTAGAAGTCTCTCTTAGAACTGTTCTTACTGCACGTCGCGTCTCTTCTTCGCGACGATTCCGCATGTTTCTGCGCCCTAAATCAGTAGAACCAGTCCTGTTTGAATAATCGCTCATATTGGTACATGGCATCCAAACCGTGCGCCCAGACTTGCTTATTCGCCTACTAATACCTATGCATCCGATTTGACGGGAACGAGCCCTCGCTGAGTCTGCATCCAAGAACACATCGACATCATTGTCGCGTACGAATTCAGGTCCGGTCCCTTTCGTGCCACAGCAGTTAAGTGATTTTGAATTAAATGAAGAGCCTGAAACGAGCCCCACGCCAGAGAGTGACTCAATGCCACGAATTGGCTTTTCTCTTAGGTTTTCCCAGCCGTCAGGCCGGCGTTTATTTTTCCCCTTGGTACGTTCCTTTGATGATTTTGAACCAGGAACCACGGTTCGCCATTTTGATGTTTCGGCAGTATTGGATATTCTTTCTAGTTCCTCTATTGATTCACAAGGTATCCAATTTCCTTTGCGGTCCTTGTGGGCACCAGAACAGCCAATATCTTTGGCTAGACGTAGAGCATCGGCTTTTTTTACCAAATCTTTTTTACTTGCCATTTTTGACCTGCCTACGAGCCTTGTTTATTCGTTCTGAAATTTGTTGTTTTTCAGGAGAACGTTCTCCGCCTACTAGCCCAAGAAGGACCTTTGCCCTGCGTGCGACTCTACGCTTATCGCTACTTTGCATTATTTCTTTATCGGCTGATTTTCTAATGAAACTCTTACCGAAAGAAGAATTAAGAACTTCTTTCTCGATACTGCTAAAGGCAAACTTTGGATTTAGTTCAATCCGCCCCATTTTTTCGTTAAAAATTATCTTCCCGCTATGTATTCTTCGGATGAAGTTAGACCTGCGCACAGAATTCTTGAATGATTCAGCTTTGAATGCAATAGCATTAATTTTATTAGTGCTGTTTGTGAACTTATTCATTTCTAGTCCAATCGCATTAATTTTTCGATGCGATATGTCATTTATTGATTTTCTGGCATATGTAAAATTTTCTTGCTTAACCTGGTTTTCTTTTTCTGGCACTTGGAGATTATTTTTGTCAGCAAAAAATCCAGTAAAAACGCAACCAACAGGCACGTTTGCACCAATGTTTTTTTCATCAAAATCAAAATCTTCAATAATTGATTTACCAAATTCAGTAATCGATTTTACGTGAATAACTTCATTTTCCATCGATGCCATAACGTGCGGCATTCCACTAAATACGTCTTTTATGAAACCAATTTTCATACATTGCCTCCAGAGAACAGTAGTTTTAGGCTGTTTTTACCACTTTGCAAACCTTCAAGGCGTACTTCGAATAGCTTCCCAATGATATTCATATGTATTCTTTCTCCTTCGGAAATACCATATTGATTCATCGAGTTGTTGAAATTTTTAGGATTGAATTTCCTTGCTCTATTTATTAGGATGTTTAGATATTTCATAAACAACAATCTTTGTTCGGCTTTTAGTGCTTGGTAATAATCGGAATATGCCGGAGTTGCTTGTGAACTATAAAATTCGCTGAGCGTCATTTTCATGCGATTCGTAATTTCAATTTTAGACAAGTCTATTAATCCGGATGTGGAGTTTTGCCCCAGTACGAGCCTTCGAGCGTCAGGGGTATCTAGCGTGTATATAGACGTCATCGGACGTTCGCGCTGGTCGGTGAGGAAATCCGACACAAGCATTGCGGCCACGTCCTGAGGGTCAAGTTCGTTAAACTTTGCATCAGGATTGAAGACGGCTCCAGGTATTGCTGCAGTCACCTCTTGTCTCAAGAACTGACGTGAATCGCCTGGTTTTGATGCAAAGACGACGTCTGGAGATTCCAGCCCGAGGGTCTGCTGTACATCTGATGCGAATCTTTCGGCAATATGCTGAAACTTGGATGGCTTTTCGTAAAGAAAAAGACTTTCTGACGGGGTGGATACGGCGCTGATGTTGTTGGCCAATCTCTGTCTTTGTACTACTCCAGCTTTTGCGAGTATCTTAGGCATGATTGAGGGGTCAACCGAAGAAAGGCTTCCCCCATCAACAATAAATTGAATAGCTTCATCCACGCTTTTTATGAGTTTGCGTCGTGGTCCAAATGATTCGGTATTTCTTACGGACGAAGACTCGGTCATCGACGAAAGTCTCTTGCCCCAGACCTGAGACGCCCAGCTCATTCTCCCCTTTATGACTTCATTGGGGTTTTTGACACCAGTAAAAGATTCGGAATATTTGAGACCGTCCCCTATCTCTTCGGCAACATTGCGTAGTCTTTTGGCTGGGTCGCGCGAATTATCCATAGCCATGGCCTGATTGACGACGCGTCCTAGTTTTCTTCGCTCTCCAATTTCCAATTTCCTAGCTTTTTCTAATCTCAGATATGAGCCCCCGGGGAGAACATAGACCAAGGACTTAACACCAGTATTTGACAGAAGACCAAGCTCTTCGCCGCCAATATCCTTTGGTGAAAGCGCTGACATTATAAATAATGCCCCCTCCATGTCTCTGTTGTCTGGGATTGCTCTCAAAACTTTGTTTGGAACTACCGGTTCAAGCACGAAGCCGTCACGCCTCACCATGCGGCGCACCTTGATGCCAGAATCCTTGTTAAACGCGCCTATGGACTTGATTGAATCATTCAGTCTTGACGCTGCTGTTTTGGGATTGTCGTACGTAACTTTAGGGATTTGTGGAGCCCTGGAGAGGATGATTGAACTGTCGTACGGTGCCCCAGTTATGTCCCTTCCTGTTGTTTCTGGGGTTATTCCAGAAGTCAATGCTCGTCGCCCGGCACTTATCGCAGCACCTAAAGCAGAGGGTATTCCAAACAGTTTTGCCCCGCATGTAGAAAGGCGGTTGTCAGTGAACCTTCCGCCGTACTGGTAGCCCTCTGGGCATCTGTGTGCCCTATTCTGTCCAGGGAGAGAGCCGCCACGACCACCAGGTCGTCCTGGTGTTATGGTCCGATAAAAAGCAGAGCGGACGGGAGACCTCAACGGGCCCGTGTCACCAGGGAGTAGGGTGCTGCGAATTGTGCTTGCAATTTGGCGACCAGCATTAGCCTTGAATTGCATTTCATTTGAATAAGGGTCTCGCTTGGTTCGCCGAGTGTTATTGAACCTCTTTGATAGGGCTTTATATTCTGTCGCCCCCTGAGAGGATGCTTTTACACCACGCATGTAGTCTAAGTTTTGTTTCGTGGCAGCATTAAACAAAATAACTCGAGTTACGAGAACCTCACCATCTCCACAACATTCCTGAAAATCAGCCACAACATTCCTCTTCCAGGGACGCAGTACGAATAACTACAGAGTACGCCTTTTTGCCGTTCTCATCTTCGCCTTCTATTTGCCAGTTATTTTCATCTTGAAGAAATTTGATAAATTTGGGTTCCATTTCAGAAAATTCACCTAAAACTTTTATTGCATGCATTATGTCAGACTCGGTAACTACGAAATTTTGTTCTGTTTTGGACTCAATTTCTGAATGCTCGTAGAAAAAAATATCTGAATTAAGTGACGAGTCCGCGCTCTTCCCAGAATTCCGAATTATGTTTTTGGGTTTTTTCCCGTCAAGCGCTGATGCAAATTGAGAGTCTGTCCAATTGGTGAGTTTTCTAAATTTTTTGCGGCAATTTTTCATCCCTGGATGATGGCATCCTTCATTCGGCCACAGTCCAGTCGTCTCATGGTGCAGCCATGCGCAGATATTGTTCAACGGATATAGCTCGGGGTGATTGGCGAGAATGACCCTACATCGTCTGAAGCCACCGGGCTTTTTCATTATCGGACGCCAGTACCTAAGAAGACGCTCGAGGTTGCCTCTCCGAGGGCCGTAGCCACGCAGGACATCGCCAGTAACAAGCTCTTGCGGCAGCATGCCACCAAGCGGGTCCGCTTTAATTAGCTCGTTATCCGACATCTTGCTGCTCCTCTAGTTGGCGAAGTGTTTTTGTAGCCCGCCATGCGAAATCTCGTTCTTCCGCGGTTTTGAAAATAAAGTTATTTGCATTTAACTTTACCATTTGATTGCAGCATGACTTCGTAAGCATTCTCTGTTCAATGGTTTCTGAGATAAATGATTTGACTGCACGTTTTGTTTTGTCAATCTTTTTCTTATTTTTGCCGACAACAGCATGCGAAGGCATTGACTCAAGTAATGAATCGTTGACTGGTCTTGTTTTGGTTATAAAAGTTTCATACCATGCGCCAGATGTTGGTCTTTTGGGAGCGTCCCACATAAATCTCTGAAATGGGGTAGTGCGAAGTTTTGTAAAATTCCGAGCAGTGCTCGAGAGGTGAATGATGTCAGCTTTCAATGCAGAGCCGTCAGAACGTTCGACTATTGCGTCTTTTTGTCCAGGCTTTGCATCTAGGTCATAATAGACACGACTATCGTTCAAGAGACCAACCAGTACTGACTTCACATCAAGCCCCCTGCTGTCGTAGTGAGGGTGGGCTTGTTTGTTTTTTTCATGTCATTTAACAATTCTTTTGCCGCTTTTATAATTTCATCGCTTATTGCTCTAATGAGTGTGGCTTCGGCTGAGTCTCCGCCAATAGGGCTTTTTGAGTGAGAGCGTGGGTCTTCAATATTGAATCCGGTTGGGTGGGCAAATTTGACATTATTGAACCCGCGACCAGCTAAATCATTTTTCATCTTTTGTGAAGCTCTGTAATTTCTTAACATGGCCATGCTCTCCGTGTTAAGTTGACCTCCACCAATGGAGTAGAAGTAATCAATTTCTTCGGGGGAAAATCCGGCAGAACGTAGTCTGTCTGCGATTGTTTTAGTATTGACTACATCGCTGATGTCCTCTTTTGCAGAAGCTGCTTCAAGTCTTTTGAAAGGTATATTTATTTGCTCTACGTCAGAAATGTCGAATCCACCAAGTATTTGCGCCTCGAAAGGCTCACGAGAAGAGCCCTCGGGGAGTTTGGATTCAAATGAGTTTGGCATTTTGCCGTTTTTGCCGCGTGTGGCATTGACATTTGAGAAATCGTTATTTAACGATGCTGAAATCATGTTGATGAACGCATCTTGTCGGTTACTGTCAGCGCTGACTCCGTCGGAGTTGAGTAATGCGTCCGCCACATCTTCGCGATTTCTTGAGTTTAATCTCACGGGCCTATGGGCAGAACTAATTGAGTTTCCACGTCCATAAGCGGTTCTTTCTGAGACACCGGGCCGCAAAACTATCTCAATATCGCCAAGGGCAGTCAATCCATCTCCAACGACATCTTCGTCGCCAATCTCAAAAACAGCATCTGGTCTTAGATTTCCAGAACGACCCTTCGTTACGTCTTGTTTCTTTTTGTCCATGTGGGACTTATGTACGAGATATCCGCTTACTGGAAGCAAATCTCCGTCTACGGAATCCGGGATACCGATGCGTGAATAGTATTCGCGTGCGTAGTTTTCCGAGGACAGTCCAACAGTGCTTCCAGGTTCGACTTCTGACTCGCGACTGGAAGACACGCCGACACCGCCCGTTGAGGAGCGAAGTCTCGCCCTGTCACCAACGCTTGTTCTGCCACTCGAAAGAGTGTCGGCTGTATCGGCATCTGGCGAACCTGCAGATTGGCTCGCATTCGCCGTTCGCTTAGCAGGCCTCGACAGCGCATCTTGCTGTCGCGTCAGAATCTCTTCTGCGTATTGAGGATTGTTTCTCATGCCAACTGAATCTATTTCAATGAAATCGCCTTCAGCATAAATGTCGGCCGCAAGCAAATCCATACTGTCATTGATTTCCTTTAGCACTCTGGCTCTTTCCCCAATTTCAACTTTCTTAACGTCGCCTTCTTCAAAATCAACGGCTCCAGTTAGTTTTGCGTCCTTAAGTCCCAATCCTCTTTGAAGTACTTTTGTTAAAGTAAGACCGCTTACTATGTCTGTCTGAACTTCGTCAACATGCAGGGGGACTTTCTGGTCGTCGTCTACTTCTCCGTTGTAAACGGTAATAGCACTCCATCTATGATGTCCGTCGAGCAGGTATTTGTCCGAGGTTGCCAAAATAGGGTCCATCATGCCTTGAGCACCGAACTGTCTTCCAGAGGCCTTGGCTGCAGTGTCGTCGTCATCTTTTAGGGCTTGAACTAAGGCATCGGTAAACTCTTTCGTACCCCTCTTATATTTGCCGTCTTCCGTAAGCGTTTTGGTATAGTGCTCGACGGCAGCCTTTAGTGATTCGTGCATTCCGTCAGTTTGCACGGCATCCAACTCCTGTTGGGATGGGGTGTATTGGGACGGGTCGACGGCAATATTTTCTTTTATTGCATCGTCACCCAGTTTTCCTCTTATTATTTCTTTAATCATCCCCGTTCCGTCAATTTCAGTAACGTCCCAATCAAGATTATCCATGACGAACTGTCTATCTTCATCCGATATTGCAGAAGCAGATTCTGGGCCTTTCTTGACCCTAGCCATAATTTCTTGAAATCTATCTTCGCCCTCCCATTTCTTTATGCCATAAGGGTCCATATGTTTGTGTGTTACTTTTTTGAGAGGAATCTCTCCAGCAAGACCAAGCTCTGCTCCGCGAGTATTCGCTCCAACCAAGCGCCCGCCGGCCTGTGGCATTTTTGCCCGTGGGATACCTAGGTTGTTTCCACAGAAAACGTTTTCGTCTCCATCGTAGAAATTGCAAAGATTCGTTTTGTATTGGTCGGCAAATTTTTTCAAGAAATTCTTTTTAATTACTTCCTCAAAGGCGGCAGGGTCTCCGCCACTACTAGTAATCGCAGCTTCTTCCTTTGTTTTGAAATCAAGCCATTCTTTTTCGTTATTTGCAATAACGTCTTGACCCATTTTTTTGATATCTTTGAAAAATTCTTCCTGGAGTGTCTTTGCAAAACTTAAAGATTCTTTTTGTTTTTTAGCAATCGCTTCATCGGAGGAGTATTCCAGACTGACGTGATGACCGAGGGCCATTAACGCTATTGCCTGTCCGACATTGTCTACTTTGTAAACAGCCATGTCCTTGGGGTCCGCGCTAGTGAACAAAGGCTTTAGGTCGCTTGGCTTTATTGAGTCACCAAAATCTTCTTTTAGCTCCTCTGGAGTGTATTCGTGAAGAGGTTTGCCGCGCTTACGGACTTTTGCAACAACATCGCTGGCTATTTTTCTAGTTTCATCTCGAGCGGCAGTAGCTTGCCTTTCCTTGGACCTTGCTGCATAATCTGGATTGTTTGTGAGACCCACTGAGCCAAGTTGGATGTAATCCCCTTGTTCATATTTTGCGTCGATTAAGCTTGGGGCGTTATCCGTTAAGTCCTTGGCGATATCAGAAAACTCATCAGCGCTCATATCTTCAATTTCGCCAACTTCCCATCGATTTTCCGCTCCCAAGCGAGCTTCCTTGATTCCAAATGCATCTTGGAAAACCTTACCCAGGGTCAGTCCTTCAATAATGTCTGTTTGTACTTCGTTTGCTGAGAGTGGCAGTTGAAGCTCTTCTGATAATGACCTATTCGCGACGACTATTCCAGCCCATCTATGATGTCCATCGAGAATATATGAATCTTTTGTTGTGAGAATTGGTTGCATGAACCATTCTTTTCGCATTTCTTCTAAATATTTATCTCTAAAATCTTTGTCAGATATCTTAGGGTTATCTTTTCTTATTTTTTCTGCTACTTCAATTGCTTTTTCTTGAACCGTTTGAGCGGTTCCATCTGCCTTGCTAGCTACTATTTGTTGCTGAGAAGGGGCATACTCACTTGGGTCCACATCACGACGTCTAACTGCAGGACCATTTTCTGGGTCATCAACCTTGATTAGTCCGTTAAGCCAATCAATAAATGGTGTTTCAAGGTTTACCTCGGTATCATTCCAGTCAGTATTTTCATAAAGCCACTCTTTCGCTCTATCTGAAAGTGTAGAAAAAGAATCTGCCCTGTGCTCCGCTGCCGTCTTCCCGCCCATTTCGTTCTTTAATGAGTGCTTGTCGGCGATGATTCCGTACAGGATTCCAGATATTTCCTCATCAGATACGGGAGGCTTTCCTTTTTCTGCGCGTTTAGCGTTTTGTTTTTTTATTGCTTTGTCTAGTTCGTCTGCAAACTCTATTTCAAGTCCCCTATCTCTAGACACGAGCGGGTCGCCGTTCTCGTCCTTTGATGGTTCCCATTTACCTGCTGCAATCCCATTTTTTAGTGCTCGAATTGCTTTGGTCTTGTGGCCAGATGACCGCCCATTTGTTTGAGGCATTTTTTCTCTGTCAATACCGATATGCCCTGAACACATAAGGTTATTCGCCGGGTTGTATAGGGAACATAGGTCCGCCTGATAATTGCCGATGTATTCACCCTCCATGGATTCGCGCGTCTTGGGGTCATTTAGGTCCGCATCAGGATTTCTCTTTGCATAGTCTTCCTGGAATGAGCGCCATTTTGGATGATTGTCTTTTATGTGATTTTTTGCAACTGTTTTAACTTCTTTTTCAAAGGCTTTCTGTGCTTGTTCGGTTAGGCGTATGTCTTGTTCTTTAACTTCGACGTGGTGTCCAAGCATCATCATTGCTACGGCTGTATGAACGTCGTCGACTTCGTATAGATTCGAGTCCTTCTCGCTAATCGAACGCCTGCCAGAACGCCTTACCGCTCCACCGAACTTTTTAGATATCTCATCATCGGACATGTCGTTAATATTTGTGCCGCTATCGACAACATCATTGAAAACTTCCAAAGCCTTTTTTGCGACTTCCCCCTCTTGACGCCTACGTTCGGCCAGGCTTCCGCTTGTATCTATCGTTCTGCCTGAAGAAAGTCTTTCGGAACGTTCTTCTGGTCCCATTTGTGCAAGTCTCTGCGCTCTTCTTGTTGGGCGAGAACCATCCGCTGATGGCACGGAAAACGGGGAGCGCACACCAGCGCCTGATGCAAGTTTATCTATGTCCGAATCTGTTGCCCTAACGCGAACTCTTCTATCAAAACCCTCATGCATTCTGTAGGCGGTTTCAGCTGCCTTGGCTATGATTTCTTCTTCCGGAGTGTCGGCTATAAATTTCGCCACCTCTGGATGAATATCCCCACGAGATATGGCTCCATCTTTCCCGCCACCGCCTAGTACGTCTTTTATGTTTCTGATAATTGAGGAGTTTGCCGCCGTACGTGACTCTGTTCTTTGCTGACGCGTAGATGGCTTCCCTAGTACTCCATCGGGCGTGGTGGCTCCAGAAGAGAGGGCCCCTGAGCCGCTGTCTGGATTGTCGTAATCGGCAAATGAGCCGCCAGCATCAGTAACCTTATCTAAAGTCGCCTTACTTCGGGTGCTGGCAGACTCGTCAGAATCACTTCGTGGTCCAGGGCCTGCTTTCCCAGATGAGCGTCGCTTGGTCACGTACTTGTCCGCCATGGCTTGAATTTTTTTGCCATGACTTCTAGCCCAGATTGCGTCTGTCGTGTTCTTGGAGAGATTTTCCGCCAATGAGTCGACGACTTCTACAGTATCTTTTTGATATGAAATTTCTGCACGGATAGTTCCGTCAGCATCTCTGCCAATTATTCTTATTCTCCCCGGCGGAGCAACAAATTTCTGCTCCGAATCCCCTCCCGTAGTTGGGAATAGTCCGCGGTCTTTTTCACGCACGGAAAGAATAACTCGCCGCTTGGTTTTTCCGGACTTGGGGTCACGCTTTCCGCGTTCCGGCATATCTGTTTTTTTAGTCCTACTTGTTATGACTCTTCCGGAAATGAACTGGTCCAGGCTGACTTCTTTGCCATCTATTTTCCCCTTCAAAACACCAGATTCAAAGTCAATTATTGCTTCCATCTCAAATGGTTCGCCTACCGACGTCCCATCGATTGCCTCCATCGTCGGTATGAGTAGATTTTCTACCTGCTGAACGACATCTCCTTCTTCAGAAGATGTTTTATCTACCTTTAAGCCGAGCTTTTTGAGGCGTGCGTTGCGCTTATTTATTGCTCGGCCGGCTCTTGTTTGCGAAACCGGGTCAAGAAGCATCCCTACATCTGATTCCGCTACATCTCCAAGCTCCTTCATAGCCTTTTTTTGTTCGGGCGTTGCTTTTACTCGGGCGCGCTCTTTTGCGCCGTGCTTTCGAGCTTCATCAGCGCTCTTGAATTTCTTCTTAGGCTTCGATGGTGGATTTATGATGTCATTGACTTTTTTATCAAGTTCTTTTTTGATTTGTGCTTTAGTCCGCGTATCTCCTGCGGACTTCATATTTTCTACGTACTGTTCTCTAATGACCTCAATCTCGTCGGCCAATTTCTTAAATTCATCAGACGAAGAGTCGAGTTTCGAGAGTCTTACCTTGTCGTCAACCAAGAGGCTGATAGTTTTCTTTTCGGGCATTGATTTAACTCTGTCGCGCAAATCATCGAGGTCGGCCCTGCGAGCAATATCGGCCATTTCTTTTGAATCAAGCAGACCTTCTCGCTTACGTATCGAGTAGACCTCATCATCAAATCTTTTTCTTTCACCACTAGCGCCTATACCGTACTTCTTGCGCCAAATTTTTGACGCCTCGTCGTATCGTTTTGCGTGAAAATCAAATTCTCTCTTGGCTTCCCGCACTGCATCAGCCTTGAGTATGTCTCGAACGATTTTTCCTGATGTGGTAAGCGGGAAAAAGGGGTCTTCTATCTCTTCTACCTCTAATAATTCCAGCCGTCTGGCACTGGCGTCACGCTGAGAGCCAATGATTGCTGCCTCTTCAAACATTTCTTCTTCTGAAAATTTGGAGAACTCTGTTTTGAATCGCTTAAGTTCTTCACGGATTGCGGCGGTAGCTCGCGCGTCGATGTCTTCATCTGATACTGAACCTGGGTCAACGGGGTCCGCGGGAATATCAAATACGTCATCTAATTTTCTCTGACCATCTGTGTCATCACTTGCCGTTCGGTCTCTTGCCGCCACAGAGAAGGACATGTTGTCCATCCACTCAAGAGCAGCGTCAACATCGTCGCCAAAGATAATTCCGCGTTCGCGTAGTGCCCAAATCTCGGCAGATGCTTCCAGCGCCCATACTTCCGAACCTACAGCGTATCCATCACGCGGGTATGCCCCAGCCAATGGAGCAATTGCCTGGATTCTGGTCATTGCGTCATTTAGCGATTCAATATTGATTGAGTCAGCAATGCCAGTCATTATTGACATAAGGTCGGAGCCTGTCAGGCTATTGATGTTCTTAACTTCACGCTCGCCAACAACAGCTCCTTTTTTATTTCTGACCGCAACGGAAATGAAACCTTTTTCTGTAATTTCTTTCTGTATTTTGTCCAGGAATACTTGAGATTGTTTGTGGTGAGCTATTTCATGGAGCATGATATGACTTGAAAATCCATACACGCCATCAAGGAGGCCGGCCATGCCTCTGGCCGTATGGTCTGCATTTACCATGAAATCAGCAACCGCAAGTCGTCCTTCTGCTTCGCTTCTAGCACCAATAGCAGATATTGCTAAACGCTCGTCTCCGCCCATGTTCGGAAGCATGGTTTCTTGATTGGCACTAATCATCCCCATATTGATGTGTATTGCCGTTTTCATCCCATTTTGCGTTCTATAGAAGGACGTACCAGCTTCATCATCTGTCATGAAGTTGAATTCAATTCGACCAACCCCACGCATGCTGCCTGGGTCTGTCATGAATTGGTCAAGTAAGGTTTCAAGCATTGCTCGTTGAGTGGTCTTGTATCGCTCAAAATCAGACTTCAATAGTCTTTCTTGTTCTTTACTAGAGAGCCTGTTCCAGCCAGGAGTAGATGAGAGTCTTGTTTTTACAAATTCTTTTATTTCTACATCTGTTAATAGCTCGTCCCCTTTTCCGGAAACATCAAGAACTTGCACATCCCAGCCAGCAGTGCCGCCTGTTTGCGAATGCATTTCTTTTAGTTTTTTAAGCGCCTTAACCGGAGCATCTGGGTCGTCGGCGTCAATCCCCAATGCGTCGTACATGCGCACAACTTCGGCTTTTTGACGAGCAATATCATCCTGACCACGAATGGCTCCGTTTTTAAATAAACGTAAATTCTCTGGGACGGCGATGTCTCGCCATTCCGGTATTTTGATTCCCCAGTAGGCGCACTTTTCCGCAAGAGCAGGGTCTCTTTTCGACCTGGGGCCATGTATCCATCTGAAGAAGTCTGCGGCGTTTTGGCGCAATCCCGTATATTCACCTTGGGCAGTGAGCTTGGCTGCCTGTCGCGCTGCAAAGCGAGAGAATTTCGATGCACTGAATCCAAAACAGTTTGCTCCAGTGGCGTCTGTAAATTGATTTGCTGCAGGCGTTCCTGGAGGACATCTAAATTTATTGTTTTCGTCACGAAGGATGCCAAACACGGCTGCAGCTCGCGAAAGGAGCGAGCCTCCTGGAACTCTGGATTCAAGACTGCGACCCGGTAATCTTTTTTCTTCTAGGGTGTTTTTTTCATTTTTACGTAAGGCTTGCTGTTTTTCTTCATAGCTAAGCCCTGCCGCTATTCCGAATGGGTCAATGATTTTTTCGGAATCAGGTATGACCTCATCTGTCCTTGGATTTACCTTGTATTTGCTTAACTTTATTTTTGGCTTTTCCCTATAGGCCCGAAGCATTTCTTCAAATGTTGTCGTTGACTTATCTTCCGGCGGCAACCAGCCAAAGTTGGGCTCTGTGCCCATTCCCTCGCGAGATTGAAAAGGAGGGCTCAAGACAAGCCTCGAACCGGGTTCCCACTTTCCTCCCGTTTCCCATCTATATCCAAATTCATTGGATTCGACACCAGGTCGACTGTCTCCGGTGAATTCTCGTTTTTTCCCGTCGGTATCGACATCGGCTTTTACGCGTATGCCAAAACCTTCTGTAATAGTTTTTGTGACAAGCTCGGCCTGAAGTTTTCCAGTTGACAGAGACGAGTTAATCGACTGCCTGAAAAGAACTGCCTTTTCATTGAAGTCGCCGCAGCACGAAGACGGCACCATGAGTTGTGCTGAAACTATTACTCTTTCCCGCATTGCTGGGGTATTCGCCACGTGGCGCCCCCTCTTAGTTGTCGTCTACGGAGTCTTCGAGCAGCTGAAACTCGACAAGAGACGCCATGAATTCTGCGTCACTTAAATTACTGCTGCTTTTTTCTTCTCCACCGGCTATCCAGTTTGCTGGAATCAAGCTCTCTAACTTGAGGGCGCGAGCACGTTTCATAATGTGCTTCTTGGTTGCCTCTTTGTCTTTTGCTCGACCAAATGCTTGAATTGCATTACGCAAATCGCCTTCAGAGACAATTGGGTAAGACCCGTCTTCCATGGCCATGCCATCTTTTGCCAAGTCCATGCGCCTCTCTTCCGAGAACGCATTTTTCATCGCAATTTCTGCCGCTTCGGCTTCAATTCCTTCAATCTCGTCGGATTCATACTTGTCGTAGCCGAGGACTTCTCCATCCAATGCCACGAATACGTCATATGACTTGCCATCAAAGCCTTCTATTTCAACGGCATACGAATCAAAGCCCTCAAATATATCGGGCTCAATCGCTACTACTGTTCCATCAATTGATTTGACAGCAATTTCAGCAGCTTCCGTAAAGTCAATTAGTCTGAAACTACCGATGTCTGATTTCTTATCGAATTCCGTCATGTCAAGTTTGTGGAAACCAAGAATTTCCGCAGAGGTACCATCGACAAAAACTTCGTTTACGGAACCATCTTTTACCTGTACATCCACAACGAACATATCGGCATCTGGCGAATAACCAGAATCAACGACTACGCCATCAAACATTTTCTCAGCGAGACCTTCAACATGAAGAATCCCTGGCATGCCTTTTTCGGCAACGCAACCTCCTGGGCAGTCATCGCAAACTGGCGAAGAGCCACCATAGGCCTTGCGCTCAATAGCGCACACATAGCCTGTCGCACCAATATCAGCGACCTTCAGTCCCATGGACCCAATACGAGCGCGACGAATCTCTTCCCACTCAGTATGAAGCGGGGAGAAAGACTTGGCACCCATTTCTGCGTACTCTTCATCTTCCTCTTCTTCATCTTCGTCTTCTTCGAGCTCTTCGTCTTCTTCTTCGGCATCCATATCTGGCATGGCGCCTTCCATGCCCTTTCGGCGACCCTTGACGTGTCGACGACCATTCATCTTTACTTCTTCGTCCTCTTCGAGCTCTTCTTCGACTTCTTCTTCCTCGAGCTCCTCGTCGTCTTCTTCGCCATCCATGACTGGCATAGCGCCTTCCATGTTCTTTCGGCCGGCGCGACGCATTCGCATCATCTGCTTGTATTCTTCGTCTTCTTCGTCTTCTTCGTCTTCTTCCATGACGTCTTCTTCGTCATCCATTGCTGGGACGGCCATGCCCATGCCTTTTTTCTTCTTAGGCATTGCATGCATCATCTTTTCGTCTTCTTCGACTTCTTCTTCCTCGAGCTCCATGGGCGCGACCATGCCCTTCTTCTTCGGCATAACGGCGGCCATTTCTTCCTCCGTCATGTCTGGTTCGTCACCTTCGTCGGCCATCTCAAGAAGTGCATGTCCAGGCTTTTTATTATTGCCTTTTTTCTTGACGGAAGCAGAGGTGGGATTCAACAACTCTTCCTCATCCATCTCCTCGTCTGCTTCTGGTTCAGCAACAGCGGGCACCATCTTCATTTCTACGGGCATAGCTCCGCACTTGGCACATAGTTCTGCGCCCTTGACGAAGCCGCAATCTGCGACAGCGCCTTTTGCGCACTTAAGAACATTGCCGCCACCGTCAATGCTTAGCGTAACTTTTTCGTCGTATTTCATACAGCTCCCGTTAGTGCAGGGAAATGACCGGATAGACCATTAACCAATAATGTATTTAAATTATAACCTATCACGCTATACGTGAGTGAATTAGGAACACCCAATACTTCTCTTTGATTTTTTAGCATCTCTAACTTACTTTTCTCTTTTTGCCAGACAAGGTTTCACCAGACTCAATTCTTTCTGCGGCAGTTCTCAGTTGTTCGGCGCTAAATATGTCATCGATGGTGTGATTGGTTCCGAACACTTCATTAAATCTGTCAACTATTGATTGCAATTCTGAGTCAGAGAATCTTGCTTCGTTTCCTTTTTTCGGAGACCATGCCGAGCCTTTTGCCGTCGCAGCATCTCTTAACGCAACACCCATGTCAGTTCTTCCAGTTATCTTGTTTCGACTGGCTTGGCTATTGAGCTTGCTATCAGGAAAACTCTTGTCAATAAATTCGTTTAATGCTTCATACACGGCGTATTTTGATTTCTTCAGTTCGTTGTCAAATCTTTCGCCCGTGGACGCGTCTTTCCAGACTGAAGCGGCGTTAGGTATTAACCCAGTTCTAATCATGTGAGCGACCGTGGCCGTTGGTATTCCGTCTTTCTTCCATTCGTCCCATGCTCCGACGGCATCCATTCCGAAAGCAGCAGACATTCGTTCTTTAAGGGTCGTCTTCCATTCTTGTCTATCGATTCCTAGATATTTCAGAAGCTGCTCTAATTCAAAATCTTCTCTGCTTGTTTTGTCTCCACTAATTATCTCACCATCTGGTTCCGCACTAGGCAGAACGCCATCAATAAGCTCTCCGTAGAGGTCGTATTCTGCCTCTGAGTCGCCCTTGGTCGGGTCCTCTGGGTCAAAGCGACCAGTTGCGCGGAATTTAGACACTGCGCTAATTTCGCCAAGCTTGCTGTATTCGTCTGGCGTTATGGACTCGCCCTCTTCCGGGTCGAACCAATGAGGGAACGCGTCCTTGCCGAAGGTCTCGATTATGAACCTGTCACGCATGTTTGCGCGACCAACATTTTCCAAAGCAAGGTCTATCTTTGAGAATCCTTCAACATCACCACTGGGTGATGGCGGGATAATCTTTGCTACTTCTTCGGCGCTAACTGGGGAAAAGTATCGCCATGCGCTCAGCTCTGGTTGCTTGCCGAGTTCGGCAATAAGCAGTCTGACAGCATCATGGTTGATGCCGGCGTCCGGCGCTTCCAGGGCTGCCGTATCTGGACCATTCAAGCCAAGAAGTGTTGCAAGCTCTTTGCGTGTAACCGGGCGGGTCTGAGTCCACTGTAGCGAACTCTTCCCGTCCCTATTGGCGGAAACAAATTCGGTCGGAACTCTTAGAGTTTCAGCAAGTTTGTCCACGGACAGCATCCATGTCAGCGCCGAGGGAGCGTCATTCACGTTATTGTCGCCCACTCTGCCGACACGAACGAGGTTTTGGCGCTTCTTCATCTCTGCACCAACTGACTTTATTGTTGCAGCGTTTTTAGATTTGCGTGCTTCGGTTTCTGATGCATCGTCGTCCACATCTATTGCTATTCCGACGTCACGGAAACGCTTCCACACGTTCATTGAGAAATTCAACTTGGCTTGCTCTTTTGGCGACTTTAAGTCACCCCTAAAGCGAATGCCAGCAATTTCTTGTGCGCTTCCGCTGCCATCGTAAATTCTACTGCCGCCTGACGACCCTCTTCTATTGAGTCTGCCGTCGCGACGAGTTGGTGTATTTTTGGGGCCACTACCCGCTCCACTTGACAGGCCTGTCGATGGGTCTGGTTTTGCGCCGCCCCTTGCAGGGAGGTTGTCGAAATTGATATCTTCGACGCGCATGGCGTTTAGTTTTTGATAGAAGTCCGGCAGCGGTATTCCGCCCTCATCGCCAAATGCTCCTCTGTCGAGCCCTTCTGGGATGTGTCCATCTTTTACGGCTTGAGCCATCGCTTCGCGAACTGGCTTCGTTTTCTGGTCGTGCAAATAAAAGGCAAAGGTCTTTGCTCCTGGGTCTATCATTTTTTTAGCACGTGAAAGGCCTACATGTATGAGATTCGTTGCCTGCATCCATCCTATGGAAGCCTCACCCTTCGGTGTACTTTGAGGCAATAAGTCATCAGGGTCGTCAATGTCGTCCGCCATAACGAGATAGTCGAATTCCCGCCCCTTGCTCAGTGCCATCGTGGTTATTTGAACATCTCCGCCAACTTCCTTTGCTTCGTCACGAAGAGCCTGACCGAGAAGTTCCAATATGTCCGAACTTTCTTGTAGAGTTTCTCCTTCAATCACCCAACCGTCATACAGGCGACGCTTAGAACCTCCCTTCATGGCCCCCTCTGCCTCTTCTTTGGGCTTAACCTTGTCTTGAAGTCCATATCTTTGAATTATTTTCTCGAGATTCCTTCTGAATCTACCGTTACCAACCCTTTGATTGGGTGCCTTGTTTCTTGACTCAGAACCATCATCGTTGATTTTTGGCCGATTACTATCAACGCCATCTCCAGTAATGATTATTTTGCCGGTTGGCTTTCCTGGTTTCGTACTGCTACCACCATTAATTTCGAGCTGTGCATAAACAGCCGACCTTCCATCGGTGGCTCCAGTTGGTTGAGGAATTATAATTATTTTTTTACGCTGACTATCACTCGCCTGTTCTGCTTCTGCCGCTTTGGTGCCGCGAGATATTCCCATAACTACTGCCCTGACACCTTTTGATGGGTCTGAGTCATCGCCAGTAAAATTGTTTAGTTGTTGAGTTTTTCTTTCTGGCAATAGCACCGCAGGAACGGTGCGAATTTTTTGTTTGCCGTTTACTTCTTCAACAATATTTTCACCCCGAAGAAGGGTGAGCATTCCGCGAGTTCCAAGAGGCGCTTGTCCTGGTGGGGCTGTCGTTATGAGTCTGTATGCGGTGGTTAGCTGTTGGGACCTGGATTGTTTAAGTAATTGTTGAAGTCTTCCCTGTGTCCAGACTGGCCCAAGCCACTGGGATTCAGGGGGACGTCCCCCAAATATTTTTTCGTATGCCGCTTGCTGTTCTGGACTTTTCATGATGTAGTCAAGTTGAATAGTAAATGCCAACAAATCTTCATGTTTTTTGGCTGGAATAACTACTTCTGGTATTTTTGGGAATCCATTTTCGTCTTTTTCGGCGTTCGGCCTATTGATGACTAGGTCAATGAACTTGAGGGCCCAGTCTATAATTTCCGCATTAGTCCCTGTTAAAATGGCGTCTGGGAAGATGCCTTGATTGGCGAGTTCAACAAAGTCGACTATTTTTCCTTCTCTTTCATCGTAGAGCTCGTCGCGTAGTTGTTTTAGAATTGCATCCTGAGCAACTCTGGTCTTGTCAGATATCTCAATTTTTTTATCTGGTGTTGAAAATCTTTTTTCAATATCGTCGATAATCAGGGCGCGTGTTTTGTCGTTGATTTCTGGAACTTGATTTGCGCCTTTTCTGTCTTTTTTTGCAAGCACTGGGTCAAACAACATGTTTATGACCTCTTGTGCCTGACCCTTCACATGCTTCCAGTCCATTGACTGCGGAACTTCCTGTCCTCTCAGGTAGAGGTTCTGTCGACCAAGTGCCATGTTGGTTAAGTGAGCGACGACTGGTCCATACCTAAATGATTCGGTTATTGATAGCGAATATTCAGCATCAAGGGAATCAAGTATGTTCTTCGCATCGCGGAAAGCATAAACAGCCTGTCTATCATCACCCACTAAAATTATTGGAAGATTTTTTCTATTGTTTTCTAATACGGTTTCCAAAATTTCATTAGAGTCTTGAGACTCGTCTACCATGAACGCGCTGAGTGGATTCTCGACAGTGGCAACCCGCTTGGCAAGTCTTGCTTTTACTTTGCTACTTGAACCATCTCGCGAGGTTCCCGCCACAATCCATTCTTCACCGTTCTCGTCAACATACTTGTCTCCAACTTTGTATGTATTCGGTATCGGCACTTTGTTTCTTGTTTGATTTTCAGAATGCGTTATGAGGCCAGGGTCGGTTCTTAAGTCCGGATTCGAAAGTAGCCATAGTTTTTGAACAGAGTCCCTTCGCGGAATCATGTTGCTGTTGCCGTCCATCATTGCATCTATCGCTTGCTGGAGGGCCTCAACCCACAATTTGGGTACTTGGTCCTCTGTGAGGACCGTGTCCACGACATGAATGTCTTTTCCCTGGCCTTTAGGGGTGGTGCGGCCCTCTGCACGATATGCCGACGGCGTAAACATCCATGCTGCTGCTTTTTCTTCTTTTGATATTTCCCATCTTCCGAGAGCGTTACTGAGAATATCGGCCATTTCTTCAGTGGTTACTTGTGTTGTTCCTCTTCCATCAGGGAGAATAAATATTGACTCGTCGTATTGTTCACGAACTTCTTTGCCGTTGGCGTCACGGACTGTTCTGCCCTTGGAGTCCTTCTGTACTCGGTCTCTTCTTCTGGTTTGCTGGTCGGGCCATTTGTCTATCCCAAGGAATTTAATCCAGTCCACGGCATCATCAAGTCTCTGCCAACCAAGGGTCCTGTAACCAGGCTCCTCTCCTACAAATGTTTCAATCGTGCCATCAAAATGTTCGCGAACAAAATCGGAACCAATTCTCCTTGGTTCATCTGGAGTTTTTTCTTTACTTATAAATTTTGGATTATCTTTACCGCTTCCGGCGGCTGAGTTATCTGCTTTAAGTTTCTGGACTGCCATTTTTCTACGGAACGCAGGACCAAATCTTTTGTCGCCACCACCTAGCATTAGAGACCAAAGAAAAAGCTTGTCGGTCGTGGCTATACCCGTATTTTTAGGGAATTCTTTCTCGGCTTCATGCTGGTTTTTTGTGTTAAAAACCGTGTAATACATATTGCCCATGGGGTTGTCTTTTGCAAGTTTTGCTACTGCTAACGCAATTTCTTCTGAAGACATCTTGCTAAAATCAATCTTATATCTATCTGCTAAATACTTGAGTTGTTCTTTGCGACGCTCGTCGCCTTCTGGCCATAGGTTGAATTCACGAGCCAACGCCCATGCAATACTCTTCAGGGTTGTAGTTTTTCCTGTTCCTGCACCAGCAAGAATAGACATGATTTGTGGGTTTTTCTCACGAACAAGACGCATAACAACATCCATAATGTCTCGCTGCTCGTTTGTTGGCTCATTACTTAAGCCGAACGCAAACTTCATGGAAATATCTTCATCGGTGCGCTCTACGTCGGGAGCGCCCTTCCTGCTCTTGATTGGGCCAGCCTTTTTGCCGCTTGCCAAAGCTCCAGATGGCGTAATTACTACGCCGTCTTTGTTCCTGCGTATAGCATTTGGATGAATCTGGAAGGAGCGCATTTCGCGCTCTTCGATACTTAGATTTCGAGCATCCGGAACAAGTTCGTCGTACTGCTCCATGTCAAGCAGGTCTTCCATTGGTCCCGTGATTGTTGTTGGTGACTTTATTTTTTCTCCACCCGGATATCCAGCAATCATTGGTATTTCAAACCAGCCCGAGTCCTTGCCCTTGCGTTCGCCGTCAGGGATACCTGCGAGCTTGCGCATTGTGGCAGAGCGGTCCATTATGTAGTCATTTGCTTTCTGCGCCTGCAGAATGGCCCGGTGAATTGCTAGCGGGTCTTTTTGTAGTTTCTTTATCCAGCTACTTAGGTAAAGCAAATGGTTTTCTTGTATCGTTGGTTCAAGGCCCATTGCGCCCATTGCAAACGCGGAGCCTATTTCTGCAATAAGTTCTTCAAAGGCGTAATCTTCGTCTCCAAACGTTTTCCCCAATTTTCTGTCGAGTCGACTCGGATGCGATGTCCAGTGGATTGTCTCATGCATTGCAGTTCCATAAAAAGCCAAAGCATCCTTGAACTGTTCAAATGCAGGCATATGAATTTTGTCGGTGGCGGGGCGATAAAAAGCCTGCGAGCCTAGAGATTCGACAAAAGAAGGACCTATTTCCTTAATGACATTTTCTATATCCTGCAACCGTTGCTCTTGGTTTATTTCTACATCACCAAGCTCGTAGAAACTTTCTGGGAGTCCTGCAATTTCATCGACGTTGTATACCGTTTGAACAGAATAGTAGCGACCCATTTCAACTTGCTTGCCAGTTGAATCAGTAAAGCTTCGTCCTTCACGAGGAACGAGAACCTGCACTCCCCTGTTTCTGCCTCCCGGTTTTACTTTGCCGCCTAACTTTTTCCACTGTCCCTCTCCGGCCCATCGATTCATTTTGTAGCCGCGAGCTGAGCCCGTAAGGGACAAAATCATCTGATTCATGCCTTGGTAGATGCGGTCACTAGTTGGATTCCGCGCATAATTCTCGGCATTACGCCATGGCAATTCCCATCTTTTTGATGCGTCTGGATTGTTGGCGAGTTCCTGCAAAATAGCGACAATATCTTTTGCCATTTCCTTGTATAACTCTTCAAGCTGGCTGGAGCCTTCGGGAAGCTCTGCCTTGTCTGCCAACTTTCCTGATGAAAGCGAGGACAGGGGGCCGTCATATTTGCGGCGCTCGTCTTGCGTCCGCTTCGCCTCGGGCTTATTTAGATACTTGCCGTAGCCGCTTGAAAGACCCTGACTGGTCTTTTCTACCTGCTTCTTTACGGGCTTTTTCTTTGGCTTTTCAGTATCAGCCATTTCGCCTTCGGCCATCTTCTCGACACGTTCCATGTATTTGTCGATTTCCGCAATGGCCTTCTTTAACTTCTTTATTTGGTCAGAATCTGATGCTCCATCCAAAACGCCTTGAAGCTCGTCACGCTGCGACTCTGCTGCGCCATATTTTTCTGCCGAATCAACATCCGGGTCGTCTATTCGCGGAAGATTTACAAGCTCGCTTCCAGAGGAAAGTTTCTGGCGCTCTTTAGGTTTTGTTATTTTCTCTACTTGAATTTCCGCTCGAGAAATTGCTGCAGCATTCGGCTTCGCAACCTGCCTGGGGGATGGCTTGGGGTTACGAATAGAGCCAGGACCATCTGGTGTTGGGTCATTTACGGCAAGCGGAACTCCACGCAGGAACAGTCCCTCTCCTACGATGCCGTTAAGGTTGGAGTCGCGTGCAGTGAATGGGTCAAAGTCTTCCGCACCCACAGATGTGAAGAAACGACCGCGAGAACGACCTCCGCCGATGTTTGGGCGGTCAATTAATCGACTGCTGATAGCTCTGCCGAGGCGATACCCGGCTGCTTTCCACTCTAGGTTGTTTTCACTTAAGGATTTTTTTTTTAAATTTGCGACAGCGTTGTCGACTGCCTCAATCAATTCGTAAGTAACGCCAGAAGTCATGAAGATACCGCTTGTGTCGACGTAAGAATCAACACCATGGTAATCAAAGATTGGGTCAAGAACTTGTTTTACTTGGAACGCGAACTGAGGTACAACTGGAAGTAAGTATGGCTTGTCTTCAAAATCTTCACTCTTGGAACCAAATTCACTCAAGAACTTAAAGCTCCGACGCTTCTTTCTCCGCTTGCCGACCACTCCACGAAGTCCTGCAACTGCTAATTCCCCGGGGTATTTCACCTCGAGGTCAGCGACGTAATCTTCTTCGGCGAATTCCTCGTCGAGTTCATATGCTTTTGAGCCGGCTCCCTTGACAACGCCCTTTGGGATGACGGCAAAACGACACTTACCTTCAGGTTCTACTTCCATGTCGATTATCTTGCAGGCGCTTCCACCCTGATAAAAGACGCAGTTGGAGCACTTGACGCCGATTCCGGCAACTTCATTTTGTGCAGCAGGGGTATACGCTGCCCATACTCCCTCGGAATCTTCGTTAAACTTTCCGTGACGCTTTACGATTTTTAAAAGAGCATCTCTTAAGTCAGCTTCTTCTTGGTCAAGATTACTTGGGTCAAATCGACTTCCATTATCGTTTTCGTATTGCACTGGTGGCAAAGGAACTATCTGGTTGCCGTTTTCGCCTGGCTTAATAGCAACTGGGATTGATGGCATTTGAGAAGGCCGAACAATTCTTTGTGGCTCATTTGGGGGCATACCTGGCATCGCCATTGGCATTGCGCTTACAGGAGCAATGGGCTTACGCACGGGCATTACAACAATGGGGCGCGGCGCACCGAACATATAATGTCCGCGATTATTGCTGAATCCACACTTGTAGCGGCCAACTTCTCCGTTGTCCATTCTTCGCGCAAACGTAATCTCTTCGTCGTTAACTTCCATTAAAGATACTTTTGCGCCCAAAATTGCAGCAAGCTGCTTTTCTATCTCTGCCTTGTCAATTGGGTTTTCTTCGTTCATCATGGACATCAAGATTCCACCGGACAACTCTTCGGACTTAACGGAAATAGTCCCAGTTAGCTGGTTTGCGCCATGCAGAACCGGAGATACCTCATATAACTCAAGTTCATAAATGATATTTGCTTGGGATTTCTGGTCAAACTGAGCTCGAAGTGTCTTGTAACCAATCGACCACTCCTGCTCTTCGCCAAAGAAGGCGACCATGGCGAATGCTTCGCGACCTTTTTCTGAATTGAGATTGAACTGAACTCGAGCGAACAGGCCACCAATTCCGGCCATCTTCATTTTCATAGGAAGGCGATTATCCGTGTTCGGAACTTCGTAAATCTCTAGAACCTTGCCAATGGGGTCATTCCAACTGTGTCCCCAGACAACGCGCGGCTTACGGCGTTGGAGGCTCTTCGTGAATGCTCCAGTGGCAACGATGTCGCCCACAGAGTCCTTGTTGCCGATGCCAGCCACGAAGCATTCGACAATTCCCTGCGCTTCATCCAAATTGATGGAGTCGGAGTGCCCGAGCGTAGACGACTTATATTCAAACAATTCTGATGGCATTCGATAGACCCTTCACGTCGTGTCTATTGAAAATAATAAGCGATTTAGAAGTCTGTCCGGTGCAACTATCACCAAAGTTATTTGTTTAAAGAAAATATTATTTATTTTACTGAAATAGTAATTTCTTTAAACTGTCTGGCCGAAACTCCATGCCGACCTTGTCTCGCGCTCTGCCAGTAATTCTTGTTGGTGCGCAAAAAAATCCGTGAACATTTCTACGAGACCATCGCGAAAGAAACTAAACCGTTTTTCTTCATCCGCATACACGAAAGATTTGAGCATTAAAGAGTTAATTTCATTGAAATGAGACTCGTTAATTTTCTTAATTCTCAATGTATGTGCATCAACCATTGCTCGAACATCTTTTGCTGGCAAGGCTTTGATTTTGAGACCGTTTGTGGATGCGTCATTAACTCTCGATTCAAAAGAATCATTAATAATTGATGACACAACAGGACGAATATCCTCATCGAACTGCTTGTTCCACGTATCTATTGACAATACGGATTCAATATCAAGCGTGCCGTGCATTAGGGCTTTCCTTGATTTTGTCCCGCTTGCCTTTTCAAGAACTACTCGTTGCTGGCGCTCAATAACTCTCTCCATGCCACGAGCTAGAATGTTCGTCCATCGCTCTATCGCCTGTTCATTGCGGTCAATTGCGTCTTTGGTCTCTTGTTTTTCTTCCGTGGACTTTACCTGTATCTCGTTATCCGGCGACGATGCCACGGACATAGGTCCTGGGGGCATTGGAGCCTGTACGCCGCCTCCAAAGGCCTCTGGTGGGGTTGTTGTTTGCGCAAGCTGGCCACTGGCTGCGGACTCCGCAAGTGCCCCAGCCATCGTATTGACGTCCAGCGGTACAGGTTCGCCGCCCGGCGGAACTGGTCCTGGGGGCATTCCTGGCACACCTGGAGGCATTCCCGGCATTCCCGGCGGCATTCCTGGCATTCCCGGAGGCATTCCTGGCATACCTGGGACTTCAGTCTGGCCTTCTTCCATTTTCTTCTTGGTGTTAGCAATCGGAATGAGATTGGGGTTCTGGAGCAAGGAGTCTGCGAGGTCTGCCTCAACTTCTTTACGAGAAGAACCGATTCTATACTCGTTTGCACTAATTAAGCCAGTCTGGAACTCCTGCAACAGGTACCTGTCTCTTTCCTGCTTGTAGAGCATAAGAATTGGGACTTCTGACGTGTCAAAATCTAGATAATACTTGTCATCGAGTTCATCAAGAGCTCTGGCGATTGGCTCAAGATGGGGGAGCATTGTTTCCATCCAAAAAACACGGATTTCTTCTCCGGCATTACTGAATGTTCTTCCAGAAGCGTTTCCTATGACGGATTCAGGAACACCAAATGCTGACAGAATTTCTTCTTTTGTTATTTGACGCATCTGAACATATGCCGCATCGCGCGGATTGGCCGAAGTATCGACGAAATCAACACCGTCATCGGCAGCAATAACTGTTGTATGACCAGCCCTTGCCAGATTGCCGCGGAACCTATTTCTAAGCTCCTCCTTATCGTCTTCTTCCATCTCTCCACGAACAACCAAAATGCCGCCAGGACGACCATCATTAAGCAGGTAGTTGCGGTTGTAGATTTTGGCTAGGTTTTCTATCTCAATGGCAACCCCAGCCGCTTCCAGTGGCGTAAGGGACAGATAAGGGTCGAGAGGGTGCGGTCTCCTTATCCAGCAAACATCTTCTGGCTTTAAGAACTGCTTTTCTCCGTAGGGCATTTGTACTTCGTACCCTGATACGAACTTTTTGGGGTCCGGTATTGGTGCCGTTGATTGAGGTGGAAGAAGGTTGAGGGCAATAATTCCCCCATCCCGTCCTCTAATTTTCTCTACGAATGCCCCTCGAGTACCGAGCATCAGCTGAGCCGACAATCTGTATCGGAAAATAAAAGAGTTTTCTCCTACATTCGCCTTATTATTCAAGAGCTCTAAGAGGGTAGACCTGTTGGCCTCGCGGCCGCGAACTATTTCCCCCTGATTAGAGTTGTCTTTCCTAAGAATAATTGGAAGGCGAGCCTGATTTCCAGCAATCGCATCAATACATCTATTGACCCAAGTAATCTTGGACATTCCCTCGCGATAGGCGCGTTCAATGTCCCATCCATCCTTATACGCTTTCCCTGCTAGGGACGGGTTTATGGATACCGGAGCTCCATAGCCCAGGTCCTTGCGGGACGGGGGGATTATATTTTTATTTTGAGACGGGTTCCAACGCATGCGCTACCTACCCGAGGCCCAATAACAAAGCGAAAAGTCCGCAACAAACACCAGCAACCACCCAACCGGCAGGCATGAATATCATACCTGTACCAATACTACAGAACATTATAAAGCAAACCATTAACAAATTTGCGAAAGTTCCTCTGTTCGCCTTGGCTGCTAGTGAAGATTTTGTTTTTTTGAGGAATAAAACTGGAGATAATAATACCACCCTAAGTCTTCCGGGTGATTTTTTGCGTTGTTTTTTTATGTTCTCTGATGCTGGTGGCATGTAAGATACAGTAGCGCAGAAGTTGGCCCTCGGGCACCATGGGCGCTATTTGATTGGTTACGTTAACTTATGGCATCAAAATCTAACTGGGAAGAAGTTCTAGAGTATCTGAGCCCCAAGCTGCCTCCTTTTTGCCCAGAAGAGCCATCTTTGAATCAAAAAGTTTTTTTGAGGACAAACTGCCTTGAAGGTCTCTTTGGTGGGGCGGCTGGTGGAGGCAAGTCCTCAGCCCTTTTGATGGCCGCCCTACAGTATGTGGATGTCCCTGGCTATTCAGCAATCCTCTTCCGTAGAACATTTGCCGACCTCTCTCTGCCAGGTGCCTTGATGGACCGCTTTAAATCGTGGATGAGTAACTATGACGATGTTCACTGGAATAACAATAGTTTCGTGGCCACCTTCCCATCTGGGGCTCGCATTTCATTCGGCTACCTAAATAACGTTAACGACTATCTGAGATACAAAGGTTCTGAGTTTCAGTTCATAGGGATGGACGAAGTTACAGAAATCCGAGAATCCGACTATAGATACCTTTTCTCTCGTCTGCGTCGTCCCGCAAGTGGTCCTTTGGCGCAGATTCCGCTTCGGATGAGGGCGGCATCCAACCCTGCTCCGAATTGGGTTCGTCAGCGGTTCATCGTAGAGGGCAGAGAGACTGGACGGGTCTTTGTTCCATCCACGCTTAAAGACAACCCAGGAATTGATGCAGATTCATATAGGCAGGCCCTGTCTGCCCTAGACCCCGTTGAACGGCGACGTCTAGAAGAAGGCGACTGGTGGTCGACGACCCTCGGTAGCCTTTTTGACCGCGAATCTTTCATAATTATTGACCCCAGCGAAATCCCCGTCATAACCAATTCTGCCAGAGTCGTTAGATTCTGGGACCTTGCAGCATCCGAGCCCACCGCGTCATACCCTGACCCTGACTGGACAGTCGGAACCCTCATGATGTTCGACGGTGGCGTTTCGTACATTCTTGACATCAAAAAAGCACGAGTAAGGGGCGAGAAAGTAGAACAACTAATTGCCCAGACGGCGGCAGAGGACGGATACGGAGTGGCCGTCAGGATGGAGCAGGAGCCTGGTTCATCTGGCAAGGCGCTAGTTGACCAGTACGCCAGATATGTGGTTCCTGGGTACGATTTTGGAGCTATGAGGCCAACCGGAGACAAGGTCACGAGAGCGCGTCCATTCGCTGCATCTGCTGCAAACGGGAATGTTCGCCTAGTTAGGGCTCCATGGCTCACAGATTTCCTTGATGAATTTTCATCTTTCCCCGAGTCCGCTAATCACGACGACCAAGTAGACTCCGCTGTTGGGGCTTTTACTTTTCTTACCGGCTTGGGGTTGCCTAGACGCAGGAAAGCTTCTATACTCCTCTAAACTAGCAAGCAATTAGACACATACTAAAGGGACCAATATGAGCTTAGAAAAAATCCAGGAACTCCGTTCGGCTATTTTAGAGCTTGACGGACATGTTTCGTCATTCCTTGCAGGGGACCCAACAGCAGAAGAAGCTGGAGAAGTTCTTGCAGAGTTAAACTTCCTCAAACGAGACATGTCTGTTGTCTACGAACAATTTGCAAATCTTTTTGCTGACATTATGGGCGCTTCTGACACGCTCCTCCTTCCAGATGGCACAACCATTGAAAAGAAATCTTCCTATGACCGAAAGGGCTGGAAGCACCTAGACCTGGGTTCTGCCGTTGCGGACCGTATCGTAAAAATGTCGGTTGATATGGATACTGGCGAAGTTACAAAATCTCCAAAACAAATAGCAGAAGAAATGCTTACATACTGCGCCCCTTCGTATTGGCGAATTAAAGAACTGAACAAAATTGGGATTAACGCCGATAGCTTTAGCGAAGTCGGCGAGCTCAAAACCAGCATTATTGTCCGTAAACCGAAAAACTGAATAGAGGAAAAATGACACAGAACAGCAACGATATCGCCCGTCTCTTGGCGGAGCCGTTTCCAGAAGAAATGGAACGAACACTCATAAAAAGTGGTGTTGAGTTAATTTATCTGCCAATTAGTGAAGTTATAAATCGCCTAAATAAGGTGCTGGGAATGAGCAACTGGTCATTCGAAATCATTTCTGTTGCTCGTGATTTAATCGATACCGACGAAATAATTGCGCACGTTTCCCTTACGGCAACGATTGATGGATGCACGATAACTAAGCACGGCTTCGGTGGACAGTCAGTAAAGCGTCAGAGAAAAGACAATAAGCCTGTTGACCTTGGCAACGATTTCAAGGGAGCAGTCTCGGATGCCCTTAAAAAAGCAGCACAGCTACTTGGTGTCGGACTTTATCTAGCACGCTCTTCCGATGCCATGGATGCCGAAGACGCAATTGGCGCATCCATGCCTCACGTTGAGCCGAGCCCCAATATTGAACCATCTTCTGAATTGGACGAAGAATGGAACAACTTTGTAGGCGTCACAAAGACTCTTGACAAAGAGCAAAAAGAGTCCCTAAATGACTTTTGGGCGAAATACTCTTCTGGAAAGCCAAAGCCGACCCGCACTACAGTGACAGAAGAAGAAATTAAGGCTCTCATAGTAGAAGCAATGCGTTTATCTTTCGGAGCGACAATTATTGAGTCACCAAATGACAAGTGAACAGTCGGTTGTCATGAAAGCCCCAAACATGCTTTCACCGTCTTCAATTGGAACATTCCGTCAGTGTCCATTAAAGTTTAAGTTCACTAAAATTGATGGCTTGCAAGATTCTCCCACTGAATCCACAATGCTTGGAAATTTCGTGCATGAGATTCTCGAAACAATGTACGCCCTTCCTCCTGAGCAAAGAACTCAAGACACTGCGAGATTGATTGCTCGCGACCTGTGGGAGTCAAAATGGGAAGAAATGGTAAAAACCATTATTCGTTCAGAAAAAGAAATCAAACTTTTTAGGTGGACCGCTTGGTGGTGTGTTGAAAATGTTTGGGCCCTAGAGCAACCTATGGAGGTTCAGCCATGGGCGATTGAAGAGCATGTAGAGGGGGAAATCTCTGGAGTGAAGCTCCACGGATACATAGACCGCCTTCATGTGGATGGAGATACGGCCAAGGTTTGTGATTACAAAACCGGGAAAACTCCCAAAAAACAGTATGTTGATGATAAGTATTTCCAATTAATAATTTACACTCAACTTCTAGGAAGTGCCGGAATAGAGGCAAAAAACTTTGAGATTGAATTGCTTTATCTAAAAGACGGCGTCAGATTTGAAAAACGAGTAACCGAAGAAGACATTGCAAATGTTGCTTCTGTCATTGCTGAGGTTAAAGCCGGCATCGACCTGAGAATTGCTCAGGGTCATTTTGAGCCAAACAAGTCAATTCTTTGCAATTGGTGCGGCTTCAAGTCAATTTGCCCAGCCTGGAAATAAGTTGCAGGCCCTAATGGAGACATCACAGATTAATAAAACAATGAATACAAAATGGAACGACGACGCCTTTGCAAGAATGGTTGCCGAAGAAGTAAAAAACAAAACTTCACTTCAAGAACGCGAAGAACTTCAAAATCCAGAACATTGGGATAGATGGAAGCGTGCTCTTATAGCTCTTTCGGACAACCTACAAAGACAAATTGACTCAATAGAGGCAGATAGTGAATCAGACCAGCAGCGTTATTCTTCTCTTGGTGCCAAAGGTGGGAAACTAACGACGGAAGCACTTCGTTACTATGGTGAAAAAGCAACCCGAATCAAGAGATTCAAATATCACGTAGACCGCCGTCTTGACGACGTCTGCCTAATGATTGACACAGGGGAAACCAGTAATAACGACGGGTGGAAGGAAGTTGACTTTTACCGCAGGGCAATCATTGCGCACAAAAACTTATTAGAAGAGTTTGACCTTGAAGATACGGCCATCGACCGTTCGCTATGGGATTGCCTTGATGGTAAATGGACTTTCGGGGACATTAATAATGACAATTTATGATGTAATATTCATACTTAATGAAGCCCAATAAGCCAATTAAACGAACGCCGCTCAAACGCAGTACAAAGAAAATAGCCAAACGTAGCCAAAAAACTGAAGAAATATACGTTGAGCGCCGCAAGATTGTTGCTCGAATGCTGTCTGATTTCCCACTTTGTTTTGCCTGCCCAGTTTTTGCCAAGAATGATGGATTGCATGTTTTTATTCATCGCAATAGTGTCGATGTGCATGAGCTCGTTCGTCGCTCGCAGGGTGGCTCAATACTTGAAGAAGAAAATCTCGTTACCGTGTGCAGAAAGTGTCACTCAAGAATCGGCAACGAACCGGCCCTTGCTTTTTCGCTTGGGTTGGCCAAACACTCATGGGAGTGAGTGTATTATTTAGTTATCTTCAGAAATCGCTACCTGAGGACCCAAATAGGTGCACGGGCGGGTAGTTGTTCAATGGTGAGCCACTGCCCGCCTTTGTATTTGCTATAGTCCCTAATTGTGCGTTTGCTTGGGCTTGACCTTTCTCTTACATCTACCGGTTACTGTGTAGAAGGAGAAACTGGAATAATCGCCCTGAAGCTAAAAGGGGCTGAAAGACTGTCTAAGGTTTCTGACGAGATTATTAAAATAATTACCACCCACTCGATAGAAGCAGTCATAATTGAGGGCTATTCTTTTGCCTCGCGCAACAGCCAGGCACACAGTATTGGTGAAATGGGGGGCGTTGTGAGAATGAAGTTGTGGGAGATGGGAACCCCCTATGTAGAGGTCCCACCTACCTGTAGGGCGAAGTTTGCCACCGGTAAGGGCAATGCCGGGAAGACTGAGGTTATTTCGGCTATTTCTGCCAAGACCGGACTCACTTTTTTGGGTGCTGGAGCAGATGACGAATGCGATGCATGGATACTCCGGCAGATGGGCCTTGCTTATATCGGAGAATCAAAGGAATCTTGGACTAAAGAGCAATTAGAGGCTTTAATAAAAGTAGACTGGTCCCCTATCGAGGGAATGAGAGAGGTTTCTTAGTATGAGAACAACGCCAATTAGCCAAATTGATATTGAGCAGGAGTTGCTCCGGTTGATGGATATGCTTGAAGAAGAGACAGAGCAATTTGAATCTCTATCTATGGATATGGCAAAAAAAGAAGCTCTCTATAAAGCCAATTGGGCTCGCGAATATCTGTCTGCCAAGGGGTCTATAAAAGAGAGAGAAGCGTGGGCGGATTACAAGCTTGACCAGGAGTACTTTGAATACAAGTGTGCCGAAGCTCTTGTTAAATCTAAAAGAGAAAAGCTTCTTTCCGTTCGCTCATCCATGGATGCAATACGAACACTAAACGCCAACGTTAGAAATCAGGTATAGAACTATGACTCATGGAATTCACGAATCACTCATTCAAATGGCCGTAGACATCGAGACGCTGCTGCCATTAGAATCAAACCCCAGACGCGGTGACGTAGGAGCAATTATGGCTTCGTATCGCGAATTTGGACAAATCAAACCAATAGTTGTTCGACCCAACGATGATGGAACGGCGACAGTTATCGCTGGAAATCACCAGCTAGAGGCAGCAAAAAGGTTGGGCTGGGACAAAATAGCAGCCGTCAGCTTTGCGGTTGATGGCGAGCGAGCTATTGCCTTTGCACTTGCAGACAACAGAACGATGGAGCTTGGATATACCGAGCCAGAGTTATTGAATGAAGTAATACTTGAACTGGCAGATATCTACCCGGAGCTCATCAACGGACTCGGATGGGATGAATTTTACACTGCCGAAATAGAACAAAAACTCATTCGTGAGGACAATAGAGTAATAGAGCCTGGGGCTGGATTTATTCCACCGACTATCACTGGGTCTTCAGACAACGGATTTACTGTTGTTGCAAAATTTGACAGTTATGACGACTATGACAATTATGGAGAGAACAAAACAAGCACAAACGCATCACCTACTGCGCCAGAACTAGACCGTAATATGGTGAACGTTACCCATACGGAAGATGGCAAGCAACACATTGAAATACGTTCAGGCTTCGACCAAAATGATGCCGTCAAACGTGGCTCGACGACCGTCTCTCCGGGTTCGGCCCCACGAGCCGTCGTTCAGTGCACAATTGTATTTGACGACACGACACAGCAGGCTAGATGGTATGAATTTTTGAAGTGGATAAAATCCGACCCCGCAGTAGTCGGAGCAACTACCGCTGAGAAGCTGATAGATTTTATTAATCAACACATAGAGGTTTAATATGGACCAACAAGAACAGGTATACAGACATCTACTACAAGTGGCTAGGGTCTCCAAGAATGACTGTCCGAAGATATTGGACATCATGGACAAGCACATAGCGGACTCCGCATATTGGAAGGCTGTTGCCGAGAGAGCTCTAAATGAGAATAACGAACTCAGGACAGAAATACTCCGCCTCAACAAAATGCACAAAAACTAATGACTCGTCAACGCCTGTTCTTGGATATGAGCTGCGTTGACGCTGCTCGTCAAAGAATACGTCACGTATACGACACCTTTGACACGGTGTGTGTTCAATTTTCTGGCGGCAAAGACTCAACCGCCGTTCTTCTCCTTGCCAAGGAGGTCCACGAAGAGCGTGGCCTAGGCCCTGTTAAGGTGATTTTCCGCGACGAAGAAATGGTGAGCCCTGTCGTCATGGACTACGTAGAGAGGGTCCGCAACTACGATTGGGTTGACATGGAGTGGTACTGCTTGCCATATCCAGCAGAAATTTGGGTTCTTGGTTACAGGATAACGACCCTCCTGTGGAGTCAAGAAAGATTTGAACAAGGCAGGTGGGTGCGACCGATGCCCCCATGGGCAATCAGCGGCAAGAATTTTGGACTAAGTCACAGCGTTTCATTGCCTGAACAGACCGATTACTACACAATGCAGGGCAAAAAAGGAAATGTTGCCTTTCTGACTGGAGTCAGAGCAAGCGAGTCGATGGTTAGATACAGGTCGATTGTTCAGAAACTTCACGAGAATTACATAAATACGCCGTACAAGTTAAAAAAGGGAATACCACTCAAGTTCGCCAAAGTCATATATGACTGGAATACGGATGATGTTTTTAAATTCATCATCGAGGAACACGACGCAGAATACTGCAAGTACTATGACCTCGCAACAATCACCGGAAGCAACACGCGAGTTGGAATCCCCTTGCATGCGACTGCAATAAGGCGGATTGGAGACGTTATTGCTACGGAACCAGAATTCTACGACAGGCTTTACGAGTGCTTCCCATACATAGACGCACAACGCAGACTTTGGCCAGAGTTTGACTCGGAGAAGCTGATTGATATCTACTCTCAGTTTGGATTTGATGGTGCATCAAGTTTCATCGAACAATACTTGGTGGGCGAACGACGTCAAACGGAAGCCCGTGCTTATGTTTCTAAGTTTAGAAAAAAGCACCTATCAGACCCACACGGGTACCCAGTTAGCTGGCTTATAAGAAATTTGATGCTGAACGACATTGACGTTAACTCTCCAACACCAGTTGGACCCAAGACAAAGGCGCACACTGTCAGGGCAGTAGAACTAGAGAGAGCAGACATATATGAATATTAATATTGAATACGTAGAGCCATCGCGCTTATCTACTCCTGAGTGGCGAGCTACGTACACCCTGCGTCCGGAGATGTTAATAATTTCAGCATCGCTATCTGAGCTTGGATTCATTCAACCGATACATGCTCGCTTATCTACCGGGGAGATAATTGATGGTTCCGAGCGTTTTATTTTGGCAACCAGTATTCCGCAGATTTTAAAAAAGACCGAGGGGAAAATTCCAGTAGTTTTTCATGACGTCGACCAGGTTGACGCGATGATGATGCACCTTCGCCTAAATCGAGGGCATTCACACGTGATTGCGGAGAAAGCTTCTAAAATCATCAGGTCCGTCAGGCGTTCCGGAAAGTACGGCGCATCCGATTTCCAGGACATTCTCTGCATGCGAGCAGAAGAACTTGCATTAATGCTTGACGGAAATCTGTTCAAAGTCAGAAAAATAAAAGAACACAATTACGCTAGAGCATGGGTTCCGATAGAGGCTCCTCCGAATTCTGTGCCCCCAGAAGTGCTTTCAATAGAAAGACCACCCAATTCCGACAGATAGATAAAAGTATTTTCTGGTATATTTGAACAAAGACTATAGGAGCTTTTATGCCAGGAGTACGCTACGGCCCAGACATTAGTGATGACGCCGCACATATTACCGATTTTGTCAAGGAAACGCAAGCAAAGCTGCGCAAGGGAGTGAAGGTAGACACCCGGGACCGCAAAAAACTTGATAAATATAAACAGATTGCAGAAGACATTTTTGGTGTAAAGCCCGAAAACTTCGATAAAGGCAAGCTTGGCGATTTGGCAGAAATGGCCAGATACGGTGGTTCCAAGTCACGAAGCAAGGCTGCAAAAAGTTGGAGAACTGGCGGAACCATGAAAAAGTCCGTCAGTAAAGAGTTTGCAGACCGTGGCGACACTAGTGGTCGCAAGCCTGGTGGCGTAGGCGCCCCAGCCGATTCATGGTACGCGGGTCGCACCAGGTCAAAGAGATTCCGGGAACTTGAAGGCCGAGCTCAAAGAAGAATGAATAAAAATGGAGCAAAGTTTGGCAGAGACCCCATTGCAAAGGGGACCACAAAGCCAGGCAACTTCTTATCTCAGGTTGATAAATTGAACATAGCAAGAACGCGTGAAGGCAGCAGCGATATTCTCAACAGACCAAGAGGAGGGAAGGCCGCTGCAGGTCGCATTAAGCGTGTAGGTGGACCAATTCGTCCACCTAAGGCTAAATCAAACCAAAAGGCGGCGCAACGGGCAAAAACTCCAGCGGAACGAGCAGCCGCGGGCAGGCGTGAAGCTGACAAACTTGCAAAAGGCGGAAGCAAAAAAGGCAAGAAGAAATAAACTTCTTCGCGCCGATTTAGTTCCTCATTAAATAGTCATCATGTCTTTCGAAGCCACTATCTGGCTCAAAGTCTTCCAGGATGTCATCCCAGTGAATGTCTTCTTCTGTGGCAATATCTTCCTTAATGAGGAACTCTTTGACGGACGGTCTCGGTTCTAGCGTTGCTACGTACTTTCCCGTTTCGTCTTTACCAATAATCTTCATACCTGTAGCGGCCATCATGGAGCAAGTGATGGACCATAGAAAATCCGTGTAATCACTCATTGCATCCTCATTGACTTCGCCTTCTTCGTCAAAGATGTTTTCTTCTCTTTCGTTTACCCAGAAAAAAAGGACCTTTAGGACATTTTGCAAAACTTCAACATTTGCTGCCCGCTTGGTTTCTTCGTTGGAAAAATATTCTGTAATCGTAATTTCTGTTTTCATTTGGATTCATTCTCCTTTTCAAAGTGTTCTAGTGACTTATATGGCTTGAATTTCACAACGTAGTCGCCGTTAATATTCTCCCCAACCACCCGCATCCCTGCCACGGCCATCAAGAGCGAGGCAAGGCCAAAAGACTCGTCCATCAGTTCATCTATGTCCGAGTCGCTCATTGGCTGACCGTCGGGCATGAACAGGAAAAAAATAACCCTAGTTATTCTTCCAAGAATCTCCATATTTATTGACTTAAGGTCATCTCCCTTAATGTCAATAATTGTATCGAATTTACTTTTTCCCGACATGGCATGAATCTACACCAATTCCGTTGCTCGGTCAACCCTTCTCTCCTCCCACAAGTTAACTAGGTGTTAGAATTTGATGAAGCATTTATTTGCAAAATCGCTTTATCACGGGAGTGACGATGATTGTCTCAGTTAATGATGTCAAGGTATATATGGATATCAAGCTGTCGGCACGTCAGGAAGATGCCGCCGTCATGGTCCTCGCCGGTCTTCAAAGCGAGCTCGAATCATTCCTACGTCGCCCGATAGAGGTCGGCGAATATGTAGAAGAGCACCGTCTGGACTCCAATCACAATGGCACCCCAATGGGGACATTTTTAACAGCAGACAACACCAGTTATAATTCTTCTTTCACTAAAGGTTCATACACCGACATAGTTGCGTGGGCGACACCGCCACCCGCTATTTACTTTAGAAATACCCCAATTGCTTCAATATCAGAGGTTAAGGTAAAGCCACTTTTTGGCACGGAAAGAGTACTTATTGAAGATACCGACTACGTTACGCGAACATACGGGATTGATTACTACCACGGATATTCGGATGACCTAATAACCATTACGTATACCGCTGGATTGGATGGTCCATCAATACCCGTCTTCAAGCTAATGATACTTAGAGCAGCATCACGTGAAATGCAAAACATGCACGATGACGTGGTTGGAGTCAAAGACATCACAACAAGAAATACCGGTCCGCTTGTTACGGGCTTCCTTGATTCGGAACTTTCTTCATTGCGCAAATACCGTCGCGTTCGGGCTTAATTATGTCCAGAAGCGGCATAGTAGTTTATATTGGAGATACTGATTTCCACGGCGAGGACGCAAAGGACCGCTTAGGAAACATGAAAGACAGGGCTAAATCAATGCGGCCTGTTTTGAATTGGGCTAAGGGTTATTTAGAAAGAGCATATTCTAAGAATTTCACCACCATGGGTGCCCTTTCCGCCAAGGCGATGCTCAAGGGTGCATGGCCACCACTTGATGAAGAGTATGAGTCGTGGAAGTTCCGTAACGCACCTGGGGCTCCGCCCTTGGTATTAACTGGAAAGCTGTTTCGCAGCGTTGCCGGCATTGGGTCTAGCCCCAAGAACTCAATTAGTGACATGGAAGCAACTTTTGTGGTTGATAGCCCAATTGCAAAATTTCATCAGTATGGAACCCAGGACATGCCTGCTCGCAAGATACTGTTCGTTCCCAATAGTTTTGACAAAGACATTAATAAAAAAGCAACGCAGTACATCGTCCAGGGGAGCAAGCTGGCATGACCTACTTAATGAATGGCTCGCATTTTGCTAAAAAATATGTCAATGACTATTTGACCGCCGACCTTCCGATTCGCCTCATTCGGTACAGAAACGGCTGGAACCTCGATAGCACAAAGCTTCCGGACCCCGGTCAGTACATAGGTTACGAGCCAATGGCGATAGATGAATGGCCCTCGGTTATTACCGTCGCGCTCTCCATGAATGGACTTGAAAGAATAGGTTACGACCAAACCGACCCTCTTTATCGCGTCAGCTACTCCATGCGGACCTATCTATGGGTGCGAGACGAAGGAAACGAAGCAACAACTTTAATGAGAGATAGATTGACGACGGTAACTAGGAGCGCCCTTCTTGACTACCCTTGCCTCAAGGCCCACGACTCACGAACGTCTTTTAGGGCTCTTATCAGCGAAAATAGCTTCCGGGAAGAGTATTCAGACATAACCCTACTCAAGGGCGACCGAATGATGGCAGGGGCATACATTGCCTACACGCTAGAAATGGACGAGGTTGTCGCTCGAGAAGCATTGGGTGTTGTCTCAGAAGTAGAGGTCGAGACCACCCCTACTGGTGTTGGTCAGGAGATGCCGTCCCTTGATTACTGAAAATATTGTTTTAAAAGTTCAATTCATAGTTGCACAAAATAATAGAATCCCATCTGTACAATTGAAATCACAAACAGGATTCCCTATGCGAAACAGTGAGGTTCTATGCCTGGCGTAGTCATTTCAACTTCAGTTAGAACTGGTCCATCAACGGCAACGGTGCGCGAATCTTCGCAGCTGTTCATTGTTGGCAAAACAGAGCGTGGTCCATCGGACGAAGCCGTACTTGTCGAGAGTCTTAGTGACTTCGAAGACATTTTCGGTGGATTTCTGACGTCCTCGTACACCCACCCAACGGTGGAGACATTTTTCGAGGAAGGTGGAACGCGAGCTTTCATTGCGCGCGCCGTTGGTGCATCAGCAACAGTCGGCTCGTTGACTTTGAATGGTCCAGCCTCCGCCGCCGCAATTACGTTGACGGCAAATGGCGCAGGCGCTTGGAGCGCGGACGTCGGAGTTGCTGTAACGCACCCAACCGCAACAACCTTCAAAGTTGATATTTACTACGACGGCGTTTTGAAATACACAACTGGAAGCGTAACGACAGTATCACAGGCAGTCGGACGAATTAACCTAAGTGCGGTTGCTGCTCGCTATGTGACAGCAGCGGTTGCTTCTGGTGGTACGGCCCTGAAGCCGGTAGTACTTGCAGAAACGGCGTTGGGAACAGGCGACGACAACAATGACACCGTAACTTCTGCTGAATACATCGCTCAGCTTACGTTGTTCAATGACGCTCTCGGCTCGGGCGCTGTTGTTTGCCCAGAGGATAGCGGCGACACTGTGGCTGAAGCCCTCATCGACCACGCAAACGCAAATAGCAGAATCGCAATTTTGTTTGGAACAGAAGACGCAACTGCTACCGCCATGAAGGAAAAGGCACTCTCACTTCAAACGGGAGAAGGCTCAGAGCATGCGGCACTGTACCATCCGTGGGTTTTAGTTCCCACTAGCGTGCCTGGCATAGGACGATTCATTCCACCAGTTGGATATATCGCTGCAAAGCGCGCCGTTGCCCATAATGGGACCGGACCACATCTTCCAGCCGCAGGAATTGTTTCAGCGGCCAAGTTTGTGACCGGCATCAAGACTGACATTAGCAAGGTTGTCGGTGACGACCTTGACGAAGGCAACGTAAACGCAATTCGAGTGATTCAAAACACGATTCGCGTGTATGGAGCCCGTTCGCTCTCTTCCGATAACGACAACTTCCGCTATATCACGCAACAGGATGTTGTTAACTCAATCGTTACAGAGTGCTACCGGTCGCTTGAAGATGTGGTGTTCAGCTCAATCGATGGAAGAAACACCATTTTCGCTGACATCGAGTCACGCCTTGTGTCAATCCTGTCGGTAATGCGCAACCTCGGTGCTCTTTACCCAGCATTTGATGCCAACGGCCGTGAGCTAGATAACGGATACATCGTGAAGTGCGATTCCTCAATCAACCCAACCTCACAGTTGGCAAATGGTTTGGTGAAAGCCAGAGTCGGTGTCCGTGTCAGCAGCATTGGTGACAGAATTGAAATCGATATCGTAAAGTCTAACCTCACTTCAACAGTGGTTTAATCGAAGGAAGTAGCTAATGGCAAAAGTATCACAGAGACAAGTACTTGCAACAATAGTTCCAAGCACTTTCATTAACGGCAAGCAGCAGACCAACGTGCAGGTGAACCTTCCCAAGTGGGGTAATCTTCGCTTTGCCCAGGTGTCGGGTGGAGAAATCACCGCCTCTGTAGAAAAAATCTACGAAGGTGGCAGTGCTCGACCTACAGTTCTCTGCGCTCCATCTGAAATAGGCGACATTACACTGACGGCACACTACGACGACGATATGACCAGCGCCGATACTGCTGCTGGCATTGGCGCCAAGCTGCAGGGCCTGCGCAAATATGTAGGTACCGGTTACTACAACATTACGGTATCTGTTTATAGCTGCGACATCAAAGACCCCACAAACGACAGAATTTACTCCAATGCTTTGTTGGTGGGAATGACCGAACCAGAAGGTGACTCTTCTTCGGGTGCTCCGGCGACATTCGCCTTGACCTTTGCTATCTCGGACGTAAACGCACCAACTTTAAGCTAGTTGCATAGAGTCGGTTAATTATGTGATAGTTTTTGCTCTATGAGCGAAAATTCACTATACGTAACTGAAGAAGCCGACGACGGAAAAAGCAACAAGAAGTCAACTCATCGTGATTCCTTGTTGCCTGCCGCCAAGGAAGAGACCCAGCTTGAAAAGCTGAGAAACATTGTCAAGAAAAAGGTTGAGCGGTCCGTAGTCCACATTCAGGTGACAGAACGCCCGGGTGTAAGCCTCAAAGTGAGCCCCAATATCACTCAATCGCAGATGAAGAACTGGCGCAAAAATGCTGGTGAAGATTCAAGAAATGGACTTGACTCGCTCAAGTTTGCTTGTCTAGTTATCGGCCACACCACCATAGGTATCTGCATTGATGATGAAGAGATTTTTGACGAAAACGGCAATAATCTCAATTTTGCCCATCCTCAAATTCTCGAAATGACCGAGTCGATGAAGCCGGTTCCGGATGCAGTTCGGGCGATGTTTGGCGTTGACCCACATGTTGAATCCGCAGCTTTGGCAATCCTTGACTCCGCTGGATACTCAGACACGGTTGCTGCTGTGGACCCTACGAAGGAGTCTTCGACGAACTAGTTGAAGATTCCACACTTATATCTGCGGCAAGATTAGGCGAGTTATTTCACGTTAGTCCATTGGAATTAATGGACGTAGACGATAATGACTGGTTACTACTTCTTGCCTGTGCTAAAGTTATAAGTAACGACCGCGAAGAGCAAGAGCGCAAGCCGAAGACTTAGGGGTGGAGCCCCCATAGCTTGGCAGCCTTACACTCACGTGACTTAAAACTCACACGGAGTGCCAAATGGCTGATGAAATAGTTGATATTAAAATTAAGTTTGAGGCCCAAACTAGGGAGCTCACTAAAGCAATAGCTCAGCTTTCATTACTAGAAAAAAGAGTAAAAAAACTTTCCAGCGGCAGGGGCGAAGCTCTCGCTCAACAATCGGGTAGTAAACTAGCAAATACCACAAAAGGCTGGAAACGCAGTTTCGACGCCATAGATGCTGGCGCCAAAATGGCAGGAAAAGGGCTCACTAAGTTCCTCGGTATGGCTATCAAGGGTGTCGTTATAGAAATGGCAGCCCTTGGAGCTGCGATGATAGGAGTCCACGCACTATTTGCAGCTGGGCAATTACTTGTCAAAGCATATAGGGGGGCGATGCAAATGCTTTCTGCTGGTGCGGCGGGGGTAGTCGTCGCAATATCGGCAGCGAGCGCCGCTATCAGGGAGCAGCAGGCCGCCATTTATGCCTACAGAGGCAAGGGAGCCCCTGCATTTGGTTCAGCGATGAATCAGACAAGAATGGGCATGCGGAACCTACAGAGCGACGCAAGTCTGGCGACTCTCGGAGTCGAAGCACTCAACAAGGCTTACGGAACCATGTCCAAGTCGATGAATACCGCACAAATAAATAAAAGCGGTGCATCAATCAAGGCTTTGATGGACTTTGGTTCAGCGGGCCAAGACCCCGCAAAGGGCCTAGAACAAGTATCTATTGTTATCGAAAATCTTTCTAACAGTAAAAAGAGTATTTCTGACGTAATAACAGAAGCTAAAAAACTTGGCCCAGAAATGGAAAAAGCCCTAAAAGGGACAACCATAAAAACCAAGGAACAATTTAAAGAACTTCTGATGTCCGGGCAGTTGGCGGACAAAGGCGGTGTCGCTGGTCAGTTTGAAGCCGTAAACGGTACTTTAATCTCCCAGATGAAGGGCTACTTTAGTCGATTGCGTGGCGAGTTTGCTGATTTTGGCGACCAGTTCTTGGAGCCACTCAAGGCTTCATTTGAGAGGGTATTCGGGACAATACGCAGAGACTTGCAGCGCATAATGGGCGCTATTTCATATAGTTTTGGGGCGACGGGCATAATCGACGGCTTTGCTGGCGGAATAGAAAAAGCATCTAATTGGCTCGTGAAAATGATTCGCGAATACCTCCCTGGCGCGTTAGGCATGTTCGACAGAATTGGAGATTGGTTCTCTAAATTCAAGCGTGGTTGGGATATGGTCCTTGAGCAAACTCGCCCACTCATAGATGGCGCAAAGGTGCTTTATAAAGCTTTTACTCCAGTGTGGGAGGCAATTAAACGAGGTGCCGGAAACCTGACCTTATTCAAGGACCTTCTTGTTGAAAACAAAAATGAAGTTGCAGAATTCGGCGAACGTGTTGGGGAGCTCATCGATTCTTTATCAAAATTCTTCATGAATCTTAAAAAGATGTTCATGGATATGCTCCCCTTTTTGAGTGACTTAGTATCTGGACTAACAAGCGTCTTCAATATGATTTCCAAAATGTTTAGTGGTGGGGCTGGCGGAGGACTAGCTTCGGCCCTTGCACCATTGCTGGCATTCTCGATTATAGGTAAAAAAATGAGCGGCGTAAAGGGCCGTTTAATGCCAGGGGTTCAAACTGTCAAGACCATGAGCGTTAACGCTCAAAATGTTTCTATTGGTGGCAAAAATCTTGGTCCGGCTGGCCCAACGTCATCGCTGGCCTCAGGTCGTGGTGGGGGCGGCGGAGGGGCCCTTTCTAGCGGATATCCGGCGACGAGTCCAGTAATCATGCCTGGGTCGGTCACTGGTTCAAAATTCCGTGCTATTTCAAACGACCCGAACTCGAAGTTTTTTGGAAGCGCAAAAGCTGGTAGTCGACATCAGGTTGCTCTTAGCGGAATAGATGGCAGAATTGTAAAACGCAAAGAAATAGATAGCAGAATTGGCCGTGGGGTTGTATATGCGGCCACTGGAGCTCGCGCTAGAGACCCTTACGCGGACAGGGGTCAGATAACAAATCCAGACGGCACGACCAAGCCGGTCAATCCTAATGTCAACCTCCCACTGAGCGCAAAATTTAGGGCCACTCAATCTCTCAATGCCCGCTCAATGGATGAGCTGCGACAAATAGCTACACAAAAAGGGATTGTTGGTACTCAAATCGGCGGAGTAATGGGGGGTGGTCAGCAAGGACCAGGTGCACCCAGAATGAGTGATACTTTCGCCGATAGAAAACTACTAGTCAAAGCAATAATGGCGAAGAAAGGCTCGACCGCAGAATTCAAGAATGACGGTCGTACGGTAAGCATCGGGCAAGGTCTTGCCAACAGCGCAAAGCGTGGCGCGCTAAAGGCCGTAGGAGTCGCCGATAGGGGGCAATACCTCGCTAGACGTGGCTTTGGCGCCATTCGCGGCGGTTTCGCTCAGATGAACTCTGGGGCATGGGATGCAGAGAAGGGCGAGTACAAGGATTTAGGTACGGCACGTGGGGCTTTGCTAGCCAGAAGGGGCGAAAGCGATAAGCAAGGAGGCCTAAAGAAGCTTGGAGGAAGACTGTCTTATCGTCGCGATATGAACAGAATTTCACGAAATGATAGCAAATTTGGCGGAGGAGTAAAAAAGTTTAACAACAGTATGGGCGCGAAAATGGGCGTCGGTATGGGACTAGGACTGGCAAGCCAATACGCCCCTGAAGAAATGCAAGGAGCAATTGCGCTAGGCGGAATGGTTGCGCAAGTGAACCCCATGTTGGGTGCTGCCGTTGCAGGAATCGGCTCCGCGCTCAAGGCAACGTCAGTGAAGGCTGGAGCACTCGCTGGAGCAGCCGGTGGAGCAGCCGCAGGCGCAATGTTCGGACCTTATGGCGCGGCGATAGGTGCTGGAGTGGGCCTTCTTGTTGGAGGCATTATGGGTGCGGTGAATGCTGGTAAAGAGAAGTTAAAAAAGGCCAAAAAGATTATAGACGCCAGCATGGCTAGCTTCTTCATGATTGACCTCCAGAAAGCGGGTCGGCAGTTTCAGAGAAATGCAGAAACAGTAAAAGGTGGCGGAAGCCTCAAGGGCCGAGATGCCGCAATGGTGGGCCTGGGGACAAGCTTTGGAAAAACTTTAGGTCAGTTTAATAGGGATATTACGGCAGCCATTGCAGCTGGTGGCGGAAGTTACGAGAGTAATGGGAAAACAGAATTTAATGACGCCAAAGGCATACTCGACGAATACTTCAAAACAGATTCAGGTAAAAAATTAACATCAGAGGAGAGAGACGCTCTAAAAGCCAGAGCAACCAACTCTATCCGACATATCATGAAAACATCAGACCCGCTCATCGAAGCGCAGTTGTCGAGAATAGACAAACAAAACACCGAAAGAATCGGCGCATTATCACGAGCTACGGGTAAGAGCGGAGCAGAGCTAGAGCAGCTGGCAAAAACGCTTGGCGTCGACCTGTATGACCCAACAATAAAATACAACGACCTTCTTTTAAAGTTCTCAGGCTCCCTGAAAAAGACCGGAGCAGAATTAAACGACCTAATAGCTGATATTGTCCTTTCTGGCGCCAACGCCTTCAAGACGCAACGAGAGAAGGAAGAGGCAACATACGCTCTTGATTCAAATTTGAGGCAACTGGGCGACATAATGAGGGACCCTAGTACGACCGCTGACGAAAAAACAACCGCAATGCGTGCGCATATGGAGCCTGCATTTAATCAATTATTACAAGTTGCCGGTGGTGACGGCATCATGGCGTACCAAGGATTCATTGACCTTTTTGGCGGAAAGAATGCCGATGGGAAAATATTTGCTCCCGGTGCTGAGCTCGCTGGACAAGGCGAAACATTCGTAAATGACCCGATATATCAGGCGTCGGTGCGAGACATGGAAAAAGGAGCGGTAGGTGCAGCCTCGGAGCAACTTCGAACCATTCTGTCAAGCGAAGAGCATGGAAATCTGAAAATTGAAGAAGGGGTTTTGGAGTCGCAACTAACAACGCTACTTCAAAATAACCCAGAACAATTCCTTAAACTCTTAGGTGATATTAAGGACTATGATTTAACCTACGACGACAAAGATGGCTTACGTCAACGATTGCTAAATGCGCCCAAGGGCGGGGCAGGGGCGATTCCAACCGGAACATTAGGGTTGGAAAGCGCCTACAATCCGGCGCTCGGAGCCCAAAGCGCATTGTCTGGCTATGGGATGGGTGAGTTAGGTTTGGCAAAAGAAAACACGGTTGCATTGGACGACATTGCAACAGCGGCTACAAACATGGGCACCGCGGCGACAGGACTGGAAGAGGCAATCAAAATATTTAATACGAATATGGAAGGTTTCTTTACGGCTCCGCTAGGCGAAATGCCGGACTGGTGGAGGAACGGCCTAGTTATGAGCGACGATGGAAAGACCCTCGCTCCACCCGATACCTCTACCCCTCGCGGAGGCGCTATCGGAGATACTTCCACAAGCAAACTTTCTCAAACAATGAGCCGACATGCCGCCATGAATGGCCAGCTAACTGGCAAGAGAACAGTTACGTCTAGCTTGCGAAATTATGCTCTTGGTTCACCAAGTTCCGACCATGCCACTGGCTCGGCGTACGACCTTGTTGGTCAAAATCTTGGACAATACTCGAAGTTGGTTCATGCAAATGGTGGATTCGCAGAGTTCCACGGAAGTGCGGCAAACCGCCATCTACACGTCGTTCCCGGCCCTGGAGTCGGAGACACGTCAGTCGCGCGACCAATCTCATCCGCTACTAGCGGTGGAGGTAGTACTAACAACTACTACTCAATCGAGGTAAACGGCGGAAATAGCTCGCCAGAAGCTATAGCTCAGATGGTTATGGCAAAATTACAGGATAGGGAACGTTCAGAAAAGGAGCGTCGATAATGGCAGTAGGAAGCATTCACTATCATACAGTGGGATACACGGACTCTAGTAATAGTAGTTTACGTAAAAACTATCCAATAAAAAAAAGATACAAGCAAATTACGAATACTCAATATCCAATTTTTCCAGCAGATTTTGTTTTAGTTTCGGATGACACATATTGGTTTCCCTTTCAGGGCGTGGCTGTGTCGGATTACGATTTCATTCCATATGAGGTAAGTGATGAATTTGGGTGGTCCGACGACCAAGAGGTTCGCGCAAAAGAGATATCTTATTCCAACCCCAGAACAGCAAAATATGACAGTGTCCCATCTGGGGAAAAAATCGTATGGGGTAATACAATATACGTAGCGACAACATACACTTTTGACTGGTATGAGCTCGTCTCGGACCTATCCCTGAACCCATATAAGTCAACAAGAATAACGAAGTGGCGCAAGTTTGACGATACGGACAGCGTCAACTGGGTGCAGTACTGGTATCACCCACTTTTACGTAGATTTTTTCTCCTTGAAAATACGCCAACATTACAGGAACTGCCAGACTTCGACGAACCCTCACAGTCGCGCTGGAATGAATTTATCGGCGATGCAAAAGATATGAATCTTGAAAACTTTACATTTGCACAAATAAAGTTACTTCAATCTACGGGATTGTCTACCAAGGCAGCAGAGGCCACCATTGCCTCCCTCACCAAGAAGGCAATATCGGGTTCTTCTATTAATCAATCATCCAGCGTCGTTTCTGGTGCACAAAATAGCAATGGTTACAGAGATGTACTTGGACAAAGAAGCAGGGCGACTGTCGTTACTTCCATGAATGTCGGGGCACGAGTGAGCAGCGGACAAGCCGCCATCGCCACCACAGCCCCCGAAAACCTTCCTACGATGATTCAACGAACGGCCGATAATACAACTGCTCTTACGTATGAATTTACTTTAAAGCCCAATAATGTTTCTTATTCGAACATAGGCGTAACATGGACTGACATTGAAAGAGTTGCGAACTTCCCTCTTGTCGATTACAAAAACAACAAACTTATGAAAATATCGTTTGAATTTGTCGTCGACAGTCAACCTTCTTACGTGTCAAGTCTTTATGATTCTTGCGAACATAAACTCAGGTTGCTTAAACAAATGGCAGAAACACCAGAGTTGGTCGTATTTACTAATTTCGATTCACTATTTAGCGGAATAACAAATAGTTCTACTGTCAAATATCGCCAGTGGGCGATTGCCGAGATGTCATTCAACTCAATACAAAGGACCCCTGGCGGCTCGAGCTCTAGTGACAGCGCTCAAGGCAGCATTAGTAGAGCAACAGTGAGTATAACAATTCAAGAAGTAAGGATGAATGAGGACCAATTAATATTTATGCCACTACTCAAGAAAGACCCCATCATCCCAACGCCCCCGCCTCGGAAACCTACCGACTTAGAGCTATGCATTCGAAGAGCTACCGACGAACTTGGCAAAGGCTTTAAAATTCCACCTTCGGCCTGTAAGGGAAGCCAGGTTAACTGGTCTGCGCTCTATCCCATAGTCTTCTTGTAACATGAACACGCCAGATACAATATTTGCCCCTCAGACGGCCACAGATGAATACGGCAGAATATCTAGGTCGCCGGACAGGTATAAACGCAAAATAATTATTGCAAGTCTTTCGGATAAAGCTTACGACGACGTATCGTCACGAGTAACTAGAGCAAGTATTAATTATTCAATTTCTATGGCATCTGAATTATCTTTTGATGTCATAGATGTTGATTTGCAGATGGCTAAAAAGAATTACTTCATACTTGGGCGCGACGTCATTTACGAGACACAAACGCTTGGCCAGATTAACGCACGCACAGGGGGCATTAAGCCGATACAACAGCTTTTTGAAATATCCGATGTAAGCGTATCTCAGGGTCCGGGTGGAAGCGCCGTGTACTCATTGAAGTGCTATTCCAAGGCCATACAGCAAATGAAACGAGACAAGCAGCCTGGCTCAATACCGGGAAGCGGTAGTCAATATATTATTAATGCTGCAAAAAAATATGGATTAGATTTTTATTGCGAGCAAACGGCCAAAGGAAAAGGCACGACCAAGGCAAGCGGCTCGAAACAAACCGAATCCCTATGGGATGTCATGACAAGAATGGCTGGTGACGCAAAGTTTGTTTTGTTTGAAGTGGACGGAATTCTAGTATTTGCTTCTGAGAAATATTTACTAAGTAAGTGGGGGACAAGTACAACTACGGTAGACCTTTCAGGATTTGACCCAAAGGCCAAGAAAACAAAAAGCACACCATTCACCCTGAGATTCATACCGCTCCAGTGGCCAAATAGCGGACCGGATTACGTCGGGAAATCGGGGTATTTTAGACTGATGGAACGGCCAACCATTACAAAAAAAGCCAACGACCCGTATGCGGCAGAAGGCAGTTGCTCGGTCGAGCGTTTCAACGGCACACAAATACGGCCAGGAATGACCGCCTATGTTGGCAATGTGCCTGACATGTCTGGGTATTACATTGTTGAATCTGTGTCATTTAACGAAATGACGCCAGACCCCGTGTCTGTAGGTTTCAGAACATTGACACGTGACGAAGAAAAAGAAAAAATTGAGCTACTGCCGATTGGCGTCACTTATCAGCAAACATTTATAGCAGGAGAAAAAATAAAGACGACTGCTGAGCAAAATGCAATATTAAACATGCCGGAAATAAAATTCTCCTTTGCTGATAAAAGAATTACTGGAGCAAATTTGCCCGATGCGAACAATGTGTATAGATATCCAGAAATGCCTTACGCGAACATATCTAGAACGTACGCAGCGGAAAAAGGGCCGATGCCAGCAAGCACCAATGATTATAATTCGCTAATAATTACGGGAAATCTTGACCTTTATAATCGCCCTATTTTTGTGGTAAGAAACAAGAAAAATGAAGTAATCGAGTGGCGAACCATTCATTCCATAACGCATGTTGTTCAGGCTGGCTCAGAGTATAGGGCCATTCTTTTGCCGAGTGTTTTTACCCAAAATGGCACTTCGGTCATGAAGACAAACGACGAAATCATAGCTAGGTACAACGCTGATGGTGGATTTGCAGGCGCGGCCAAACATTTGGGTGTTTTGCGCGGGAACACATTTGAAGACGCCGTCAGAAACGCTCGCGACTATGGACACCTATTGAGTATTCAGTCAGCGTGGGTATTGCTGATAAAGACACCCAATTTTAATGAAAAGAAACTAGTCAATACTCCAGGCGGTTCCGATAGTAATTGGTAAGTAGCAATGGCTAATCCATTCAAAATAGTAAGGTTATTAATATGCGTCCAGATATAGTCAGCAGGAACAAATCATCGTCCCACCCGCTTGTCCCGGGTAGGTTCTATACTGGCATAGTTAAGTCCGTGGACGCAAAAGGTTTCGTGTCGGTCAGAGTCATGGAGCTCGGCTCAACTTTCGAGAAAGTAATGCCACTAAACACAACCCCTAATTCGCACTTTTCGGTCGGGGATTCCGTGAAGTGTGGTTTTTCTGATGAATTCTTTACAGAGCTAATCGTATACGGCTCGGCCGGAGTCCGCTCCGACAAGCACCCAACGATTGCTCAATACGATGCCCTACTTGAATCTATAAGCAACAACCCCGGACCTACCGGACCTACTGGGCCCGCCGGACCCACTGGACTAGCTGGACCAACTGGCCTGACTGGGGCAACAGGACCAACGGGCAATACGGGCGCAACAGGACCAACGGGCAATACGGGCGCAACAGGACCAACGGGCAATACGGGCGCAACAGGACCAACTGGAGCTGCTCCAACATTTACATACAAGGTCGGCGATACTGGACCAGGTGGGGGGATAATCTTCTTTGTTGACAGATATGACGAGTACGACGGATTCACATACCTTGAAGTAGCCCCAGTCTCTACCCAAGTACAGAGAGGCTGGGCACCATCAAGTCCCGTAAACTATCAGAGCATAGCAGTTACCGGTGCGGACTCAAAAGCATTGGGCGCTGGCTATCAAAACACCATTGACATGGTTGCCCAAGGGCATACAAATCCAGCAACTTCTGCTGCAAAATACTGTGATGATTTGGTTTCTGGCGGTCAGTCGGACTGGTATCTCGGGAGTATCGCAGAGATGAAAACTATCTATGGGGTTCTATATCTTCAACTAGGTGTTGGTGATTTTGTGGCTGACTACTATTGGACTTCTTCTGAGTTCAGCGCCACCTCTGCGTGGAACCAGAACTTCTTCTACGGCAATGAGGGCCTCTACACCAAGAACAGCGCAATCTATGTCCGTCCCGTGCGGAGATTCTCATGAAAACTATTTGTTTGATAGTACCAAAAATTGCTGAGCATCTTGTTCGGGTAATTGAAAAGTTTAAAGACAGGATTGAATATGCAAGCAATTAAATTCCCAATTAAATTTGATTCTACTGGCCTAGCAAAACTAGATGAAGCAACGACGGATTACTATTCGCAGTTGCTTTCAGTGTCTATGCTCACCGAGCCTGGAACCCACCCCATGAGCCCCCAATTTGGGGCATATGACCCATCATTCCGTTTGATAAATAAAAGCATATTTGTCCTTAACGCTTCCCAGTTTGTTCCAGAAGTAATAATAACAAATATAGAAATACTTGACCAAGAATCAGTAAACGGCTCTAGCAAAGTTTCCGTTTCATTTGAATTAGATATATAGAGGAAGGCTGCACAAAATGCCGGTAGATTTTTCAGAATACATTAACTTAGCAATCTTTGACAAAGAGCCAGGTGATATTTACACTGACGCCATCGAACTAGGGCGTCTAACTATGCCCGACTTCAATCTGCGCGTTGGGACTCCAGAAGACGCGATTTTTCAAGCCGCAGCATATATTAGCGCCCTAAACATAAATGCAATTAATCGCTTGCCAGACAGACTTATGGCCGGAATAGTCACAATGCTTGGGTATCAGCGTCAAGAAGCGACCCCTGCAGAAGTAAATGTCGAAATCACACTAGGTTCCTATAGTGGAGGAACCATCCCTGCTGGAACGACTTTTTCGTACGACGCACTTTTTGAAGACGAGGCCCAACAGTACGCATTTGTGTTGCTTTTTGCTCTCGAAATAGAAGGAGTTGACCCAGAGTTGGGTGAATATCCATCAGGAGTGGCTAAAGTTATATCGCTTGACCCTGGTGTCATCCCGCCTCTAGCTTCTGGGACTGAGTTAAATATCATCTCCTCTGGGACCGACATCGTATCCGCCGTTATTGCCACTCCATCGAGTTTTTCTAACGGAATCAACGCCGACGGAGACATCGACTACCTGTCCAAAGCCACCACGTATCTGCGTTCGCTCACATCAGCACTAGTCCGAGCATCACAGGTTGACGCCTATCTCTTGACTACCTATCCAGGAATAATCTCACGTGCAAAAACATACGACTTAACAGATGGCGACCTTGATAGTGGAGACTTGACTGTCAATCGTTCAATTGGCGTCATTCAGACACAGGTGCAAAGTTCTGTCGCAACGATAACAACCGCAGCCCCACACCTGTTCGTGGTTGGGGATGTTGTTGAAATGGACTTTAACGGCTCGACAATTACTTCAGCCTCAGGTAACGGCACTCTCATAACGTATACAACAAGTACTAGTCATGCTTTGTTGGCCGGTCAATCGGTAACCGTAGAGGGCGTCGGACTAACAACTGGTTACAACGGAACATTTACAATTAACACAGTTCCAACCGTAACGACGTTCACGGTATCAGACTCAACATCAGGTTCAGCGACATTCAGTGGCGCTTTGACAAAAGTTAGATTAAATTCGTTTAGCGGTCAGCACACTATTACTCACGTCCCAACGGACACGACGTTTAGATTTGCCAAGACTGGCACGTCGGCCAGCGCAACCATCAGTGGTTCCGCATACGCCGGACAGGATGTTTCAGGGTTTGTGAGCGTTGTTGCTTACGGAAACAATACGCTGTTGACGGAGACGCAAAAAGTTAACATACTGACTGACATACAATCAAAATCTGTTGCTGGATTGACAATTAATGTCGTTGACCCAGCTTTTGTAACACTTCAACTTAGTGGAACTATTTCCATAAGTCAACGATACGACCAAGATTCTCTTGCTCAAACGATAGAGGACACGCTCGTGGATTACCTCAGCCCAGTGAATTTTCCTCTCAATGTTGACAGAATACGACATAATCAAATAGTTTCCTTAATTAGCAATATTCCAGGAGTTGTGTACGTCAACTCCTTGACTTTAACACCTATCGAAGATGGATGGTTGCCGCAATACGAAGACGACCTTCTATTTAGATACAAGGGTTCTTTGCCAATTATATCCATTGAGGATATTAGCTTTACATACACGACAGTAGATGTGACTCAATAATATGGCAACCACAGTAAACCTCCTATCAGATGGCAATGCCTTACGTAGATTCTCCTCTCTAGACGGAACACCTATAGGCCTTGCTGCTGTTGAGTATGATTGGACAGCCACTAATGCATCCATAATGATTAGTAGTACGGATTTTGTAGTCGATAGTCGCTATACTCTGGCGCTTGCGGCAGGCTCTGAGGGAGAAGTACAAGATGTAGTGCTAACCCTTGCAGATATACCACTAACCTTGGATGACAATAGTCGTGTCTTGTCTGCGAATATGCGAATTAAGGCAAATGCGCCAATTACAGTGAGTTCGCTTCTTTATATAGATTCAGCATCCGCCACATATGAGCCCTACTTAAAAACTTACTCAAGTGGCTCATATAACGCTGTTCATACCAATAGGGCGGTTGTTCCAGATGACGAAGCAAATCATACCGCAACTATACAAATTACGATTTCTGGGCTTCTTGGTGGCCAGACAGCACACATGACAATGCCGCACCTAATCCACGATTTGGCTTTATTTGAAAATTCATTTCTGGGTACGGCTAGAAATTTTTTACCAGATTTTTATTTTGAAATAGATTCACTGCAAAGCCAGCCTTCATACCCATTCTTTAGATTGCTAGATATGTTAACATCTGCTGCGGGCGAGGTATTCGCAGAATATGGTCTCATGTATGGAATAGAAGGCAGTCAGCTACTATACGAAAATCTTACAGTTGCATATTGGGCGCAAAGTTCTCTTGTCTCGCCTCGTTCGGTTAAAAACAGGTATGTCCCATGGCTTTCTCAGTTTTCTGGCGATTTTATTCGCCAAAATATTTATTACTCAAACGGGACCGCCTTCTTTGGGAACGAAAGCATCCGTAGGGATTTTATTGAATGGCAGTTGTCCAAGGGTTATTATGGACGCGCTGCTGGGTCAAGGGAGGCAATGATTGAGGCCGCCAAGCAGGTTCTTTCTTATACCGAGAATGGTGCCCAGAGCACTTTTTCAGTTTCATTGACCCCAAGATATGAAAATGACCCATTCGCAATACATATTCGCACCTTGGCTAATGAAACCCCAGATGCCAACGCCAATCAGGTGAGCGAACTTGTCATGCAGTCTGTCAATTGGGCCAAACCAATGGGCTACTTAATTTCTCAAGAAACCGTTAACCAATTTAACTTTACTATTGACGACCCAGTTCTTGGCAGATTCGACTCCATGACCTTTGGATGAAATGATAAAATTAACAATGAAAGATTCAGGAGAATAACATGGCAGGCTCAGGAGTAAAACTTTTTGTCTCTGGCGAAGTTGCATACGCGAGTGAAATTAACACATACCTAATGGACCAGGTAATTAGTGTTTTTGATAGCGGAACTGCACGAGATAACGCTTTCGGTGATGGCATTCCGACATCAGCTGGAGGAAATGGAAGACCGCTCCTATCGGAAGGTAAATTTTGTTATCTCAAAAATGACAATGTAGTGCAGTACTGGAGCGGTTCCGCATGGATAGACTCATCGCAGTTCGTGGTGGGCGATGGCACCATCACGACCGTAAAGATTGCAGACAACTCAATTACGAGTGCCAAGATTGCGGCTGGAACGGTTATTGCTGCGGACATTGCAGACAACACAATCACCGAGGCCAAGCTAACTACTTCAGTTGCAGGAAGCGGACTTTCTGGAGGCAACGGCACCGCTCTTGCCGTAAACGTCGACAGCTCCACAATTGAGGTAAATGCAGATACTTTAAGAGTCAAGGACGCGGGAATAGTTGAAGCCAAACTTGACAGTGGTTCCGTTACTGCCGCAAAAATTGGGGCTGGCGCGGTCACTTCTGCCAAACTAGATACAAACATTGCAGTTGCTGGAACCTTTGCGGTCACAGGTAACGTCTCAGCTTCTGCCAACGTTGCAGTTACGGGCAACTCAACGGTTGCGGGCAACTCAACGGTTACGGGTACGTCTACGTTTTCCGAAGTCCTAGAAACCGTACAGTCCTTGGGTCAGGCGACTGGGGCACTAAACATCAACATGCTAGATGGCGCAATTCATTTTTACCCGACTTCCACTAGTGCCTCATGCTCGCTCGACTTCAGAGGGAATGCATCAACAACGCTTAACGCTACGATGGCCGATAATCAATCCATTACTGCGGTTGTCCTAATTAATTCTGGCAGCACTACAGCCAGACCGACGGCCGTCTCTATTGACGGGGTCGTACAGACTGTCAAGTGGTTTGGTGGGCTATCGTTTCCTAACGGTAGTGGCAGCAATGCGTTTGATGCGTACACGTTTGTGATGATTAAAACCGCGACCAGTACTTATACCGTTTTTGCAAGTCAATCGAAGTTCGCGTAGTAGCGGGGAATAAGGTATGCCTTTTATTGGTGGAAGAAGCTCTGCGACTAGAGGATTTTTTGGAATTGGCGGAACGCCTTCTGAATCAACCTCTCTGTCCTCGCTTGAGGGTAATCAACAGTTAGCGATATCCTTCACTGACCCCACCTTTAGTGGTGGTGGAGACATCGTTAACTATCAATACTCTTTGTCTACTGATGGCACCACGTTCTCGGCGTTTACATCCCTCGACCCAGCCGACACCACGTCCCCTATCACTATCGGTGGACTCACCAACGGACAACAATATTACGTTAAAATAAGAGCGGTAAACGCCATTTCTGCCGGCCTCGAATCTGCTGTATTGTCAACAAATACGACCCCATTCACCATCTCTGGTGCCCCAACTATAACTTCAGTTACGTCCCCATCAAGCGGCAGCGTTACGGTCGCCTACAGTGCACCTTCCTCTAATGGAGGAAGGAGCATCACCGACTATGTCGTAGAGTATTCTTCCAACTCAGGCTCGTCTTGGACAGCATTTACTGACGGTACATCAACTGCGACGTCTATTACGGTGACCGGCTTAACTAACGGCACTTCATACATCTTTAGAGTTTATGCCGTAACGGTTGCAGGAAATGGCACCGTATCTGCCAATTCATCGGCAATTGTTCCATTTACAGTTCCGAACGTTCCTACCTCGTTCACCACAACCGCCGGAAGTAGTTCCCTGATTCTCGCTTTCACCACCCCAGCATCAAATGGCGGAAGCCAAATCACTGGCTACGAATACAGCACTGACGGCGGTACGACCTATGTTTTGGTCAGCGGAGACCTGAGTACCAGCACGGCAGTGACCAGGACAGTTGCTGGCCTCACGCCCGGTACGACTTTCCAGACAAGAGTGAGAGTAGTAAACGCTAGAGGGGCAGGCACTGCTGCTTCAAGCAGTGGAACTCCATACACCGTTCCGAACGCTCCCACCTCATTCACTACAACTGCAGGAAGCAGTGAGCTAATTCTTGCCTTCACTACTCCAGCATCTAACGGCGGTAGTCAAATTACCGGCTACGAGTACAGTACCAATGGGGGCACTACCTATGTCCTTGTCAGTGGAAACCTCAGTACCAGCACGGCGGTAACAAGGACAGTCACTGGCCTCACAGCTGGTACAACTTTCCAGACGAGAGTAAGAGTAGTAAACGCCGCAGGAGCAGGCGCGGCCGCCTCGAGCAGCGGAACTCCATATACGGTTCCAAATGCTCCCACCGGATTCACCGCAACTGCCGGAAGCAGTTCTCTGGTTCTCGACTTCACTACCCCAGCCTCCAATGGCGGCAGCCAAATCACAGGTTACGAATACATTACTCACAATGATGGAAACCGGTTTATATCAGGAGCTATTTATGTGGACGTCTATGGTCTGACGCTCTACACAACAGGAACAGCTCATGGGTATTCAACAGGTGAGGTGGTTACCGTTACTGGCGTGACGCCAAGTTCATTCGATAGGACGGCGGAAGTTGTTGCTTTTTCAGCAACCCAATTCTATTTCACGTTGTTTAACGGCTCCACTAGTGGGGCCTACTCTTCTGGTGGAACTTCTTTCGGTTCCTTTACTGCTGTAAACGGAAATCTCAGCACTAGCACAGCAGTAACTAAGACAGTCACTGGACTGATACCTAGTAATACATATTCAACAAGAGTGAGAGTCGTAAACGCCGCAGGAGCAGGCGCCACTGCTTCGGCGAGCGGAACCCCATACACGATACCTGACGCTCCAGCCACGCCGACCTCGAGTTCTGGCGACCAATTCTACGAGGTCACATGGGTTGCCCCAGCAACTGGCGGCAGCGCAATAACGGGATACGATGTTGAACTACTTGACATAGCCGCCGGAACAACAACACTCTTTAACGCTGGTTCGACTATAAGAACGAAGAAATTTACAGGACTAACCATCGGAAAAGAATATAAGGCGAGAGTTAGAGCCAAAAACGCAGCCGGTGACGGCACGTACTCCGACTACGCAACAACACGAACTCCGTCATTTGCGGTTACTGCCCCTACGTTATCTGTAGCAGCTGGCTATCCTTCGACTACAAACTCCGGCACATGGGGCAAGAGGCCTGTCCAGGTTTCATTCGACCCTACTGATTGTCTAAATTTTTCTAAAGCTTCTATCCACTTCAAGGTCACGGGAACATATAATCCTACCGAGGTAGTTGAGACCACTTCAAACGTTGCTGCCGGAACAATATTTTATACTTTTGTTAACGCATTCGGCGACACCCAGAATATTGGCACCAGTGTCGCCGTTGAATGTTTCATGAGAGTTCATAATACAGCTGGACAGTATGTTCAATCTGCAACAACGACTTTCACAACGAGCGCATCCGTCAACCATTACACCTATACCGAAAACAACACCTTCGCCACTGACGTACAAACAGTAACCAGTACTACAATGGGCAAGAAATTTTTCAACTGGTCGGGTACCAGTAATCAGAACGTTACCCTAGTGGCGCTTTATACAAACATTCCCGTAACAAATTACAATACAGTTTCCGTAGAAAGAAACCCTGTCGTGCGCATCCACGGGAATACCACCGCTAGTGTACGGGGGTCTATTGCTCTCTATGACCTCGCACCTCTACGTGCAGTTACTGGTGGCGGATACGGTGAAACCGCAATCTATGCAGGCGAATACTGGAATCCTGGTGGGGATGACAACTCAAGTTATGCCTTCGGAAATGATAATCAAAAAATATCCGTAGAAGGCTACGGCGTTCCGGCTAGCACCTATAACACCAACCGAATAATAAACGTCAAAGCAATAGTGGTTTATACACAAAGAACCGCAAACTCAATTTAAAGGAAAACCATGCCAACAATCATGTTTGATTATGATAATTCAGAAAATCCAGCCCCAGAATTTTCCAAGGTGATAATTTCCGATGGTGTTGTTGTCTTCTCGATGTATAAAGCAGCCGATTACGAAGGATGCATCGCAGTTAGCGTGCCCGATTACGATACCTTCATTACGTTGTTCGACGGTACCGCAACTATCATCGACCACCCGCCAGTTTCGCCCGGAGTGGCTTGGAATGGTGTTGAATTTGATTATCAAGAAGAGGGATTGGGTTTAGAGGAAATTATAATCCCACCGGAACAAGCAGACGACGCTGAAGCAGAAATAGAATAGACTTAAGCCATCATGCGAGACAATACTGGACAAAACAGAAAATCAAGCCCTTTAGATTTTTTCCGTAAGGGCACCGCTCATGCCGACAAGGCCATGCAAGATGAGCGATATGCAATATGTGTTGAATGCCCAATGTTCATCTCCATATCAAAACAATGCGCAAAATGTGGGTGTTTCATGCATCTTAAAGTCAAACTTCTTGATGCATCTTGCCCAATAGATAAGTGGTAATTCGTAGATTACGAAAGTTCGTAAAAGCCCTTGCCCCAAAGACCCTGCAAACGAGTAAAATACTTTTCGTACATGAGCCCGACAGTGTCCAGTCCATAACGCCCCTTTGCGTAAGCGCTGATTAGTGACCTATCAAGAGTCTTGACTTTCTCGGTAGCATCCGCGAATTCCTGCATTGTGTGACATCTAAATCCTGTCAATCCATCAAGAACTGTCTCGGTGAAAGCACCCCAGTCGGTGGAAATAACTGGAGAACCACAGGCCATTGCTTCTATGGCAACGGTTCCAAAAGGCTCAACATAAATAGTTGGCGCAAAAGTGGCAATTGCTCCACCCATCAGCTTGGCTCGTTCCTCCGTTCCTACTACCCCGACGTATTCTCCGTACCTAGGTGGTGTGCCCTGCCCTGCAATAATCAGGCGCTTGCCAAGATATTCGCAGACCTCTGCAGCTATCATGTAACCCTTGCGTTCTGTGAGACGCCCAATGTAAAGATAGTAGTCGTCTGGTTCGTTTTGTAATGGGAAATCTTGAATATCGATATAACTCGGTATTACGGCGTGATAAAACTTGCCATCCAATGTATGTGGGTCGGTGACCTTGGAACCATAGCAAGCGTGCATCCACGCATATGATTCAAAAACTTTGTATTCAGAGAATGAACCACCGTAACCTATTCCGAATTCCACGCTTAGTTCATTGGGGAATGCGTCAGCAATTGGCTTAGAGGCATAGCCTGCGATAAGGCAAATAAAATCTTTGTGCTCTAGGCGCTCATGAATGCCTTTAATGACATTGTTATTGAACTCGACCCAATGGGGTAGGTTCCAATCAAACGATGCGGCGGAGTAGTGATTGTTGCCCACGGCTTTTAATCGCTGTTCCTCAGTAATGCACATTACCTGCTCGTCACAGGGGGCTTCGTTGAACTCGCCACCATACAAAAAGACCGTATGCCCAAGGTCTTTCATCATGATGCAGAACTTACGGACTTTCTCTGTATATGCGCAAGCCGTAAAATCTTCAGTGGTGTTTGTATGCGGGAGGCCCACAACATGGAATCTCATTGTTTCTCCTTTGATACCGCCAAAACAACACTATCTACACAGGAATGAATTTTTGATGTTGCATACATGTCGTAAGAAAGGCCAGTTTTGTCAAAATATTCTTTCAATTCAGATGAGCGCTGTTCCCAACTATCCATGTTGTAGTTCTCGTAAAGGATATCCTCTATGAGATAAATGCCATCATCTTCAAGGAAATCAAACATGTTTTCAAATGTGGAAATTGTCAAATCAAAAACATGCGAAGCGTCGTCCAGAATGATGTCAACCTTGTTGCCAATCGAGTTCTTTAAGTCCAAGAAAGTTTCCGGTCGCGACTGGTCAACAAAGAATGTCTGAATATTCCCACTCTTGAAAAGTAGGTGAGACTTTATGTCTGCTCCATAAATTTTTGCGTCAGGAAACATCTGCTCCCAAGCAAAGAGGTCAGTACTGCGAGTCTCTCCAAGAAAAAGACCAATCTCCAAAAAGGATTTCGGAGACATACCGGACAACAGGTGTGAATACACATCCTCGTACCCATGATGTGATGATTTATCTGAACCTACAACAGTAAATTCAAAAGCAAGTTTTTTGGAGAACTCTTCGTTGTATGAATATTGCGTGTGTAGTCTCATACGAAATGCTTCACAATCGAAGCAGTTGCTAAGATGACCCAGGCAACGTTGAATAGAATAATAGTCGGCAGTGTTTTCTTAGTAGATGACCAAATTAGCGCCGTACTCGAAATAATGGCGAAAATGTACAGCCACCACCACTGCTTGCCCAGAAGTAGGCCAGGAAAAATAATGAGAATCTTTGTTGCAAAACCCCACGCCTCGACGGCATTGGGACGATTCCAATATTCTTTCTTGGACATCATTTTGACAGCATCGACTATCTTTTGACTGAACTGAACAACTTTACTCATGTAACTTACTTTATACCGTTCCTTCTTTGATGTTCTTCTTTTATACGAACTATTTCCTGCTTGTGCTGCGGACCCTTAGTGAAGAACCAGTGGTCTGGCTCAGCAAAATGGAAAAAAATCATTTGCACTTCATTTTTTAACGGGCTAGGGAATTCACCCCTCCAGTGGTACTGGTCTTCGCCGTAATATACTGCAGCTTGATTTGGTTCAAGAAGTAGCTCTTTCCCTTCGATACAAATGGGCCACTGTGTCTCATAGGACATGCATAAGTCAATCGTATAGGTGCAAGCATTATCATCTATATGACGTGGAAGACTAGCCCGAAAGCCCCTATAGGCCACCCATAGGGCATAAGTTGGCTTCACGTCTTGACCAAAAATAGAACGCGCCGTTGCGACGACCTTATCAAAAGCGCCATTAAGAACATCGGCTCCAAAGCTCTTATCTAATGTATTTATACCGCTCCGCCCAAGCTCCAAGGTATACGGAAGAACATTATTTTCTCTAATTAGCGCGAGCGATTCTTTTAGTTCAGAAAAATATTCTGGGTCAAAAACTTTATCTAAAATGTAGGCTTCTGGTCTTTCTTGCAGCGTCCTACCAGATTCGTGGTCATAAAATTCATTCATTATCAAGCTGTGGCATTGGGGTGCTCTTTGTTGTGTTTTCTTGTTCTTCTGTTTTTTTAACAACGAACGTACTTACAATCCATTTATCATCGGATATAGGAACACAACCCTGATGTGGGTGCGTCCAATACGCGGGGAACAAAGCTATTGAGCCTGCTTTTGCTGGAATTTTTAGGTCATGCTCGCGGAAATAGGTTTCCCCGCCAGTTTCCACTGTATTTAGGTAGATGATAGCCCCAAGCATTCTGTCTGCAGCCACGCCAGGCCCTGGCCCGCCGTCTATGTGCTCTCGATAAAACCCACTGTTCTTGCGATAATGCTGCAGTCTAAACCCAGTATCCGACAGGCCCGGCCATTCCCATAGCCATCTAAAGGTTTCTCTGTAGTATTCAATAGAACTAAATAACGCGTCTACTACCTGACCTTCATAATTAAGAAATGGCATAGATGGGGCGCCAAGCCTAATTACTTCTCCGTCCGACCAACTCATATCCATGCTTGACTTGATATCGGGAAAAATTCCACTAATGACTGGACCTGGAGAGAATAGTTTGTCGTAGTGAGTTTTGCACTCACTAATTATGCTTTGACATAGTTCTTCTTCAATGATGGATTCGGCAACCATGATGGCCGACGACTTTCCACATGGCCAGAAAAATCTAGGCTTGCTATTCATCACCAACTCCAGTATTACAATTTTTCCAATAAGGTTTCATAAATGTCTAGAACATTCCTCAGCCTTCTCTGTGTTGAATCAACGAAAATTGGCATAGAAGCATCCGGTTGCCACGTAAACTTTTCATCAACTACTTCCAACGTATCGGGGTCCATGCCTGAAAGCAACGCTAGTAAGTATATCTCTGATTCCAATCGTCTACGCGCTGTCTGAAGGGCTAGTTGCTTTTGAGCGACTGTTATGCTGAATTCCATAATAAATTTCCTATCTATTACGTCTTAGAATTTTATCTAAGATTGAGGGGTCTTCGGCATCTAGCGATGCATCAATATCTCGTTCCAGTTTTTTGTACTTACTCTTCTGCCTCTGAGGCATGAAGACTCCACCAAAACCTCTTCGATGCAAGAGTTGATGAGCGCTCTCGTCTCCCCAGACAATAGTGTTGGACCTACTCCTTTGGAACGGAATAACATGCCACATTGGTTCTCCTATTTCTATTTCAAATGGCTCGTTAGTCAAAACATTTATTACGATATTCGCCGTGTGATAGTAATCGGTATTGACCACTGCAGGCAGAATTGTGTAGTTGGGGTTTGGATTCCATAGTGGCGGCAAGAATAGTGACGACCAACCTGGAGGTGTTTTAATCACCCATGGGTTAACGATTTTTACGTAGCCTGACTCTTTCCTTGCGCGAATTTCTGACACTGGGCATTTGCCAGTTTGATTATATGAAAAACTTTCAATACCAAAATTCCCCATGTGGCCAGCAAGGTCAAATCTTACATCCCAATTCTGCGAATCTAATGAAGGGCGAAATTCTAGCTTTGCCCAGAGAGGTATTGTAAATCCAGTTGATAAGTAATCTGACGTCCCAGAACACCGCTTTAGACTGGCATCATTGCCATTAAGTGCCTTCCACCATTCTGGCCAATTACCTAAGTTTTCGTATGGTCTACACGAGTCGTCCATTAAAAGTCTTGAATCTGGAGCCAACAATACTTCACCCTTTTTTAATTTAGGGATGTCGTTGAAAATTCTTGGACTAACTATTTCGAGTGTTCTTGAGCGCTTGCGCATGACCTATCAACCTTTGCTTGAGTAATGATTTTGAATAGTTGGATATGTCTTCACTAGTATTTTTTCTTGACGCATATGCATCAAGCTGTATGCTGGCAACTTGCTTATTCAGGACGCCCTGCCCTTGAGCTACGTGCCACAAGTGCGCCGCAGTAAAGAGCTCAAATCCAGTAAAAGGTACGTCGTGACTTTCTGGGCATCTTTCGTTCCAAATATTTAACAGATGTTGCAGAAGCTCTGGCTTTTCTGATTTACTCTGTGCTCTCCACATTTCTGAATCTGTTCTGTCGGACATATAGTGCAAAGAAATCATGCATAGAATATTTTCCATTATTGAATCGACTACACGATGATATTCTTTAATGCCATACATTCTCTCTTCTGAGAATGTCGGCAAATATGAACAAATCAATCTTGCCTGTTGGATAGTCGTAGAAATAGAAGTGGCCTCCAGGGGTTCGACAAAACCCGCTGCCAAGCCAACGGCGACACAATTATTCTTCCATGTTTCCTTAAAATATCCAGAATTAAAGTCGACAACTTTAGCTGGCTCCACTTGGAAACCGTGCGCTTCTGAAGCTTCCTCAATAGCTTGTTCTGGTGAGCAGAAATCAGATGCAAAAACATAACCGTTGCCACGACGAGATTGAGTTGGTATTTCCCACATCCAGCCATTCTTGAGTGCCCGTGCTCTCGTATATGGCCTTATTTGCCCAGATTCTTCTGACTCCGTGGGAAATGCAATGGCCTTGTCGCAAGGCAAGAACTTACGATAAGAAATAAAAGTCTTATCAGCTATCTTGCTTAGTATCTCTCTATGAAACCCAGTTGCGTCTATAAAAAAATCACCACAAATGTCTTTTTGTGCGCTTTTCAGAAAGACACTACCAATAAAACCATTTTTTTCAACAGAAACGTCTGCAACTTCGTCGTCTATAAATACAATTCCCTTACTTGCAGCTATATTTGTTAGATATTTATTTAATTTGAAAGTGTCGAAATGATACTGATTTGTTCCACGGTGTACGTCCGGCCCATTATCAACTACCATGTTGTCGACTAATCCCCGCCAAGAGAAAGTGTTAGTCAGTAGTAAATCATTTTCTAAAGCGTAAGCATAGCTTCCCCAAAAAGTATTGCTCTGCAAGCCCGTACCTCCTACGCTATGAAAATAATCAGGGGTATGATTGGTCCAATTTTCATAACGGATACCGTACTTATGTGTGATGTCTGCGTTTCTCACCATGTCATCAACATCTATGCCTACTATGTTTTGGAATAACTGCCAATGCTCGGTTGAGCCTTCGCCGACCCCAATGATGCCTCTCTTACTAGAGGACACAATAATTACTTCGTACGCCGGCATTACTGATTTAATTATCAATGCAGTCACTAGTCCTGCAGTACCTGAACCAACAACAATTATTTTCTTTTGGTTCATTTTTTAATTACCAATGTGTACCCAAGTGCAAAAGGTAAATGAAAAGTTAGCACATCTTCTCTTTGAGACATAATCTGGTGAGGCTGATAGTATGGATGGGCTTCCTGATTAACGTACAGGCTGCCGAGGTCATTGGTTGCCATTAGTAACAGCGCACCACCACTAGCCAGATGGTCCACTATGCCGTTTAGCATTTGGTCGTCATGGCAAAAGTTTTCCAAGTAGGTAACAATAAGGTTGTAGTCATTATCAAAGTTGCCATCTTGGATGTCCTGCATGCGAATGGTCTGCTCGTCAGAAACATTAATACCCCAATAGCGTTCAATGTAATCAAGAACTGGCAGGTTCATTACGTGCACTTCAGAAACGTCATTCTCTGCAAAAAGAGGATAATTAGCGTCAAGGCCCTTGTAGACAAATGGCGCAAGTAATATTTTTGAAGGCTTCAGCAAGGCTACGAGCATTTCGACCATCAAAAAGTGCATAGCGGCCACGTCATGTGAAACGCTATCTGACGGCGATAAGTATTCTAAATAATTTAAAGTAGTTAAAAATCCAATTGCCTGACGGCTTCTGTCGACTCCAGATTCCAACTCTTCCGATAGGGCACTTTGACAAAAGGCAGATATTTCCTGAACGCTATAGTCGGCCCCAGGAGCGTTGCTCAATAACTTACTTAGTAAACTAATATCGTATAAATTTGGATTCTGCTTAAACATTTTGCATTCTCCATTTCAAAAGCGTGTAATAATACCAGAATCTGCGAACATTTATTTGTGCTCGACGCAATGATGCGTAACGCTCGCCTTCTGATGCAGAGCTTTTGTCGTATTCTGACGAACCATACACTGCCGTACATTGCTCTAAAACTTGACCCAACGTGTAGGTGTCTATTAATTCACAATCCAAGCCAATTGTTTCCAATGTGGCGAATAGGTTGTTTTGATTGTATAAAAAATCTTGTTCAAGATTATAAGTCATACTTTTTCTTTTCTTCTAAATCAGAAAGAATTGGCAAATCAATCCATGTGGGGCACTTGCTGTCTGTTTGCCCAATCATTTTGTATCTTCCATCTAGCGCATCAAAAACTAAGCCTTCGTTGTTTTCGATGTTTGCGTAGACTTCTTCTGGATTCATCTAAACCACGTCACCAAAGAGTATTTGATTGTTTCATCATCTTTTCCAACAGGCTGAGCTATATGTATGTACGGAAAATTGGAAGGAAATATTACTAGACTTCCAGCCTTGGGTGTAATTGTCACATCAAAACGCGGGAATACTAGCTCGCCTCCACTATATCCATCGTTCAAAAAAGCCACCAGACTAATACTTCTTGAGTTGCTACGAAAGTGGTCGTGATGAGCTTTGTATCCCGCCCCACCGCCGTATTTAAGAACCCTGTAACCTTCGTCGGTTTCAAGGTCTAATTCAAATTGACTACGGTAGTCCCAGACAGTTGGGTCTATATCCTTCCAGAGGTTTAGCCATGATTTTGCAAGAGGAATCACTCTCTCTACGGCTATGTCTTCAACACCTAGAGGACTTAGTTCGCAGCTCATAGATGTTCTTATGGGCGCGACGAAGCCGTCGCCTACGGTTGACCTTTCCCAATGCAAATATCCCCAGGCTTGGCTACATTCTTGCTCGAGCATGGGAATGAACTTTTCGGCATCAAAAACATCACTGTACTCGATGATGCCAATAGCTCGTTCTGTTTTTTTCACGCAGCAACTCTCTCGCGCATTTCTTCTGCATGACTAATTTGTCCTTTGAGCAGAACAATTTCCGAGGCATAACCCAAGTATCTTTCATCGAGGTCGGTTTCAGGATTTAAAGTATCTAGATTTACTTCTTCTGGGTCAAGTCCTACGGCAATTAAAAGACCGTAAAGTTGCGTAGTTAGGGACATGATTCGCATCTCTATTGCTTGCAATTTCATTTCTTTAGTTAATGAATCAAATAAAGCCATTTCCACTCCTTATTGTAGTTTTGTCCATGTTATCATTTTTTTGCATTGCTTATCAAGCTATGTTATATGTCTATTACTTTAGAATAATTCGAATGTCCAATTTGACTTGCGGCGTTGCCAGTGTTTCTAGCTACAACAACTATTCCACCAGTTGAACCCGTAGCCCCAGGAGCTCCTGGGTTAGCTGTTCCAGCTGTGCCAGCTGAACCTCCAGTTCCGCCCGTGTAGTTTGCATTGGTGGCAGTACTGGTGGGGGCGGCAGCTTTATTGCTCGTCACCGCACCTGTTGAAGAGTTGACCGTTGCTGCAGTGTGCGGGTGCGTTCCCGAGTTATGTCCTGCTGCGTGGGGATTTCCTGGGACATGGGGGTTATGCCCTGCCGGATGCGGATTTCCTGGGACATGGGGGTTATGCCCTGCTGGGTGCGGGTTCCCTGCAACGTGAGGATTATGGCCCGCCGGGTGCGGGTTCCCTGCAACGTGAGGATTATGGCCCGCCGGGTGGTGGTGGCTGCCGTGCCCACTATTGTGATTGCCAGGATTATGGACCGCAGGCGAGTGACCACTGCCAGGGTTGTGATTTCCGCCTTTGTTTACTGTCCCATTGTGATTCGCAAGTCCGCCAGTGCCAGTATTTCCGTGTGCAAAGTGCAGCGCGGGGACATGGTTGCCGTTGTATGTTGCGTTGTGGTTTGACCAATAAGTATGCGTATTGGGGTTGTGCGCACTGGTGTGCGTGCCTGACCCATGATAGTTTCCTGCAACGTGCGGATTATGTCCTGCTGGGTGGGGATTCCCTGCAACATGTGGATTATGCCCAGCCGGGTGCGGGTTTCCTGGCGAATGAGGATTATGCCCTGCTGGGTGCGGGTTCCCTGCGACGTGGGGATTATGGCCTGCCGGGTGTGGGTTTCCTGCACCAGGGTTTGGCCCTGTTGACCCTGCGGGGTGGTGGTAAGAACCTGAAGTATGGTAGCCAGTTATGCCGGGCGCCGAGTTGCCCAAGTTGCCAGAGGCACCTGGCGTAGGCGAACTCCCAGCAGACCCGGCGCGTCCTTGACTTACTATAGTCCCAGAACCAGCAATTGTTTTAGCGAATATAATAACTAATCCGCCGCCAAGACCACCCGCGCCGCCAGCACCAGGAACTGCGGGGTTTCCAGGATTGCCTGCGTTTCCCGCGCCACCGGCTTGCCCCGTCGAGGCTCCAGGGAAGGTTCCGGCGTTGCCAGCTCCACCTGCTCCTGGGTTTGCAAGAGTTGTTCCAGCAGCGCCGGCAGTACCTAGTGAACCTCCGCCAATTTTGGTAATTGTTCCAGCGGCAGTAATAAACCAGCCAGATACTGCATCATCTAGGTCATAAATATCTGTAACTGACAATGGGTCTGTACTTGTGCCCCACGCTTTTGCTGGGTTAAGGGCGTTCTGTCTTCCGGCAATCGTGCCGCTGCCGTCTGCCACAGAGTGTTCAGTTGCGGTGGGCATCCCGACTGTTCCGTTGTTTGTGAAAGTTCCTTTCACAAATACACGAAAGCCATTTGTAAACAACGTTGCGCCAGAGTTGACCGTCAGGTTGTTGTAGTACATGTCCTTGGTTAAGGTCGTAGTTCCACTAGCTATGGTGACGTCGCTGTCTGTGCCTTCCCCAAAGATGGCGTCTCCGCCTTCTCTTTGAACAATAGGTCTGTTTGTTCTTTTAATCGCCATTTTATACTACCTGCGAATAGATATATGTACCCGCATTGCAGCTAGTTCCACCAGTAACGTCTGTTGATACGTTGGCAGGCAAAGCTCCAGCGGATGAAACAACAATAATTACTCCACCGCCTCCTCCGCCTGTGCCAGAAGTGCCAGGCGCTTTAATAGATGCAGTTGCCGTGCCACTAGAAAGACCGATATATCGCGCTGCTAAAATTATTACTCCGCCGCCCGCTCCCGTTGCGCCCCCAGCTCCTCCACGTAGAGGTGACGGAGTAGTTGACGTTGCCGTAATCGAATAGCCCTTGATTGCTTGAAAAGGTTGCTTATAGTAGTCGGTCCCACCCGTAGGTGCGGTTGGTGCAGCTGCTCCAGCCGTTGCACTCGAGCCGCCGAGACTATGCACTAATGCCGCGCTGGCTGCTGCACCTCCTTGCTTAATGGAACCATCGGTTGAAAATCCTGCGGTGTGGCCAATGATTGAACCATCACCAAGCGTTAAAACATTTTGAACAAAAATTCTATACCCTGCTGGATTTAATCTAACGTTGTCTGCAATTATCAAATTAAATGCAAATATGTCCTGCGTCATGGTGAACACAATTGGCGGACCAGCGGAGTACGTGAGTCCTAACGAAGTTGCAGCTACTGAATACGTTCCCGCAGCGCCAGTTGTTGTGTTTAGCGTTGCCGTTCCGTGCGCAGCAGAACCGTAAACTGGGTCTGGTGCGTCAAGAAAGCCGGTCAAATTGGAGTTCGCTTTTGACGTTGTTGATGGTCCAGAAGCAATGCTCAGACCACCTCCATTCGTAAAAATGAACTTTCCCATTTTAGTATTCCTCGTATCCATTCAAAATATAGTTGACGGTTACTGCGCTTGCTAGTCCTCGTATTTTATCTGAATATGTATCTCCGGCAGTATTATTATTATTTGTTAATACCATTGAAGTTGACAATGTCACTGTTTCGTTAGCTGCAAGTGTTAGCGAGTTAATAAAAATGTGCGAACTTGCTACAGTTACTCCGTATGGCTTTAGATATAGCGTTACTGTTTGTGCGGAAGCAGACGTGTTGCACAAAATAATTTCTTTAATTACAACCGTCGTTACGTATCCAGCATTATATGGCACGGTGTATATATCTGCTGCAGACGTAGCAAATGCTGCTGGTCCGACAAGTCTTTTCTGTGTCAAGGGCATTACATAACCTCCATTATAAATTTCATCATATTGTCTCTCACATTGTTTACAGTTGCTACACTCACGGAACTCACCGACAATGTTGTGCCGTCAAATGTAAGGTTTGCACTGCCGGCCGCAGCGTTAGAACCGTCTTTGTAAACAACTTGGTTGGCAGAACCAGCAACTGGACCGGTTGCACCAGTTGCGCCTGTCGTTCCCGTTACTCCAGTAGGACCCGTCGCTCCAGTGGTGCCCGTTACGCCAGTAGGACCAGTTGGCCCTGTTGCGCCCGTAGTTCCAGTCGCCCCAGTAACACCAGTCGGTCCGGTTGCACCTGTAGGTCCAGTCGCTCCAGTGGTTCCAGTGACACCTGTAGGTCCTGTTGCACCTGTAGTGCCCGTGACGCCAGTAGGACCAGTCGCTCCCGTTGTTCCAGTGACACCTGTGGGTCCTGTCGCTCCAGTAGTTCCTGTGACGCCCGTGGGTCCGGTTGCTCCTGTGGTGCCTGTTACGCCAGTGGGTCCAGTCGCACCAGTGGTACCCGTTGTTCCAGTTACACCCGTAGGCCCTGTTGCCCCCGTTACACCTGTAGCGCCTGTAGGTCCAACATCGCCTTGGTCGCCAGTTCTGGCAAAAGTAATAAGCACAGAATCGGCATCAGTAAAACTCGTAACGGAACCACTCATGTAGGAAACAGGAATATGGAAGTGGTTGTTGTGATGTGTGTGAGAGCCAATTATCGCAAAGAAAGCATAATCTTCTGGAGTTCCTGCATCGTAGATTTTAAAGTTACCTTTAATTTCGGATGTTGAATCGTCAATTGTATTTAGGAATCCTTCTGTTGATACATTATCGGCATCAAAAAAAGATATATAGAATTCTGTTGCGCTGCTTATTGTGGTGTTGTTGAAACCGAGTATTCCGCTAGGGAATGTGTTATGTACTTCCGTGGGGAATGAAACCTCGTACACATAATCAAATGTGACACCACCGAAAGAGCCAGTTTCTCCCTGTGGCCCAGTTGGTCCTGTTGCGCCCGTAGCACCCGTTAAGCCAGTAGGTCCTTCTGCTCCTGTCGCTCCAGTTAATCCCGTAGGCCCAGTGGGTCCGATGTCGCCTGTTGCCCCAGTTAGACCAGTAGGACCTGTTACTCCAGTTGCGCCTGTTACTCCAGTTGCGCCAGTAGCACCAGTTTCACCTTGAATACCATTTGCACCAGTTGGCCCAGTTGCACCCGTTAAGCCAGTAGGTCCTTCTGCTCCTGTCGCTCCAGTTAATCCCGTAGGCCCAGTGGGTCCGGTGTTTCCTGTAGCGCCAGTTAGACCAGTAGGACCTGTTACTCCAGTTGCGCCTGTGGGTCCAGTTGCGCCAGTAGCACCAGTTTCACCTTGAATACCATTTGCACCTGTGGCACCAGTTGGCCCAGTTGCACCCGTAGCACCAAACAATCCTTGGTCACCTTGAGGACCAGTTGCTCCTTCTGGACCAGTTGCGCCTTCTGGGCCAGTTGCTCCCGTATTACCAGTCGGTCCTGTTGGTCCAGTTGGCCCTGTAGCACCTTCTAGGCCTGTACTGCCAGTTGGTCCGACATCTCCAGTTGGACCTATGTCGCCCTGTGGACCAGTAGCGCCCGTTGCTCCTTCAGAACCTGTGGCACCTGTGGCACCTGTGGCACCTCCTAGACCAGTAGCACCCGTAGCACCCGTGGGGCCAATATCTCCTTGTATTCCTGTAGCACCAGTTAGTCCTTGCTCGCCTTGTGCACCTGATGCTCCTGTAGCGCCTGTTGTTCCTCCGGGCCCAGTTGCACCCGTTGGGCCTACTTCGCCAGTTGCTCCAGTGGCTCCTTCAAGACCAGTAGGACCAGTAGCACCAGTGGGGCCAGTTAAACCTGTTGGACCTTCTAGTCCAGTTACGCCAGTTGCACCCGTATCGCCTTTGGAAACAGTAAGAGTCCAATAGTCGGTATCAGTTGGCAGAGTGTCCGTATTTGAAACAATGGCTACATAGAAAGAACCTAAATATGCGACAGAATGGTTTACCGCATAAGTATCTGTGTCGTTCCATGTTCCGCGGAATATAAAACTTGGTGGACCAGTTACTCCCGTAGGCCCTGTTGTGCCTGTCGCGCCCGTCGCCCCAACGCCCGTCGCTCCAGTTACTCCAGTTGGTCCAGTCGCACCAGTGATACCTGTTGCACCTGTATCGCCCGTTACACCCGTAGGCCCAGTGATGCCCGTGGGTCCAGTTGCGCCAGTAGTCCCTGTTACGCCCGTGGGTCCTGTATCACCCGTGATACCCGTGGGACCTGTAGCACCAGTATCGCCCGTGGTTCCCGTTACTCCTGTGGGACCCGTTGCGCCAGTTGCGCCCGCAGTACCTGTAGTTCCAGTAATGCCCGTAGGCCCTGTAGCGCCAGTGTTACCAGTAGCACCAGTTGTGCCCGTTGCACCTACGTCACCAGTAGTTCCGGTAGGACCCGTAGCACCAGCAATACCAGTTGCGCCAGTTATGCCAGTTGGTCCAGTTGCACCTGTATCACCTGCTGGGCCAGTAGTGCCGGTTGCTCCAACTCCCGTTGGGCCAGTGGGTCCGGTGTTTCCTGTAGCGCCAGTTGTCCCTGTTGGTCCAGTGGCTCCAGTGCTTCCAGTACTTCCCGTTACTCCAGTAGGTCCTGTCGCTCCAGTTACACCCGTAGGACCCGTAGGGCCTGCATCGCCCGTATATGGAACGAACTTGGCACCGTCAAAACGGAGAATTTGGCCAGATTGAGCGCCAGAAGTATCTACTTCAATGCCATCAATGAATAAAACCGGAACCTTGAAGGTATCGTCAGTTTTGAGAACATTCGCTTCATCACGATATAGATTTACATCGCCAGCACTTGAACCGTCACCCCAGACGAGTCGGCCGCCACCTTGAATTTGAAGTCTTGCATAAGAGTCTGCGTCTACATAAATCGTCAACCCATCAGAGCCAGCAGAAGATAGCTGTTTAATCGTGATTGGGGTTACAAATTTTTGAGCCATGACCTCAGTCGTCTCTTATGTCGAGCCCCTCAGGGCCGATTAATTAAGCTTTCTTGCCGAAAGCCATATCTTTTGGATTGAAGTAACGAAGAATAACAGGCAACGCTGCTGCCCAGAGAGCATTGGCTGCCATCTTGACATCTCCTGTTGATACGTAAACAGCCACTGCTGCTCCAAGCACGCTTCGTGCGTAAGATGCTGCCATAGCTTTGTGTTCTGCTGTGATTTTCATAGTTTTCCTCTGTTTTCTGGAGTAGTTCTTATGGTTGCTTAGCCTGTTACGACAATACGGAACTCGTCCAGGGTGATAGAGGTTCCGTTAATTGTTACCACGACTGCATCATCGGTGGAACGAACGACATCACAGTTGACTGTTTCACCAGTAGACACTTGAAAAACCTGAACAATAACATTCTTTGTATTGAACTTGTGTTCGACGGTCGTAACCGAAGCTGGGTTGCCTTCTACTGTTGCAGCACAAGGTTGGGCGGCAATTCGAGCAAGCGCTGAAGTGGTTGTGGATGCGGCACCAGCGGATGTCTTGATGCCAAGGTTCGCTCGGGCATCTGCTACGGTCGTTGCGTTAGTACCACCATTGGCAATAGGAAGCGTTCCAGTAACGCCAGTTGTTAATGGGAGTCCAGTTGCGTTAGTGAGAACTCCCGATACAGGCGTTCCCAATGCTGGAGCAGTGAGCGTTTTGTTGGTAAGGGTCTCAGTACCATCTAAGGTAGAGAGGGTTCCCGTTGTGGGTAGAGTTACGCCCGTAGTGCCGGTCGTGGTGAGCGTAGTAGCGTGTGCTCCAGAGGTGGTGAGGTTTCCACCCAAAGTGATGGTTTTGCCGGTGTTGGCTACTCCAGTACCACCGTACTGACCAGCAATGACATTGCCTTGCCACGTTCCTGTACCAATTATGCCAAGTGTCGTGATTGAAGACTGACCAACATAGTTGGCTGAAATGTCAATCGCATCTTCGGTAATTGCTGTTCTGTTAGAGGTGACGTTGACATTGATTGTGTTTCCGCTCTGGGAAAGACCATTACCTGCTGTAAACGAGCCTGCGCCGGAGAACTGCGTGAAAGCAATAGCAGTAGAGCCGACAGTGATGGTTCCGTTAGTCGAGATAACAAATCCCTTGTCGGAGTTGTCAGTACCTTCTTCAACGAAAGTGAATGTTCCTGGCTTGAGCTCGCCGGTATCGGCCGTACCATTTGCGTCAGACGAGCGAGAAGCAGCACCAGAAGCGACGGCAACATAAATTCCGTTCTCTGATGCAGAGGTTTGGCCCATAAGAAGGACTCGGTCGCCCTCGGCAAGCGTCACTCCATCAATTGTGTCGCCGGCTTCAAGACCGTTGGCGATTGCTACTGGAGTAGCAGAGGCAACTCTGACCGATTGCTTTACGTCCAAGCCCTGACGGGCGGCATCAACATACCCCTTGGTGGCAATATGTGCTGCATCTGTAGGGGTGGCGATTTTAGCCTGACCGCTTGCATCACGCATAACCAACTTGGATGCAGTTGCATCTGCGGTAGCGTCGGCAAGTTTGGTGAAATCCGTTGCAGAGAAAAGACCAGCACTTGCAGAAGTTGCAAGATTTGGGGTAATTGAAATTTGCCCACCGGAATCACTTATCGTTAGGGCTGTGGCGTGAGTGCCCGCGGCTATTACGCCAGCAGCCGCACCAATGCCAGCAACGACTTTTCGCCACGCAGCGGCAGTTGAATCATAGATTTTAATGACGCCATCGACACTATTGAAGTACATCCGGCCATCAAAAAGCTCGGTTGAGGGGTCGGTAGTAAGGACCTCAAAACTGGCGTTAACTACCGCATTTTTATTGAGGTCAATATTTGTAAGAAACTTCTGAGCCATAGTGAGTCCTTATGTAAGGTATGCGTACCCTGAAAATCCAGCACTAAATAGCACTGAAACCTGAGTGTCTGATAAATATTGTACCTCACCGTAGACCACGGTCCCAGCAGAATCGACAACGGTTACTGAAGGCCTGCCGCCAAGAGTATGCGCAATGGTCCATGTTGACGAGGCCTGCTCCTGGATATGGACGTATCGCCTAGTGTTCGAGGAAGCAGGAGCGGATAATCTAACAACAACCTGATTTGGGGCATCCTGATTGACGATTACTTGATTGGCAGAATCCTCATTAATAATGACATTATTAGGGGCGGATTGGTTGACAACCACCTGATTGGGAGCATCCTGATTGACGATTACATTATTCGGGACATTACTCATCGCGTCACTTCTGGACTCAAATTAAACTCCCCCTGAAGAACTCTAGTAACAGTCCCTGTCGAGCTAACTATCTCCAGGTCATAGACGCCGCTGGTAGAGACCGAAGCCGTAACCGAAGCACTGACGTTAATATATATTTGATTTGTGGCGGCCCCTGAAGGGTTGATTGTCAGTGCCCCGTTTGCCGTAGTGAGGTGCAGTAAGACGCTTGCCGAGTCTATGGTTCTACGTACCTGCATTCTGGCCGTAAATCCGGACAAATTATAAGGCTCAAATGTGTTCCCGGTCGGGTCAGTTGTGAGGTCGGGCTGCTCAATTTCTATTAATCGAGTAAAGGTTGAGCCCTGTTGACACGTTAAGTTATAATTTCCTGCCAACATCGCGCCTAGAGCCTCCCAAAAAGCAGTTTCACTATTGATTGTAGATTAAATATCACTCAAATATGGCCAAGTATTTGAACCGCTTGATGATATCTCTGTTTGAAAACATGATTAAATTCTCAATATTTCTTGACGGGGTCGTGTGACCGTTTTTTATTAGTCTGAGTCAAGACCTATATGAAACGCCGAACCCAAAAACCAACGATTGCATTCCTCACCCATGATTGGTGTTGGGGCACAGACCCTCTACAGCCGAATGGGTGCGCATGGTACAGGTGTAAGCTCCCTTCTGATGAACTGAACAAAAGAGGGTGGTTTAGTGCTGTTGGATTCCCGGGATATAACGAACAACGCGGATTTGGGATGCTCACAGAAGACGGTCGGTCTGTCCACGGATGGGACATTATTGTCCTGAAGCTTTTAATGCAGAAAGAAGTACTCGAATCAGTATTTAAGGCTCAAGCAATGGGGCAAAAAATCGTCGTAGATGTTGACGATTGGCACGACGGGCTGTCGGAATCGAATAGGGCTTATGCGGCAACTGACCCAAAAACTAACCCAGATTCAAATAGAGAGATATACGCACAGATAATTATGGCTGCCGACGCCATAATCACGTCAACACCGTTCCTGTTTGAATATTACAGCAAAAAACGCAACAATGTTTTCATGGTGCGCAACGGCATCGACCTTCATCGATGGACGCGAAAGCAAATAACAGTTAACAAACGTCCTCGTATCGGATGGGTCGGAGCAACTCATTGGCGCTCCAACGACCTTGAGCAGCTCAATAAGTTTATGGGCAAATACATTCAAAGCAGAAAACTTTTTTTTCAACATTCTGGACACAACCCAAGTGCGCCGCTGGCACATGAGCTTTTAGGAATTGATGAAAAGTATTCTAAAATTACATCCATGGCCCCAATTTACCAATACCCCAATTTATTTAAACAAATTGATATTGGAATTGTTCCTTTGAATAATATTGAATTCAATCACGCAAAATCCTTCATCAAGGGTCTTGAGTATGTGGCGGCCGGCATTCCCTTTGTTTCTTCATATTCTCCCGAATATCAATATTTAGCAGACAAGGGAGTAGGTCGAATTGCAAACACAAAAGACGAATGGATGCACCATTTAGACCAACTAATTGACGTCACCGCGAGACGAAACGAAGCTGACAAAAATTACGAGATTGCAAAAGATTTTTCCATGGATGCTCGTGGTGATGACTGGGACGCAACGATGAAGTTCATCAAGGACAATATTTAGCCGTGAATGATATTCGGTGGACTTTTGGGATAGTTACGGGATTTGAAGACCGTCAAAGACTTGATGAAATAATTAATTCAATAAGGAATTTGTCCATTCCCGAATATGAAATTCTCTTGATTGGCGGGGGTGGCAATGAATTTTCTAATTCCGCCGAAGACTTGAGGGTAATCGATTTTGACGAATCACAAAAATCTAAATGGATAACAAGAAAAAAGAACATTCTTGCCGCTGAAGCAAAATACGAAAATATTGTATTAATGCATGACTATCACGTTTTTGATAAAGACTGGTATGTGAATTTTAAATCTTTTGGTACAGACTGGGAAATATGTTCATGCCCTCAGTATTTGATTACCGGAGCCAGAAACCCGATGGATTGGTCTCTTTGGGATAAGCCAGACCACGGCAGGGCATGGTCACTCGACTACGACGACTGGTCGCAAACCCAATACATGTATATCTCTGGCGGATTCTTTATAGTTAAAAAACACGTTCTACAAGAAGAGCCTCTTGATGAGTCTCGGGGTTGGAATGAAGAAGAAGATGTCGAATGGTCTATGAGGGTGCGTAACAAGTACGTCATGAAATGTAATGGTGGAAGCGTTGTTAGACACAATAAATGGCATAGACATGCCGGCCCGGAATCCCAATGAAAAGTCAAAAACTGATTATATTTGACCTAGATGGAGTGCTTATAGATTCACGCGATGTTCATTACGAATCGCTAAATAAAGCCCTATCTCTGGTTGGAGAAGAGTTCGTTATCTCTCGCAGTGAACATTTATCTACCTTTGATGGACTTGGAACTACAAAGAAACTAGAAATGCTCACCTCTATGAAAGGGCTTCCAAAAGATTCCCATTCAGAAGTGTGGGAAAACAAGCAAAAGTCAACTATTGAAATATTGAGCTTATTGCCAAAAAACGCAAACGCAATAGACATAATGCAAACCCTAAAAGCGGATGGCTGGAAAATAGCCGTTGCGAGCAATGCTATTCGTGAAACAGTAATTACTGCTCTCAACGCCATAGGCGTCCTGCACATGGTTAGCCACATCATGAGTAACGAAGATGTAAAACATCATAAGCCTCACCCAGAAATGTACTGGCAGTGCATGATTAACTGCAGTGCAACTCCTTCTTCAACGATAATTGTTGAAGACTCGCACATAGGTAGAGAGGGAGCTAACGCTTCTGGGGCTCACCTCTATGCAATAAAAGACTCATACAGCCTAGATAAAGAAAGATTATTACGAATGGCATCAGAAATTAATGCAAGCCAAAGAACAAATGTTGCGTGGAAGAACGAAAAGATGAACGTTCTTATTCCTATGGCTGGAGCTGGTTCACGTTTCTCCCAGGCTGGATACACATTTCCCAAGCCTCTCATCGAGGTTCACGGCAAGCCAATGATTCAGATGGTGGTCGATAATCTTAATATTGATGCCCATTTCATATTTCTTGTACAGAAAGAGCATTACGAAAAATACAACCTCAAGCAAGTATTGAGCATTATTAAACCTGGATGCGAAATAGTAATTGTTGACGGAATGACAGAAGGGGCAGCATGCACGACCCTTCTCGCTTCTGACCTTATAGACAATGACGCCCCTCTTCTTATGGCAAACTCTGACCAGTTAATCGAGTGGAACAGCAATGAGTGCCTATACGCGTTTGATGCAGATGAAATTGACGGCGGAATACTTACGTTTAAAGCAACTCACCCAAAGTGGTCTTATGCAAAAATAGGGGAAGACGGGTTTGTTGATGAAGTTGCTGAAAAAAATCCAATATCAGACAATGCCACGGTAGGGGTTTACTACTGGAAGCATGGCTCTGACTATGTTAAATACGCAAATCAAATGATTGAAAAAAACATAAGAACCAACAATGAGTTCTATGTTTGCCCCGTATTTAATGAAGCAATTCAAGACGGAAAGAAAATACGAATTAAAGAAGTTTCCGAGATGTGGGGAATCGGAACACCGGAAGACCTCAACTATTACTTGGAGAACCATAAGTGAAAAAGACAAAAACGGACTACCTGTCCATGCAAAATAAGTATTATGACGAATATGCGAGTCAGTGGTCGTTGTCTTTCAGAGACCCTGTCGTTGGTTCGTACGATGCCCACAACAACTGGGCAGACTATGACACTGTTTTGTTTAAGGACTTTGATACAAATGGTCTAATTGCCCTCGAGTACGGGTGTGGCCCGGGAAGAAACCTTGTGAAGTTTTCTAACCGTTTTGCAAGAATCGACGGAATAGACATCTCCGATATCAATATTGATAAAGCAAAGATAAACCTAGAACACAACAATATTTTTAACTCAAACCTTTACGTCACAAGTGGTGACAACTTATCGATGATAGAAGAAAACACCTATGACGTTGTTTTCGCTGTTATTTGCTTTCAACATATTTGTTCTCACGAGATTAGATTTAATATTCTTAAAGATATTTATCGAGTCCTAAAACCGGGAGGAAAGCTTTGCTTCCAAATGGGACACGGGGGCAAAGACGGAATTCCTACTGCTGGATATTTCGATGACATATTTGATGCGGCAAGCACTAACGGGCATGCAGATGTAAGCATTACAGAAGAAGCAGATATACAAAAGGACCTCGTTGACGAGATTGGGTATACCAACTACAAGTCAGATATCAGAGATACCGGTCCTGGAGACAATCACAGAAACTGGATATGGATTCAGGTTGAAAAATGATTTACATATCACATCGCGGAAACCTTAACGGGCCTAATCCTGAATTTGAAAATCAGCCAGACTACATTGAGCAAGCAATAGCGCAAGGCTTTGATGTTGAGGTTGATTTATGGATTAATGAATCTGGAATATTTCTTGGCCATGACTGGCCCCAGCACCAAGTCCCAGCCGAGTGGCTGGTTGACAGAACAACCCAAATATGGGTTCATTGCAAAAACACTGACGCATTAAGTTTTGCTATGAGAAATGGTTTGAATTGTTTTTTTCATAACGTAGACGATTACACACTAACAAGCACGGGATATGTGTGGTCCTATCCAGGAAAAAAATACACCTCTGCAAAATGTATAAAGGTGATGCCTGAAGCGAACTGGTCAGAACTAACTCCAGGATGGGAGATTCAATATGCTGGAGTTTGTTCAGATTTTGTATCGAAGTTAAAAAATCCGGAACCAGCACCTCACATTTCCTCGGTATTAAAATCAATAGATTACAGCAAGCATTTTGTCATCGGAACCCCTCTAGTCCCATGGAAGTGCGAGGCTAGAGAACACTTGGACTGGCTTTCAAACAGGGCTCAAATCATCGAAAAGTTTCCAAACGTTAAATGGTTTGCCGCACTTGAGACAGATGTGCGCGGCGTTGAACCATTCCACGAAGTCGTTGCTGCACTTCGCGAAGTCAATGGCGACTACTGGACCTACTCGATAAACGACATGCAGGCAGAAGTCACGTCCGGCAATAGATGGATTCGCATAGAAACTGGTCGTAACCTAATCCGAGAATTTGCTCAAAGACATAGGGTCACCTCTGGTCACCACTGGGGAGAAGACTGCGCCGAAAGGAACATTGGGGTAGTTAATTATCAAGCAATCCTATATGTCGACTCAGACATACAGCTAACAGTAGAGATTGTTGAAAAAATGCTTGAAGTAGACAGACCTCTTGTTGGGGCAAATGTTGGGGCTTATTGTTTGTCTGGAAAAGTAATAAGCGAAAGCCCCCCAATTGAAGAGCACTGGACTACGGCCGGGTGTCTTCTTGTTAATTCTCCAGCTTTCTATGACCTTCCGTGGTTTCATAACTCGTATCTCAATTTAAGTGACGACCCTTCGTTTCAATCAATGGCGGAACGCCTGATGATGAGAGTTGGAGTTGAGAATCTAGACACGCCATACGGGATGACGTGGGTCAGAAAAGACATAGATGTTCAGCATAAAGGCAGACTGAGCCCTATTGAACAAAGAAACATTCCCAAGAGGGATATTTAATTGCACACATTATAAATAGCATGCTGTAAAATTGTTTCTGTCGGGAGAGGACAGGGATTGAGAATTGGCAACAGATATATAAGACCACGACCCAGCACATGGGCGATAATACCTATTTTGATTTTTTCGGTTGTTTCTTTTTTTTCGAGCCCATTAAAGGCCAGCACTCTAACAACCGATGGCGCCAATGACTATTATTATGAGCTGCAAGCCGGAACTACATTTACCGTAAGAACCTACGCTCAGCAATACGGTATTGACAGCCAGCTATGGCTGTATGACAGTAATAATACGGAATTGGCTTCAAACGACGACTTTTACGGTCTTGATTCATACATCTCTTATAACGTACAAGCAACTGGGACCTATCGCATCCGTACGGGCGTTTGCTGCGGGGACCCTACGAGGTGGTATGGAACATCTTACGTAGTCGAATCAGACTTAACGCCGACCAACACCCCATCCACAACCAGTACCAGCACAACCACCACTAGCACTACCACTACGACTATCGCTCCGTATTTAAATAGTCCAGAAAACCTAATAGTCACATCCAGTAATGAAAATAAAGTTTATTTGTCGTGGAACGCTCCGGAACAGTCAAATATCCAAGTGGAGAGATATGCCATTTTTTTCTCCAATGACAATTGGGTTTCTGGCTGGGCAATCTCATCTACGGACACATCTGCAGTTGTTGAAAATCTAGAACCAGGAACCACCTATCAATTTAAGGTTCGTGCCGACAATGATTCTGTCTCGGTTTATTCAGGTTGGAGTAATGAGGTTTCTGAAACAACCGCCGTAACTACCACGACCAGTACTACAACTACTACCGAGCCAGAGCCAGAACCCACAACTACTACCGAGCCAGAGCCAGAACCCACAACTACTACTGAACCAGAACCAGAAATAGTTACAACCACTACAGAGCCAGAACCAGAACCAGAACCCGAAACCACAACAACCACGGAAGTGGAGGTTCCAGTTGGAACAACAACACCAGAAGAAACAGTTGAAGAAACGATACCTAAACCAACAGAACCACCCGAAACAACGCCAACGACGAGCGAACCGCCGATAGAAGTTCCAGAAGATGTTCAGGATGCCGCCGACACTGCCGTCGAGGACATTTTTGATACGCCCATATCTAATAACGAACTCGCAGAAGCTGTTGACGACTTGGTCGCCGATGC